TCTTAGGTTTTCCGTTTACATCAACATTGGATTTACCCCAAACCATAGCCATATCACGAGCTTCAATGAAGTTGTCAATAGCTTGCTGTTCAGCTTTCTTAAGTGTAAACACAGGGTCGTCTTTACCGCCATCCTTACCAGAACCAATCTGGATGAATACATCCTCGAGCGGTTTGTACATAGCAGACATATCTACATCAACACGATGTGTTGCGATAAATGTTCTGTGCTTTTCAGTATTGCTCTGATAACGAGTATAACCTTCCTCGTGCATTTCTGGCATATAGTTAGTGATGAAACGAGTCATTGCACCAGTAAGTTCACCAGGAACAATAGCGGAAGTATAATCAGAGTCATTGATCTTACCGATTACAAGGAACTCATTGTCACGAAGGCGTTGAGGACGATTCATAACAATGATAAGGTCACGGGTTTTCTCAATGATAAAAGTATCAAATTTCTGATAATAATTCTCAGGGAAATAGAAAAGAATATCAGAGCCATTGCATCCATCACCTTCTACGCGAAGAATAGGAACTCTCTTAATACGATTAACAGCGATTTCCCATTCAACTACGAAAGAATCAACACTCTTAAATCCTTCCTTTGCTTTACCCTTTGTATAAATGTTTTGAAGTGCCTCTGTAAGATGAGTAATAGTATACTGATCATATAGAGTAGAAACAAGTCCAAGTCTAGCAGGTTTAACTCCAAGAAAATGCATAAAGTCTTCATATGTACGAGTTTCTGCCTGATTAGGACGAATAGTTGTAAAACCAGATATTCTCATAATTTTTATTAGTTTTTAAAAATTTATAATAATCAACTAACCGTAAATGTCAAATACAGTTTTAGGTTTTTTATCAGATTTAGTACTTGGCTTTTGCGGCTTAGTTACCACAAACGAATCATTTCCTTTATTCTTAAGCTTATCCAATTCTTTCTGTAATTTTGCCTTTTCTTTACGTTCATTTGCAAGCTCTTGTTTCCAATATCTTGTTAAGCCAGTAAGATTATCGCGCTCTCTAGTACGATAATAAGCAATTTCAATTAAAGCATTTGGATCTTCTAAATCTCTAACTAATTGACTCTTTCCGTCTTTATCTCTTTCAAGTAAATATCTCATCATATCTGTCCTATCTGCATCTTCTATCTCAATAGAATCGGATTTTGGATCTTCGTGGTCAAGCAAAATTTCTGTAAAATTATTCATGCTTTGCTGAAGGTTATTTTCCAATTCTTGATAACTTTGTTCTTGCAACCTTTCTTGTTCTGCAATATATTCTTCTTCTTGTTGTTTATATTGTGCTCTAATTGCAGTAACTTCTTTTTCAAATAGCTCTTCATTCAATTTAGCAGAATCCAACTTAGATATTAGTTCTTCATCTGTAAAATCTGGGAATTTTGTTTTTAAATCTGCTAAATACAATTCATCATCTGAATAATCATCTATTTGATATGTCTTTTCATGTCTGGCTTCTGGATTATCCTTTAGGTAAGATTCAATTGCCTGTTCTTGATAATATTCAATAAGTTTATCAAGAGTTACATTATTTGTACGTAGGTAATTGATAACTTCTTTTTCATAATCTGTATATCCAGGATTAGACAGTTCTTTAAATATATTTAATTTATCTTCGTCAGATAAAGAATTAAAATCAACTTCTTCGATTTCTCCAGATTCGTTTTCAAATTTAATTTTACTTGGATCATCAATACCATATTCTTTCAGATATGATGATATAAAATCTGAAGATTTGTCGTCTACTTCTTCTGAAGGATCTTCTTTTACTTCAGGAGAACTATCATCATTAGACGAAATATCATTTAGACCAAGAGGGTCAGAATCTACTACTTCATCTTCTGCATATGGTTCATCCACATGAATGTCATCATCGCTTAATAGCGATTCAATTGAATAATTTTCATCAAATTCCATAATCTTATTAGTTCACTTTTAATAAAACTTCGCAAATATACAAAAATATTTTTTAAAAACAAAATTTAGAAAATTGCAAGTAAAATTACTGCAATTACACTAACTCCAGTTGTTCCTTCTCAAAATGCTTTTCATCTATTTGCTCTCTTTACTTGTTTCTCTAAATCGGAGATAACATCTTTATTTTTGCTATTTATTGTCTTTATTTGAATTTCTTGATTATCTATTACATACTTTTGCTGCTCAATAACATTTTCCAAGTTATTATTTATGACTTTTAATGTAGAAATCATTTCTTCACTAACAACATTTAATGAATCATAAGCATCTAACATGTAAAAAGCAGTATTGATTTTATCCAAATCAATTTTATTTAGTACTATCATTGTATCTGCTACTTCTGATACAATTTCTACATGTTTAATTTCACTTGGGAGTTGTGCAGAACAGATTATAGAAACAAATAATAATAAAAATGTAATTAGTCTTTTCATCTTTCCAAATTATCTTTAAGTTGTTGTACACCTTCTGAAATAGTAGAAGAAACAATTACTTGATCCTTTTTTATTATTATTTTATTCTTAACTTGTTCTAAGGAATCAACTGTATTTTCCAATTCATTAATTTCTAATTCAAATTCAGAAATCTTTTTCATGTGTTCTCTATTAATGTATGTTAGAGAATCAATTTGTTCAATAGATTCAATTTTTAATCTATTGTATTTATTTTGTAGTCGATTATATCTTGATTGATTTATAAATAAAATTAAAAATACAATCAATCCTAATGCCAAATACAATATGTATTTATTGTAAATCTTGTTCATATCAAAACAATTCTTTAAATCCAGGTTCTTTTCTACCTTTTGGAATCTTACCATCCTTAACTCTATTATCAAATGTTGCTCTACTAATTCCTAACTTTTGACAAGCTTGATATTTGCTTAGTTTATTTTTAGTATTAGTTATTTTGTTTATAGAATCAAGAATTAAATCATATCCATCTTCATCTACTTTGGAATTACCACAATCTATTTCTTTAATTATATGTTTAAATAGATGTATTACTTCTTTTTCTTTTGACATTGTTCTTATTTTTAGTATATGCACCAATCAATATAAATATTCCAAATATTATTAAGTATATTATAAGCATAAATTTATTTGATAATGGTATTGTTAGATAATAATCTATTCCATTAATAATCTCAATCAAACTAGAATAATATAATGGTAATCTATGCCATATACAAAACTCTAGAATTAACGATAAACATGTAACTAATAAAATTGTTATTGCCGTAATTCCGAATATTTCATTAAATATAAATAAATTTATACCATAGCAAGATAAAATACTAAGAACTAAATAATATAAGCCAATGACTCAAGGTGAATATTTAATAAATATTAAACAAATCTTTCGTTTTAACTTTCGCTCCATTTTCATAAAATTGTGGCGGACCATTTAGGTTAATGCCAGGATACATATGTCAATTTCTACCTCTCTTTACATTTTCAGGAGGAAGCAATTTTCTTATTGCTTGCTTCAATTTATCTCATACTGTATATTTTATTGTAGGAAAGTTTTCTACCTCTTCAGCAGTTGGATAGGTATCAAATCCTTTTAGTTTATCGAAATCAATATTATTTTGGTCTATCATAGTTTTAATATTTTACATTCGGCGCAAATATACAAATAAAATTTGATAAAACAAAAAAAAGGTGAAGACTAATTGTCCTCACCCTTTAATTTTAATCTACAATGTTCACAAAGAAAGTTTTTAGCTACTGGAAACATTTGTTGTCCGATTTCTCCAGTCAAATACTGATATTCTTCAGAGAATGGATCAATATCTGATTCAATACAAATGTGCATAGCTAAATGACCTTTTTCATGATCAAAGGTATTTTGAAATTGTGCAGGAGACGAAGTTAATCCTATAACGACAACAGAACATCTAACCTTGAGGTTGGAATAAGTTAATCCTATATTATATCTTGCTGTCATTAAATTTTTCTCTGCTTCTTTTAACTCGTATTCTGAACAGCCAATTTCTTCCAATTCACCTAATATCTCACTTACATAATATGTATCAACTGCGTAATATACAATTACATATCAATCCCAATCCTCAAGGTAGAATTCCTGAACTATCATTAAATTACGTCTTCTCATGATATTGGATGTCCAGATCCTATACAATCGGCATAAAACCTAGTAAAAGGTAACTCTGGATATCCATCTTTGTCGTCTACATAGTCTTTAATGAATAAAGCTATGTGTTTCTCATCTTCTATTGAAGATCCCATATAATCTGCCATAGCCATATTTGCTGCAAATACATAATCGTAACCATTTTTATTTTCTAGGTTAACGTTATATCTTTTTAACAGCTCATCTACAGAATCTTTATCCATAGGTTTAATATATGATCTATTTCCGGCTATATCTTCTTTGTACATGTTTGAAGTTGCTCATTCAAACATTTTCTTTGAAAAGTGCCATCCATAAGCAGAAAGATAATCTTCCATTCCAGATGGAAACTTATCTCTTGCATCCAATCTCATATTTTAACGATATCTTCCTCTTGAATCTCTAGAACGTTCTCCCATTCTATAGGAAGATGTTCTAGAACCCATTTCTTCAATCTCTTCCATAGCTTCTTTGTAGCCATCTTCGTAACCACATTCGTAAGCTTCTTCTGCAGACATGTGTCTATTACCCATGCGATAATCGCTATATTTGTCCTTTTCTCTAATTTCCCACATACGCATCGTTAGTTCTCCTTTTGTTTTAATTGCTCAATCAGTAAGGCCATATTTTTACTCATTTCGTCCATTTGATTCCTCAATTGAGCAATTTCTTGCTGTTGAGCTTGTTTTTCTGCCATTTCTGGATTAAAGTCCGCTAGTAGTTTATCATATTGGTTAATTAACGATTTATGATAATCTACACTATTTATTATATCTATACTTTTTTGTTTTAAACTAATAATTTCAGCATTTATTGCATCACGACTATCAGATATTACTATATTTTCTCCATTGCTGTAAGAATCAGCAATATCTAATTGTGCAGGTAACGCATTGTAATTTACTGTCATATCGTTTAATTTAACAACTAAATCTACTATCATTTCTTGCGTCTGTCCAAAATTATGTGGCATTTGATACTTAGGCTTTGGTATTGGTTGATTTACAACGTACCCAGTTTCTAATCTAACATTATCGCCTTTATGAAATACGTAAATTGGACTATTTGGTCTTACTGATTGAAACATAATATTAAACTAATAATTGTAAAATTCCATTTGTTCTATCATAGAATACCAAGTATATTCCGGTAGCAGTTAAATCGTCACCAGTTGCTTGAGTACCTCCTGGAAGAGTTAAAGCAATTGTAGTTCCAGCTATACTTGGAACATTAAAATTTACTGGTAAAGTTGTTGTAGTAGGTGTTACATCTACTCTTACAGCGATAATTCCAGAAAATCTTGGATTTACCGATGGAGACGCATTAAAATTATATGTTACAGATGTAGCACTTTCAGTTATACCGGTAGTTTCTATACATGGGATTCCATTAATATTAACTCTATTAAATAAAAAACTAGTTGCCATAATGTAAAGCCCCTCCTAAGCTAAATTAAGCCCAGATAGAGCCACTTCCATTATAAAAAGGATATCCGTAATAACTTCCATTTCCATATAACATATAAGATGGAACTGCAGTTAACTGAGGATAAGTAACAGTTGTAGTTGCAGGTTGTGCAGCCTTAATTTCAGAAACTTCTTTCTGAATTGGAGCAAGCATAGCAGCAACAGCAGCAGTTTGATTAGCGTTATCAATCTGACCTTTGAGAGCAGTATTAGCTGCAGTTAAAGAGGTAATCTTATCTTGAAGTTCACGTTCTTTAAGTGCGCAGAACTGATCATTCATTGCAATAGTCTGAGCATTAATTGCATTTATGATAGAGTTTGTATTGCGTTCTGCTTGTGTACCAAGAGTGTTAGTCTGTTCAATAGTACGAAGCTGAGCTTCATAACCTTGCTGAGTAGTCAAAAGACGATTTTCGCAGCAACACTCGGCAATCTTAGACTGAATACCAGCGTCTCCAGAAAGAATAGCATTCTGAATCTGTAAGCCACTCATACCAACCTGAGAACCAACATTCTGAATAGCAAGTTGCATAGTAGAAATAGCGCTGCGTACTTCATTAACGTCTGCGTTTAAAGTAGTAGCTAGTAAACGTACATCTGAATCTGTTCCATTAATTGCTTGCATAATAAGGTCTGTATTATTATCATTGTTAATCTGATTGCCAAGATATCCAGCTCCACCGAAGTTACCTCCGCCGAAACCACCAAATCCGCCTCAGCCACCACCAAATAGTGCACCAAGAAGGAAACCAAGGATACCACCACCTCAGCCGCCAAAACCGTTACCAAAACCACCATTACCGTTTAATGCATAGGCAAGTGGAATATCGTTGCGAGAAGCACCGTCAAATACATAAGTTTTTTCTTCTGCCATTTTATTACAATTTAATTGTTAATTTATAAATCTTCCTTTTGTTGATCAACAATGCAAAGATACAACACAAAATGGCTGAAACACAACGTTACTAGCATAAAACAAAAATCCCCGTAACCTTTTGAGTTACAGGGATTTATAAAAATTTGAATTAGTCAGATGTTACTAATTCGTCTATTTCATCTTCTATTTCTTCCAGATTCTCTTCTTCTGGTATATTAACTTCTTCGAAGTCTTCTTGAATGTATTTATTAAGAAAAAATTTTAAAATAAAAAGAGCAGACTGTGAAAATCTGCTCTTTAATTATAAAGTAAAAGCCACTACTCTAAAATATATAATCTAGAGTATTCTTTTCCTGGTTGTGAGATTTGCAAGGGGCACGATTCAATATGTTATGAAACTTTAATACACCAAATTTCCATATTGCCATCCGTGTCCTTCGCAATTGCAATATGACGAGATCCTGATACCGCAGCGGATGTTAAAGAGGCAACGCCATTTGCAATACTTATTGACTCCACTTCACTTGTCCTTGTCTCCCATGACGTTGCAGTAATTACTGATGGGGTTAGAGATACAGATCCTCCCGCAGCCAATGTTATCGGTTCAAGATGAATATATCTGTCGACCCCTGCTCCAAATCTTATGCAAGATAGGAGGGAATTAGTCTGATCAACAACAACTGCATCCCATAACACTTCACGATAATCACCAGCAGCACGAACAGGCCATCAAGCTCCTTCTGGAGCAGAAGAGCCGAGCGTATTAGTGCCATCTTCTGAATTATACACTTTTTGACAACCGATATTAATTGCTGTCCACGGAGAAACATACACATTATCAATATGCGTATGTCCTTCATATAAGAAAAGGAACTTGTCTAGGTTTGCGGAAATAATATCTGATATGTATCCTCCTCCGGAATAAGCAGTACCACTCCAGTTTTGTGCCGCAACTGGGGGAACGTGTGTAAAAATAATTGCTTTCCAACCTTCTGGCATAGAAGAAAATGTAGCACTAAGTCAGTTTTGAGTTTCGGTTGTAAAGTTATAATTTCCATTAAAATCAATTCCCATTAAGACAATCAGACGGACCTTTGCTCTATCAATATCACGATAATAGTTACAACCGCCCATCGCACCATCAACAGTAATGCGCTCGTCATTGTGAGACATCATATTCGAATAAATTTCAGCTTGCGTTAGCCGTCTATCTCCGTCTTGCTGGCTATAATAACGGTTATCATCGTGGTTGCCAACGACATTTAAGACGGGGGCCTTACATTGTCCCAAGAACCACTGACAGGTATAAGCATCCAATTCAGCCCTCGCAGCAGTCCACCTTCCATCAGAAATATCTCCGAGACACACAACGTTATCAGTACGTACCTTTTCGGTAAAATTCCTCATTGTTATAGCCATCTGAATAGGAGAGAATTGAGCAAAGGGCCTATATCCTTCTTCAAGATCTCTATAATGCAAATCACTACAAATTGCGAAAACAAGGCTTTTACCATCAACGATTCTCTCTTTGACAGACCGAATCGTCCTTGCCATCTCAAGGTCGAAACATTTCTTTGGTGTTGTTTTTGACAACTTTGAAATAACGAAAGGAACATGCACACCGGATGCCGCCCTATATGACAATCCGCCATATGGTTCTGATATGGGGTCATTAATGTTAAATGGTTCTACTATAAAGTCAAAACCATATTCTGGACAGACCCAGCCTTCTCTCAACACCTCGGCACCTCCAGCATAACCAACCCCGTCTATTCGAACGCTGCCAAGAATTAACTTATTATAACTTTCTCTGTTACTGTCAGTTGACCAGTTCCCATTAGGGAAGAATATATGCAAATAATCGCCTTGTCTAGCAGGGAATCTACGATACGAAAGTGTATCACCATTACCAACCAACTCTCCACTATAAATTATTTCTTCGTCATTACCACCAGAAATAGTACTTCCGTCGTACAAAAACGTAATATACGCATGTACGTCCGTTCTGCTGGAAAACATTACATAGCAATCCTCATTTGCTGTAAAACTATACGGACCGATGGTATTTGCTGAACCTTTCCCAGTAGCGGCACTACTTATAAATGTGCCGTCTTCTCCCACAACGGTTATTGCAGAACATGTTGTTCCAGCACCAAGCTCTGCATTGATTGTAACCCCAGCAGGCACAAAAAGCAAAGAAGACGTATGCGCGTTTTCACTTGATATAAATGTGCCATCAACACCCATGTATTGATTGTCATTATTCCATATGACTGGGACAACTTCCTCATATTTCCCACCAGAGAAGATTGCATCTCTCGATTTTTTCAAGGACGCAATCTCACCCGCAACACCATCGGATGGGGTTCATGCACGAACACCATTGATATTTACGTAGCCTGCGTAAAACTGGTTGGCTGGTATGACAGCCCTAAAATATGCAACATTTGCATCTTCTATAGTTAATGTTCTTGAGTTATTTGAAGTTGCGCCCCACCACGTTATTTTTACATCAGAGGACGTGTATGTAACTAATTTGATGTTTGAAGCATCTGCCGTAGTGTTGTATCTCCAATATACTGTATCTCCGGTAGAAACTGGTATCTTGTCTGACATTATATAAATCGGATCATAGATTGTCTTACCATTATTGTCCAACTTATAACCATTAGTGTAATTCCGCTGTTTAATCGAAAACAATCCATCATAAAGTTCCTTCAATACTACGCCCTGCGGCGCAGCAAGAGCCTTTGTTGTGTCCGTAGTAACTAAGTCATCCGCAAGTGTGAACGGATAGTCAATACTAGAACCTGGCTCGCCCTTGAGTGATTCAAGGAAATCAGCTACTGTTCCAGTGTTTCCAGCAGCCTTCCAAAGTTCATATGCAGATGCACCATCTTTTCCGTTGGAACCACCTCCACTAATCAAGGTGGCTCCTTTGTATATTTTACCTGTTTGCATATAATATATTAATTATTAATAGCCCAATATCTTTGCACCAACGTATCTCGCAAGTGCAGTAGCTGCATCGTTGCTTGACGGGAGAAGCATATCATATACAAGATCCCTTATTGTTACGACATCTCCAGCTTGCAAATTATCGCCAGAGCCGCCAATGATGTCAGAAGACTCAATTGTTACCAACTCGTTTTCATCTACAATATAATCATATGCTAAAATCAAACTCATTATCTTTGTCAATGATGCCGGAATACCAGTAACGGCCACAGATTTTGAGATAAGAAGGTTGAATGAGGTATTGTCATACATAATAGGATTATTCGGCAAAACACAAGCCGCAGCTCTCGGGGCGTTTATGCTCAACGTTGCTGATCCGCCAGCCATAACTGTATCGAGGTAATCAGCAATAGCCTCTGCATCAGACCATCGTCTTGCATCAGTAGAATCCCCCATCAGAACGCATGCGCATTCTTTATCCCCGATTTTCGCAATCCACGCAAGATTGTAATTGACATTACCGGAAGCAGTAATGGTCCCAGTTTTCCCTCCAAGTATAGGGTGCGCCACTTCATCATAAGACGAACTAGCCACAGAGGTCTCTATTGCCTCCGTTCTGGCATTACTACCAAGTATTGACATGTTGTAAGTTTTCTTTCCCCACTTCTCTGCTATCTGACGAATCCCAGACGCGTGGACGAGAATATGTAAAATATCATTGGCAGAAGCAGCAGACCCGTTCCATACTAGACCAGAAGCATCCATAAAAATTGCAGATGTTGCACCAACAAAAGATGCCTTCGCATTTAGAGCGGAAAGAAACGCAGACTTACATGCGCTTGCAGATGGAGTCTCCTTGTCTACGATAGTAGCAAGTCTAATAGTTCTTGTTGTGTATGCAGAATCTCCCCTTTTTAAATCTACATATTTATTATACAATGTAGTAAATAGTGATTCAGATGGTACATTATCAAATGTACTGTCAAATACAATAACTGGTGTATCTATATATCCAGTCAAATTTGCGGAAGAAAAACTTCCTATATAGACATTATACGAACTAGAGCCATCTTTCCTTGCCACTTTCGTGACTCATCCATCCGTGATACCTGCTACACCACCATCATGATTGGTATTACCACCTGTACCATATTGAATCCCACAATATCCAGATACTCATGAAGTTATTTTAATTCGTGACGCAAAAAAAGCAGTACCAGCCGCTTTTGCTGGAGAGACGATTTGCTGTGACGATGAGCCGGAACATTTCAGGGAGTGTGTTCCGGAATCTGCTTCCTCTGTTGTAATTACTGGATTTCCAGCATTAATAGTATATGTCCCAAGACCATCCTCAAAACCAGCAGGAAAACTTATGAGATTGTTTGTCTCAAAAATAGTACGAAGAGATTTCCCGTCATAAATAATGGTGTCAAGAGTTATTTCTGTGTCTTCTACAATAAGATCTACATCTTCATTTACAACCTGTACTGATATGGCAGATGAAGGTAAGGCATTCTTAACAGAATCATATTTAAGTTGTGTTATTTTCCCATCTAGAACCTTGCCCTGCTCAGCAGCCAGAGCCTTGTTCGTGCCTCCATTGAGCGAATTCTCCAGTTCGAACGGATAGTCCTGCGAGGATCCCGGATTGCCCTGCAATGAAGCAAGGAAATCAGCCTCCGTACCAGTGTTTCCTTCATCAAGCCATATTTGATATGCAGACTTGCCATCTTGTGGATATAGCTCTGCACCACCATCAGTAACAACATAGATTGTATTTGGATCTTTTGTTGCGATGGCGTCATATTCGGCAGATGTCAAATAGAGTATATTATCTATATTCTCACTTGACACCTTTTCTGCAAGTTTGGCTTTGACCTGCGCACCAATAGTAGCAAGATCTCCGCCTCTTACGATTTTATCATTTGCACTAACGGCCATAATATTATAAATCTAATAAATTTGTAATTTCAGTTGTTGTAAGTCTGACGAGCTGGTCTTCTGTAACAAAAGTGTCGAGTTTGGATGCGAGCGAATGACCATTATCATCTATGACCCCATTCTCGTGAGCAACGGGGAAAAATACTGTTCCTGACTTATCTTCTATGTATTTTATGTATGCCATATTTTATTAATTTTTTCAGATTCCATTTTCTTTTAGATACAACGCATCAATAGGGTTCCACGTCCCATTCTGCTTAACATATATCTGATCAATAGAAACCCAAGATCCATTTTGTTTTATAAAAATTGTCTGCCCGGACGCTGTTACAACAATCGTGTGGTCTGCGGCGATTCCATTAATCTGATATGTATGTGTCGTACCAGACCCCGACAATTGGTTTGTTACATCAATACCATTGTCTGTGACTACAGCATCAGTGATGTCACCAGTAATTGTTACCGTTACATTATCTCCAGAAGCAAACTCTGGTGCAGTAGTTGTTACCGTAATACTCGATTTGTTGCTCGAACCGGTTACTTCGTAATATGTCTCGTCATACGAATAACTTATAGTGAGTGTAGCTCCATAAAAACGGATATAATAGTTTGTAGTAGTATTCGAAGATCCTCTCTTTGCATATACTTTTACTCTAGCATTACGAATATCGGAAAGAGTGAGTCCGGAATTTAAGGTTAAAGTACGTACGTTTGTAGTTGTACTTAATGCATACGTATTTCCTTTTTGAGTTGTTCCAGAGAAAAAGCACATTCATTTAGTGGGAACTGCTGCAGAACCACCTTGTGAATAGCATTTAGACGTACAACTTACTGACTTTATTGTGGAACCGTCCGGAATAGACGAGGTATCAAAATCATAATAAAACCACGTTTCTGCATTTGTGCCCCTTGTCATATAAACATTATTATATGACGTGCTTGAAGAGTCCGTGTATCCATTTTGCATATTTGAAGATGAATACCAACTATAGTCTGTAGTGTCATAAGATACTGGATGTCCAGTAAATGTTTCATTATGTGTTACTATCCTACTCATGACGTCTGCAAATAAATATCACCATCACTTCCAAGAGAACTTGCCGGAGCCGATGTACCAGAATAGAATGTTGGCAAAGCCCGAAGCTTTGTTATATCAGCAGCAGTAATACCATGAGCTGGAGATGCCACAAATACCGGATCAGTTTCCGTGTATCCTGCAATAAATCCTGCATCATTTGTGAGTTGCGTCAGCCTAGTTGGTATTACTGTACTGCTCGGTAAAGCACCTACTTCACTTGCAGTATATGTTGGTTTAGTAGCGGCCTTAGCCCAAGCGTATACTCCTGGGTCAGTTTCCTGAGTTAAATATCCTTTTGCTTCTACCCAAGCCTTGGTCGCATAACCAGAAAGATCTGTTACAACACTACCAGAATCAACATAAGATTCACTTCCGATTCGGTCACCTTCATGAACAACATCTGTCAGCTCTGCATACACTCCACCACTTGAAACCGCATTTGTACTTGATGCAGTTGGAGTCGCATCAACGGTTGGAATAGCAGAGGCAAGAGCATATGTATTTGAATCTACACTACCATCTGCTTTCAAGAACTGAGAAGATGTACCGCCGGATTTAATGAAAGAAGCCGCTTTTACATTGCCGTCAACTTCAAGTTTTTGTGTTGGAGCTGTTACCCCAATACCAACATTCCCATATCCATTTTGAAGGACAAGTGGTCTTGTATTATTCGATCCACCAGTTACAAAGATGTGTGAATAATCAACCGAAGCAGATGCCCCATTGATGTTCGTAACAGCATTTCCAGTTCCTTTAATAGTTGCACCACCATTTAATGTAGCCGCACCGGAGACCGTTGTAGCGCCTTTCAATGTGGATGCATTTGTAACTTCGAGTGAATCCAACGTTGCCTTCCCAGTGGTAGAAATGGAATTGTCTATTGTTATTGCACCATAAAGTGTTTGCGCATTCGCATATTTGGTAACAACTGACTGATCCACTTCTCCATTGCTACGCGTGAAAATATTCATAATTTCACAAACATAGCATGGAAGGTTATCATCGGCTTCAATTGTAATTTCCCAGCATCTTATATTATATATATTACCGTTATAAACAGAAATCAGTGAATTGATTGTGCCGTATGGTCCGGTGTAATTATGTGTGGCGTTAAAATTATGCCATCCGGTTACACCGCTTTTTGTTCCGTATGCTCTAACAGAAACGGATTTTGGAGCAGCCTTTGTACTTTCGACATAAAAACTCAACAATAATGTACCGTACGTGTACGTTGTGAAAGCCGCGTCTTCTGTTGACCCAATTGTAATTACACCAGTTCCACCAGCAGCTATGTAATTATTTCCAACAGAGCTGTAGTTATTGTCAAATAATTGCGAGGCAACTGGCGTCCCAGAAAAGCCAGAGAAAGTTATCGTTTTCCTTTTGTGAAGAGCATAAAACGCATTATTTAATTGCGTAGAAAGTACATAAGAACCGCCAGCAAATGGACTGGTGGGGAAAATTATTTTTTCGTATTTAAGATATTTTTGAGAAATTGAGTTGCCGTCTTCGTCTTGCGATGCTTTCGTTGCAAACGGAACAGTAATATTATTGGTAGTTCCGTTTTTTGTCCAAGTAAGATTATTACCAGAAGTTCCGAGAGCAGTTACGTACTTACTGTCAGCAGTAGCAGTAGTCTGATATGCAGAAAGGTTTATTGTGCCGCCAAGAGCATCCCAAGCAGAACCAGTCCAAACCCAATTTGTACCTGCTGGATAATTGCCATATGCAGCTTCTACATTTCAAACGTCACCAGTAACATTTCCAGAAGAGGGAAGATCCGCATAAGTTGCTTTACTTCCTTTTACACGATAAACGCTGCCAATGGCATTCTGAATTGCAGTATATGTACCGCCAGATGATACCGCATTAGATGATCCAGAAGTTGGGGCGGAATCAATAGTAGGAATGTCTGATGTTAGAGCAACGTTACCATTCTTCAAAGGAAAAAGAATTTCATATTCTGTTCCACCATCAGGGGACAAGTCAACACATCCGTTCCTAAAAAGAAGATATCCGCCAGTCCTATAATCATTAATACAAAAATATTCATGAGTTATCTCGGACCAGTTCCCTGTTTCGTTATTTTCGCTGGGTATAATAATTGATGAATCATTATCCATTGTTCCACCAGAACGAGAAAGATAACGATTATCAAATATTAGTTTTAATCGTTCATAAAATGTATGTAAAGAATTTATTACAAACTGTCTAATTGTGCTAACCGATGCCATTATTGATTCCTTTTTTCTTTATATATCTTAAATGCTCGTTCTCTTTGCTCATCAGTAAGATAAAATCCATTGTTTTCTATATAAGAATCAAAAATTACTTTTTCATATTCGTGCTTTTCATCAATAGCATCAATTATTGGTTTTAGCTTTTTTAGATCCTCTATAGTCATTCCTAGATATTCAGCAAATTCTGGAACTAAAAACTTACCAACTTTCATTGGTAATTTACCAGCATCTTCTATAAATCTTTCTTTAGACATATCTTTATATAAAAACACATCCTTACCATGTAACCCGTTTAGATGTAAACTATTACCCTTTAAATTAAATACATCCATTATACACAATTCATCAATATCTTTTGATTCAAATCCAGGCATATTTTCAAAAAATACCCTACTTCCCATTTTAAAAGTTTTTATTGGCTTCATACTAAATAACACAAATTAATGTTGTATAATTATCTGTATTTTCTCTATCTGTATATAATGTTTCTTCATCACAATAATCAAATCTAACTACAAACGGACAATATTTTGTATATATATTTTTACTATCACATTCTATAGAATGTGGATATAAATCTTGATATGTTATATTATGGGGCATTAATCCACCATAGCATCCATCACTATTATTAATTCAAATATCATACTCTACACCTTCATATGTAAAAGTTTCTCCAGTATTAGTAAAGGTTTCTGCACCTGAATAACCATTAGTTTTTATTTCATCAATAAACTCGTTTATGTCATTAGGTTGTCCATAATTATACATCTGAGCATAAAAACTGAAATCACTAAAATCATCTAAGATTATTTTTTGTATTGTTGATGAATGATTAGTATCAATTGGATTAGATATATGAGATATTTGTTTTGCTTTAATTAACCTATAGTTTCTAGAATTTGCATAAATATTTCCTCCTTCGTCTGGTGTTTCTCCTGTTGATATTATAGAAAAAGGATAATATTCATTAGTAACATCTACTTCCATTGAATTATTATACAATTGCTCATAGGTGACATCTTCAGGTAATAATCCATACACATGCATACGACTAAATTTATCTCGTTCATTAACAATACCCATTGCACTTCATAATGTGTATGTTTCACCTTCGTATACAACTTCTTCATTTAAAGGCATAAATAAATTAGTGCCATATAAACAATAATTACTAGATTCTGTAACTTCATCGTATTCTCCTGTACATATTGCTTGAATTAAACCTGCAAGAGTGCTAAATCCGCGATCTTCTCAAGTACCACTATTAGGAAAATCATCAATATATAAACAACACATATACTGACCATTATCCTCTTCTGGAATATCAAATATAAAATTTCATTCTTTACTAGTAATATTTTTAGTATCTAAGTGAACACTGAGATTATTTCCTGATACGCTCTTTCCTGTATACCCTCCAACATTATAAACATATACTTTTCCGTTACTTAAACACTCTAATGCGTTTTTTCTATTAGAATCAGAATCACCAATACCTATACTACTAATAGTGATAGAATTTGATTTATTATACAATCCTTCTGCATGTTCCCCATAATTATTTGTTTGTGTACCAACTCCTTCTGTATGAGAACCTGTACCAACCGCTTCAGTATTTACTCCCTCTGCGTGTGAAGCAATACCCTGAGCACTTGTTTCATTTCCTTCTGCATGAGAACTATTTCCAAGCGCCTCTGTTTGAAGTCCTTCTGCATGAGAATTATCTGCAGATGCTAAAGTATACCGTCCTTCAGCATGAGAAGCACCTGCTTCAGCAACGCCTTCAATACCTTCTGCATGAGATGCTCATCCTGATGAATATGAACGATTTCCTTCTGCATGAGAAGCATTACCTTCCGCCTGTGAACTATCTCCTTCAGCATGTGCACCAATTCCTTTAGCACGCGAATTATCCCCTTCAGCATGTGCATTATTTCCTTCAGCACTTGAACCAGTTCCTTCAGCATGAGAAAAGTTGCCATATGCTGTTGTATTATAACCTTCAGCGTGAGATCCACTTCCAAATGCTTTCGTTATAACACCTTCTATATGAGAGGATGCTCCAAAAGCGCCAGAAGATTTATATTTAACAGGAGCATTTTCTACATCTGAATTAAATAATGCGTCGTTTGTAGTGATTGTTCTTGTTGATGTATCTATAGCTGTTACTTTTGTAACATTATCACCATAAATAATACTTCCAACATTAAGATAATTTATACTACTAGCTGTATACGTTTTGTCAGATGTTGTACTACTAACCGTAATCGATATATCCGTACTACCAACTCCTTCAGCATGTGAATTATCACCTGTTGCAACAGTAACTCATCCTTCTGCATGAGATCTCTTACCGTACGCTACATTACCACGTCCTTCGGCATGAGATGAAACACCTTTAGCAATAGTAGATTCTCCTTCTGCAACAGAATAATCTCCATCTGCAGTACTACCGGAACCTTTTGTTTGAACACTATTACTACCACTACCTCTTTCTCAAACAGTTGATGATTCTATAGCGTTATATACTCCACCGCTTGTAACTGGATTTACGCTATTCTCTGTTGGAGTTGTATCAAACGTCAGCTTATCCTGTTTCTCGACAAAACTTGTATCACTATATATGAACTTACCATTAAACGGAGTCGTGGTTGGTTCAGATGTATTCTCCGGAACAACTTTCTGTATACCTCCAGTATAATATTCTGTGCCTACGAAGATTGGATTATCGAGAGTGTATTCTACCGGAGTAGCGAGTTCATAGTAGAACATTATTCCGGACATTGCCGCCTTAAAGGTAGCTGCATCAGAATATTCAGATGTCCTAAAATATACAGCGACCGTACTATCAAATGCAAATGTTTGCTCTACCGAAGAAGGACCATAACCAGTATAATAACTTGAAGCAACCGCATTACGCGTAGCAGACTTTGCTCGTCCTTCCGGAAAATCATTTGTTGTCCTATAAAATTCTACTCCAGAACTTGATTTGTTATAATCAAAATCCCCCAAATCAACACCGCCAATCCTCTTCGTAACCTTTCGAATATACCCATCAGAATCAACAACGGCAGAATCATAAACACTTCCAGCAGACCTCATTCCATCTGGGAATATCTGCACATTGTTGTAAGTCATAGAAGGAACATCCAATGTAAGCGTAGATTTCTTGTATGGTTCGTATGTTCCGTTCTTGGAGGGATCGGAGATATTGATACAAATGTCAACTCCGTCCCACGTAGGATTGGCTATCGCAAAATTGATGTATTGACAAGATTGCGGAGTCGTGAATACTCCGGAATCGGTTGTATACAAACTTGAAATGAGCTCATATTTGGAATCATAGAAAAACAACCTTGCGGCACCGGCGGCTCTTTTGAAATAATAATCAGTATTAGGTAAAACGGAAATCGGATTTTTACTCCTATGCAAAGCTCCATTAATCTTTTCACCAGTAGTTTGATCAAACGTGCCGTCTTCGCTTTCTTCATCCCACTGGTTAAACCCAGTCGTTTCAATCCCAGTTGCATTGAACGAAATTAACTCGCCAGGATTGTAGTCGTAGTAAGACAGTGGGAATAGTTTTTCAAACTCTTCAACAGTTAATGGCTCATTACCCGCACCGAACATAAGGGTGAGGTCGATAACAAACAAATCCTTTAATATTACATTTGTTTGTGCAACGGCTGCATATACCGAGAAATAGTCAATATTCGCACCAGAAGGTGCCGTTGCTTGGAATATTCTCTTTATAATACCAGTAGTCGATACATTGGGAATATTCTGTCCGGCAAATTGAAGAAATAAAGAAGGTGTTGAATCCGTTGAATAATTTACGTTAACATAAAAATAGTGGCCCGCTTTTGAGCTAAGTCCAATATTGAATCGAAATGGATTAAATGCGTTCCATGAATTAGATGTTGCAGAATTCCCATCATATGAAAAGGCAGCTGTGGCGGTTGGTTTAATTTCCGCACTGTCAAATGTTTTAATAAGCTGATTCCATACTAAAGTCCTGCCATTAACTTCTTTCGTAAGAACATAATTCTTGTAGATTGAGGGGCTTTTCCGTATTGTAAATTCTGTGCTTTCTTCTGGATTGCCAAGTTTTACTTCTTCAAGCGGGATTAGTTTTTCTCCATTAAATAAGAAAACTGGGTTATTGTATTTGAACTGCATGCTATTATTGCCTGGAGTTGTGCCAACAAGCATATAATAACATCCGACATTAAATGCAGAATTATATTCTCCATCCAGTGCTCTATTCTTAGCGAATACATACCACGATTTATGCGTGGTAGTATCAAGGTAAAATAGCCCATCATCTTTAATATCGCCTTTCAAATATACATCGACGGAGGCTGGGACGGTATCATTGAAAGCGTATTGAGTCGCAGATAAGGCTAACTCATTATAAAGAGAGCCTATTGGCGTTGAGGTCGATGTAACATTTGTAGTAGTCCAATAATAGACAAGCCCCATGTTCGGATCTATCCCAATATCAACTGGGTTTTTATCTACTATCGTTCCGTCTGTTTGATTCGTTATTGTTAATGGAACAATTTTACCATTATTATATCCGCACAATTTATATCTATAAAGAGGCGTTTCAGAGGAATAAATATATCTTCGTTCGAAACTTGATAGAACCCTATCATAGCTATTAGTATCATAGCCTCTATCAATCCATGCGCCAGTATACCTTGTTCCGGCAACATTTGCATTTTCCAGATAACAGAAATCAATCTTATTGCCAGCAGCAATATGAGTCGTTAATCTTGAATTACCACTATAATAACAATCGATTGCCTTGGTAGTCCCATCCTGGAAAGTAAGCGTCAGTGTAGCATTACCGCTACCGGCATACGGCAATCAGTAGGTAAACCGATAGCCAGACTTCATGTCAGAAGCCGTGGCAAGTTTAGATACTCCTGTCCAGTTGCCAGTTGCAGCAGTTTGAGTGCCAATAATAACTTCACCAGCACTTTCCATTATAGCTTCTTTTATACCACCAGATTCAACGACATTTGTGCTACCGGAAGTAGGTGTGGCATCAACCGCAGGAATTCTTTCATCGTGTATTGGATGAATGACTCCATCTGGAGTTTGAACTTTTCTAATATTAGTACCTATTTCTGCAGCCATAATAAATTATATTTAAGAAACACTAACAGATAAATCATCATACTTTGCAACCTTTTGTGTAGATGCAGTACCAAGTCCAGTAATTGTTGTAACTTCATCTTTATTATTTGTAGTTGTTGTTGCAGAAGTAATACCAGTTGCAACAGAAACAACACCAGTTCCTGCAGTAGCACCAGTAGCAAGAGAAATAGTAGGCTGTGCAGTAACTTTTACTCCAGTTAAACAATTAGATGTTGTAGGAGTTCCAAGTGCAGTAATAGCAGTAGCAGAATCACCAACTGTTACACCAGTAACAAGTGCTGCACCAGTACCAGAAGCTGTAGCACTACCTGTGGCAACAGTGATTGCTGTTCCAAGAGTGACTTTAGATGCAGTTACATCACTCCCATTACCTCCAGAAATAATTAATGTTTCTGCAGCATCTCCAGATCCCATTGCAAAATCTCAATTTGATTTGTTAGCAGTAACATTGGTATTACCAGTAACATTAGGAACTGTAGTAGTTACAAGTTTATTTCCTTGCGTTACAGATACAGATTTAACAAAAGTATCCGTACTATGTGTGCCAAAACCAGTAATAGCTGCCGCAGTACCATTAGCACCAACAGCAGTACCAGATGCAGTAGCCTTAACATTGGTTGTAGTTGGAGTAACAGTAGTAGTAAAAGTTGCATCACTACCAAGAACTTTATCTGTAGTTGGATTAGAATAACCACTGACTACATTTATACCTGTGCCTTTATTTAATGTAACATTACTTTTAGTAGCAAGTGCTCCAAGATTAGAAAGATCGCCAAACTCTATCCACTTACTACCATTTCAAATAAATTCAGCATTACCGTATACAACAATGTTACCATTTGTAACAGTTACAGATTTTCCATCTACTGTAATTGGATTAGTTGTTGCTTGATCAGTTAAAGGTGTAGTTGTTACACCTAAGAAATAAGATCCTCCTTCTAATGCAGCAATTGCTTCACGTGCAGCAGCATCTTTTATATTATATGTATTACCAGAAGGTAATGTAACCTTCGAAATATATGGAGTTGTATCGTTAAAAGCCATTTTAGTTTCTATTAAAAATTAATGATTCATTTACAACTTCTGCAGAATCATCTACGTTTATTTTATTATTTCAAAAAGATTTTTCATCTGCATTTGTATGCATTATATTATTGTTAATATGATTAACTAACTTTTTAGCAAGAGCCTCATCTATAAAAGCTAAATCTTGTACATATGCATTTCCACTACCTATTTTAATACCTGGAACAAGAAGCGTTCTTCCATTTCTATCAACAGTTGTATAGTCAGAATATATAATTAATGCTCCTTTTTTTGGAATATATCCAGTTTTACTATTTCATCCTGCAGTAGTATCATATTGTATTCCAAGTGATTGATCAATCAATCTACTATCTAAGTCATTTAGAGCAGAAGATATAATATATTCTTTTCCATCTAAATAACTTTTTAAATCTGAAATCACATGCCGTAATCCAGATAAAGTTAAAAACTTATCATTACTCATGAGCAAATATATTAAAATCTTCCATTATATCATCTATATCCTCATCCGTTATAACTTTTATATTAGTTAATAACGTTTTGCTTACTTTATTGACTGATAGATTAATGGTTGTATCTGTTTCATCTCCCCAATAAGTATCAATTATGTCTGTTAATTTCTCTCAAGTTTTACCATTATTATAAGAGATCCATCAACCTCCATCTTCTACTTTAATTCTTGGAGAAATACCCTTTAAACCGCACAGTACAAAATCCCAATATCTAGAAGCAATGCCTATTGCAGAACCATTATCATCATAGATAAAGTCTTTTGGTTCTTTATCTAATGTAGAGAAATGACTTCTTGCACATGCTAGTAAACAATTATCTTTTGTTACAAAGTCTACGTTATAATCGTCACTAAAATAGTGAGCTCCTGGAACTCATTCTCCAGCAAAATGAAAGGATTTACCTTTATAATAATCTCTAGAGTGAATTGTTCCAAAAGTATCGTTATATTTAATTTTTATATCTTTCATATTCTGCTAATTTTTCGCAAATATACAAAAAAATATTGAGATTTAAAAATTCGATTTTATTATCAATAAAAGGCCTTTGGCGTGTTTTATAACACACCAAAAGCCAAATATTGATTTTTATTAAACATATGTATAGTTTCTAGTCTCTGTATTATCAGGAAGAGTTTTTGGATCTTCATGAGTAACATACGATGAACTACTATAACCAAAGAACGCTTTTGAGAAATTTGAATCTGAAGCGTATCTTGCTGCTGCATAAGAAGATGGGAATATATTTTCAAATGTAATATATTGTGATCTTGGATAACCGTCTTGATTACTGTCAGACATTGCAAATGCTTCTACAACACTCTTTAACTGATTAGTTCTGAATACCTCAGATATAAGTGTTTTACTATCACTTAAGCCACTTCAATAACAACGATAGAATATATTATTTAATTCAAGCGGTTGAATTAAAGGTTTAAAACAATTTCTTAATGTTATCAAATGTGGTTGTATAGTATACGAGAACAAAGATCTCAAATTACTTACATTCTTTGTATAAGAGAAGAATGTTTCTGGTAACATATAATCTACGTTATCTTCGTAATCTCTAATATAACTTAAACATTTGCAATACGCAAACATTGAAGAAACATTTACTGTATCAGAAACAGGCTTTAATAAATACGGACAAATCCTACCCTTTAATCCAAATGCATATTTACCACCATAATTATATAAACTTTCATTATGATATGTAGTATTCATTCCAGTTGCGCCAGAATATGCAAATAATCCTTGTATTCTTGCAGATTTTGTGCAGAATCTTAACAAATCTGGAGGACATATAAAGGTTCTTTGTGCACTTGGAAGAACATCATGTTCTTGTGAATAACTTGCTGTTCTAGCTTCAAATATGTTTTCTCTATTTCAATCTACAAAATCAAGAACATCAGAATTACTTCATACATTAGAATAATCATTATATCCATCATACGATCAAATATATGTATTTTCAAATGTGTCACGTTTTGTGTTTTCTTTTCAACGATTATTTTCATACACATATAAGAAAGGACTATAATTTGGATTTTTTTCGTATTCTGGATTCATATTAATGTATGGAGAACAATCACAATGTTGAAAACAATTATTAATATCGGTTATAGTTGCAGAAGGAACTATTTGCCATTGTTCTATTGGATCTTCTTCAATATATTCATAGTAAGTTGTATCTTCCTCATGTAATATTCTAGTGTTCGTACCTCTAATAGTAACAATTTTACTAGCTACATCTAATCCATGTCAGAATAAATTTCTAGGAATCATTCCAGTTAATTGCGGGAATGTATTACCACTTGGACTTGCAAACATATAATCAACCCTTCTAAGATTTGAACAATTAGTAAAGTTTGGACTTCCAGAACTTGGATCTATTACTGCCACAATCTTTGTAGCATTTCCACTATCTTTGGTGTAAGAAATTGGATGAGTTTCGGATATAGAATATTTATTTGTACCGTTATTCAAATTATAAAATAATGCAGAACATTCTTCCAATTTACTATTGTTTTCAAATAATCTTCCTGGTAATTGCAGGTTTTGCACAGAACCAGTAGCATTCATAAATATACCACAAGCCATAGTTAAATCTGGGTGATTTGCAAAAATATCAAATGGAAATTCATTCTCATAAGATTTTCTAACTATTCCTGAAAAACTATATTTTGTAGTTAGTTCATTTCCACTAGGATAATTTGTATTATCATCCGAATAACCAATTCTTGTTAATTTTGTTAAATTAGCAAAAGTATCATCAGTTAATTCTAATAAAGGACTTTCAACTGTAGTTGTAGAGCTACCAACTGCAATAAAACTATGTAAAATAGAAGTTAAATTAGATGAACTACTAAACATTCTATTAAGATCAATTGTTCCACGTCCACCAGTACTTCTAAAACATCTTCAAAGTGTTGTTATTCCATCAGGAATTCCAGAAACAGTATCGTAATCTATTGTTTTTGTTGTATTAAATAAACCATATATCGCACCTGAAAGTTCAGGAATACACTTAAAGAAATCAGTTAAGTTGCCATATTCGGAATACGATAATTCAGCTCTATTATTGTAATTAAGTGCATTTACGTTTCGATTGACTATATATTGAGCAGAAAAACCATTTATAGTTTTAAGCTTATTGTACGTTGATAATTGAGATCTTTGCCAAATAAATCTATCAATATATGTAGTATATCCCAAAAACACTCTACTGTAACTTGTTAAATTAACCAATGGCGAAAATAATCCATCATCTGCAATAACACTACGCGCATAAGGATCTGGATCAGATGTAATAATTGGATTTGTACTAGGAGAGAACAACCTAATAGATTTACTTCCTCCAGTTCCAGTACGATAAAACGTTTGGCTCATGCTTTGTACATTACCACAATTATTAAACATTCTTCTATCAGGACTATTATCTGCTGAATTAGTTCAATTAAATTCACCGTATGTGTAATTTTTTAACTCGAAAAAAGTTTCAGATAAAGATAAAAGTAAATTATTACACCCAAACAATATGTAATATATATCAAATATAGTGCAATTCGTTTCTCTAAATGCATTTCTAGCATAATTTCCTCCAAATCGCATATTTGTAACATTTGCTATTCTTGGTCAGCAATCATTAATTGTTCTAATTCCTGTAAAGTCTAAAGGGTGCTTAACTTTCTGTCCATTTAATACACTTTGCCCATTTCAAGTAACTTGTGTTAAATCAGAACCATGTATTGAAAATTTACCGCATTTATAAAAACAATCATTACACATGATAATAAATGAACCGTAAATTCTCTCAAGATTAGAACAGTTATAGAACGGAGCGGCTGAAGAAGAGATATTGGTATCTACACGTAAATATGTATCACTACTATTATCAAACTTAATAGAAACTACTCCAGGATTACTATAAAAACTTACATATGATCCACTAGTAGACTTAGACAACAATGGGAACATTGTTAAATCAAGATTTCCATTATCATATACTACTCCACCAATTGTCATTTTTGATACTTGAGTATTACCTAAGCCAAGAATTTTCAACTTATTGAAAGATGTGCCATTTAAAGTAATTTCTTTTAGTGCTGTACATCCTGAAAGATTAAGTTCCTCCAAATTATCTGCAGTTAATACTAATTTAGTAAGAGACGGACAACTTGTAACAGTCATCTTTTTAACTATTGCTGATTCATCATTACACTGCACCGATTTTAAATTGGAACAATTATCAATGTTAATGTTTTCAAAATTAGTTAAAGTAATATCAGTTAGAGAGGCATTACTTTTAGCAGTAAATGTACCTGGAGTTTTACTTTCCAATATAACATTTTTAGCATAAACACTACTAAAATTAATATTATTTGTTCATGCTGGACGTATTTCACATTTCTGAAGTGTAGCTCCAGTAAGATCAACATTTTGCAAATCGGAGCAGTTTACAATTTCAATATTTGCATTTCCTTTTACGTTTCTAGCTATTACTATTTTAATTGGACATTCTCTAGCAGATAAAGATATCTTTGAATTGCTAATATTTACACTATTTAAACTATAAAAACTATTGTTTAGCGCTAAAGTACCAGAATAATTACTACTAGTTAATGATATTTCTTCCAAAGATGGGCCATTTACTACTCAGTTTCCGGTTTGAGTACCAGAAGAACCAATCATATGTTCAATAATATCTGAATCAAATATAAATGAACTACTAGAATCTGTTTTAGATATAACAAACGAATCAATTGAATCCAAAGTTCTTCATAGTTGAGAACCACCAAGTATAATATATTGAGTACCATTTGAAGGAACATATGTTTCATATGCTATATTAGAATCCTCAAATATATATCATTTATAATCACCGCCATATCTAGCTACAAGTGGGGAATAATCTGGAGCAGTAACAGTAAATCGCATATCTTGATTACGTTGTAAACCAGTTGTTCCATTAGAAAAAATATCACTAAAAAGATAAACGTCTGGATTATCTGTTAACGTTACTTCGTTTTGTTTTTCAGGAATTGTAGTAGTTATGTTGATATTAACTTTATTAACATTAAAATAAGCATCAAGAATTCTAAGACGACCTCTTAATCAATCTCTTGTTTCTTCTACGCCAATGCCATGTAGTCTATCAGAATGTCCAAAAGTATTTTTTTGTTCATCATAATCATAAAGATATTTGTTTCTATAATTAAGATTAATAAGAAAACCAGGTACATCTTTCAAATTAGATGCAAAATACTTCTCTATAAAATTATCAGCGGAAGATAGCGGACCATTTAATGTTCTTCATTGAGCATAAATCTGTTGAGGGAACATTAAATTGAAATTATCTCTTACTTCTGAATTTACATGATATGCATATTTTGCAATTGCAAATAAGAATGAACTTGGAGTATCATATCCTTTTACTCCAGAATCAAATAAGAAGGTATCTCTAAAATTAGTAATACCATTATTAACAATTCTCACTGCTTCTGTGATTGTATCATCATCTGGAATAACATTACCCGAAGAATCATATCTAGTAATATTAGATTTTCAATAATCAGAAAAAGCAAAATAAGATGTCTTTGCACCAGAGTTATCTTTTCCCAATGCAGTATCCATATCATAGAAGAATAATCCACATTTAGAATTATTGCCGTTTGGTGCTGCAGATCAAGTTTTAATGTTTAAGTTCTTTTCAACAGAGTCAACAAGACCTAATGCCATGCATGTAGTATAATAATATACTAAACTTGGATAATCTAAAGGTGCTCTATGATCATTTTCAGAATCGTCAATAATACATTGTATTAAATTACCGACACTAGTAACATCTATTTCAGATGATGTATGCGGAGTATAATGATTTCCATTTTCATCTCTTGTTCTTACATACTGTCTAGTTACATCACTAACATATGTTGTTACAACATCTTTATCTGTTACAGGATCGTATGTAATAGTTGCATCATGATAAGCTCTTTGGTTTTTATCTTCGCCAGGAAGTAATTCATCACATGGTATTGGTACTTTTCCGATTGCGTTAAATAAATATCCACCTGCTCCAGCGACATTTTTTACTAGATTCTGCATTGTACTAGTAGAAACACTTTCAGTATTAGGGGCATATACAAAATCTCCGAACATAAATCCAGAACTTTCAGTATCATTTAGTGGAAATAAAATAGATGGATCGTATTGTGAAAAATCTCAATACGGTGAATTATCTTGAATTTCAGCAGCTACAAAACCAGCAACAGGTTCTACACTTGCTACGCATAGAGCAAAACCATTATGGTCTAATGCACTTTCATCTAATTCTACACTACTTAGTTGTTTTAAATCTGTATATCCAAGATTAAAATAAGAATTACGGCCTAAGTTAAAATTATAAATTCCAAGATAATAATAATCGTTATAGTCTGTATTACCTTCACGATACTTAACTTGTAAGAATAACAACATCGCAAAACCTTCCAAACATTGTTTAATATGAGATTTAATGGCATCTTCAACACCAATTAAATCAATCATATTACGATAATTTCAGTTATTATTCTCATTTACAAATTTACCAACAGCAGTATTATTTGAGTGTGAAGAGTCCACATCATCCGCCTTTAATGTAAATGCACGTTCTGGTAAGAATGTTGAAGCTTCATCAGAAACAAAATTTGGAGAAAATAGAACGGCTTTATTTTGTGATGCAATAGATTCAGAAGGTTCGACAGCTAAAGTAAAGTTTTTCGCTTTATTTGTCATTGTAGAAGAACCCTGCAAATCTAATGTAAAGCTTCCCAAAACTTCTTCATTTTCTCCTTCTAATTTAATTTCTTTTAGTTCTTTATTTATTCCAGGACACCATTCTAGTTTTTGAACATCCAATGTTACAGAGTTTAAGCCTACTTGCCCATCTGTATATGAAGTGTTCATCCAAGTAAAAATATCTGTTTTCGCTCCTTGATAAATGATATCTTTATTGCAAGTTATTACCATTACTGGAACATCTATTTTTCCTGCAATATTTTCTGGCATTCCAGCATCAACCTTAATTAATCGATTATTCATATCATAATTAGGTTTAGACTGAACTCCAGACGTATCAAACATTTGAGTTAGAATTTCAGTTTCTTCTGGATCAATAGATAATCCAATACGATCTGCATAACTATTATAGTATCAATTTATATCAATATCATAAACACGTCTTATATCACTTGTACCTCAACTTGAAATTTCAAAATGATTTAAAGAGAAGTTAGAATTGTGTAATGCAACCGTATTTATTCTGGCAGATGCAATAGTTTTAGTACTTACAGTACCTTCTATTTTACCGTCTAAGTATGTGGTTATTTCATAATAATAATTATTGTCTGCTTGATAACACGTTGCTACATTTATTGTTAGTAGATGGTATTTTTTAGGATTTTCCGGATCATAATCAACTTCTTTATGTAAGAAAACATTACAATCTAATGGAGACTGCGAAAACTGACCTCCAAATACAATTTTATTTTGATAGATTGTAATCGCTTCACTACCAGTTATATCATAACAAGTAATTAATGGGTTAACTGTATTGTTGATATCATTATACTGGATACCAAAATTAAGCATTTGATTATCGCCTGTATATTGACCATCATCGTAATTTTCTGTAACTGTCAGTATTGTATCTGATTCATCAGATTTCTTTTTTTCTATATATAGAGCTGATTCAGAAACACCAGTTATACCGTATAATTTAGTTGTACCACTAGTTTCTGAAGGAATATAATAACGTCTTGTTTCTGGATTATTATTTGAAGTATCTGTTTGAAAAAATCAATTATAAGATGTAGATACTTCTTTACAATAAAAGTACTTTTCAATTGGAGTTCCTTGCTCTCCATTTAATGCATAGTAAAAAGTTACTTTATTTACTCCTGGGTTTAAAAAATGGGTTGTTATTTTATAAGTATATCCATCAGTAACATTTAATGAACCGTTTCCATCATAAGACTCTGGATCTTCTCCATTTACTTCTCATCTAACTCATCCAGACAAGTTTTGAGAAGACAAACCTTTATAGATACGTACATTAAGTGCAATTTTAGTATTAGTGGCAAAATAATATGGATCTTCAATATCATCAGATGTATATATAACCTCACCAGAATTAGTCGGAGATATTTTTAAATAAAGAGTTTCTGGAATTAAGTTAAATGAACAGCTATTACTTATTATTACTGGTTCTACTGCTCCAACAGGTAATAGACTCACAACTAGTTGATATGTGTATAATCCAGCATTGTCGTTTTCTATTAACGATCTTGGAATTTCATATATTATCTCTCCAGAAGCATCACTTATTGTTCCTCCAGCGTCTTGAATTTCAACTCCATTTTGATATCATTTATATTCACATAATTGAGCAGGAGTTGCAATTATATATGGAGCTTTTAAAACAATTCCATTTCTTTGAGCAATATTTACACCAATATCACCACTAGACGATGCATATTGACTACCATCGCGTCTATATAGTGCAGGAACACTAAAAGCATAAGGAATAACAATATATGATACACCTGTTATTTCTCTAGTAATTATACCATCTTTTGCGATTATTTCAATAATTCCATTTTCTTGAAGATCCAACGATACGTTTACAGCTCACCCATTATCCGCATTTAATTTAACAGTTCTTGTAGGATTTTTACCAACAGTATAAGACACACTATAGTCTCCAGAACCACCACTAGTATACAATCTAAGTGTGTATGTTCCAGCACCATTACTTAACGGTACGGTACTATTTGATTCAAGAGCAATACCACCTAATGTTGCACGAATATATCATTTTGTAGAACTTCCTCCACCACCGCCAGAACCAGAACCAACACCACCATTTTCATATACTCATTTAATGTTAGATTCCAGTTTATCTAGACGTTCGTCTGTTTCTTCTATTACAGAGTGTAGACTCTCACCAATGTGTTTGGTATTGGTGAGAGTTATATCTACATCTGTTATTACGTTAGATTTACCGTTAAGCTTCATATTAAATTGTTATTAAAGTAGTTTCCGTTTCTGCGCCCGTAGTAGAATCTTTATCTATTGTTCAAGAAATAAATCTTCCCTGATTAATATTAGCGTAAGAAAATAATGGGGCTTTCGTACCAAACGCTTGTTGTGTGAACTTTTGTTTATTATTTAAAATATTATGAATTCTTGCCAGTTCAATAGAATATGTAACAGAATTATTAGATTCCGTAAACTTAGTAATACATATCATTGGGAATTGTTGATTTGTATCAGCCGTATCACTTCCACTTCCAGATCCTTCAGATGTTTCTGGAATAACTCTAGAAAAATGTTGATATATACTAGGTAGTTCTTTATTAGAAGTCAACTTATAACCAGATGCCTGGCACATCATATAAACTACTGGATGATGTTTTGTAGTATCACTTAAATCTACAAGTGCTGCTGGAGAAAAATGTAATGTATCTTCAGTAAAATCATAAGAATTAGACCAAGAACTGTCAATTAAAGGTTTTTTAGTTAAATTAGTTTCTCCAAACATTCAATTAACAGAAAGCTCATTTTCAAGAGTACTTTCCATAGTCATAAATCCATCAGTTAAACTATTTTTATTTCCATTATCGTAATAATAATATTCGCAAATTGGGAAAGTACAAGCATATGTATGCTTATGCCCGCCTAGACACAATTTAACATTAAAAAATTCCATTAATCTGCTAAATCAATGAATTCCAACAATATCATATCCATTAATTTGATTCGTATGACTTCCAATAAGTGATTTACCAGATCCACTTAATGAACGATAATTATTCTTATTTGATGGAGAAAGTCCATCCCTTGTAATAACGGTAAATGGCATTTCATGACAGATTGTTATAACATTCTTTCCAGAAGCAGAATTAAGCATATTGTAAACCATTGTATAAATGCTTGTAAATCCACTATCAAAATAATCAGTAGAATCAATATTTATCTCTTTATTGTTTATTGCTCATCCAGTATAAACATTAATTGGATACTTTGTACCATTTACTGTTTTATGCCTATTAAATCATGCATCACAATTTACATATGTAATCTCACTATTAACTATAACAAAACGATACTTTGAAAAATCAATGTAATATAATGAAGGAACATACTTTTTATCTCCATTATCTCCAGTAATCAAAGGTATATTGTTTTCGTTTATTTCGTAGCAATAAAATACATGAAAATAGAAGCTATTAGATTTACCATTATCGTCGCCAGTTCCAAGTATTTCTGGATCTGTATTACATAGATCATTATTACCTACAACATTTACTTGTTCAAGATGTTTAAACAAATTAATACCAGCGTTATAATAATCTAATCATTCGTTGATACGAGTACCATTTTGTGTCATGTCTCCAGTATTAAGCAAGACTGGAATGATGTTTTCATTTTGGCAATCACTTAAAATTTTAGAATTTAATTTGTCTGCAGCAGCTGCTCAAACTTGGTATTCAATTCAATGGAAACCTTGCTGATCTGTTGTTTGATAGATTCTAGGAATATAACTAGTTGGGTACAATGTAAATGTGTATTCTTCTGAACAATGTTCAAAATCAGGATTACCATTTTTATCTGCTCTACCAACAATATATGTATATGTTGTAGGATTATCTACAGAATCAGCAATTAATTGAATTATACATTTATGAGAAGTGTATTTTGATCCATCTCCAGGAAAATCTCCAACAATGCGTTTATAGATATTATTTATTGCATCGGCACTTCATTCCTTTCTTTTAGGAAATGATACAAGTTCTTCTTTATCTGCATCAGATGCTTTGTAAGATTCGAATTTGATTCAATTACTTCCGGATTTTAATCAAACATATTCATCAAATTGTCCAGCAGATATCCAATTAAATGTTCTTGTATTATAAGCATTAATTCCAAATGAACAAGTAACCATATTTGGTTTATCCATGTTTAATTTAGTCTTGTCTGTAGAAACATTTTTGTGCTGTCTGGAAGATTTTGGCGTATAATTACTAACTGGAAATTTATCTACTGTATGTGGAAACTCTATATATTCTTTATCTAGATTTAGATACTGTACATCAGTTGCTTTAGATTCAACTCTATATCTTGAACTATCATATGTTGTATGTGATTGATACGCTTGTTTTGCTGGATCTAATTCAAACGTATTTTTAATGATAGTATTAGATTTTGGTTTTATAGCGTTACTAGCGTTTCCAGTGTACCCTCAATATTGATTTGTGGTATTAGATGGATCTCGATTTAAAATAATAGCATCGATAAAGAACCATTTATAACTATAAATCGCTTTAGAATCTACATCACCAGTATTTTTAGAAATAAACAATGATTGATATGTAATTTCATTATTTCCATCTTTATCACCATATGTTAATAGAAACCCATATGTATTTTCTGTATCTACTCTAAGGTCCATTAATTCACCATTAATAAACCATTCTTTATCAAAAGTATTTACATTTATGAATACATCTGCATTAACTTTTGGATCTGCATACTGTTTACATCTAATTAAATAAGTACCTCCAGCTGGAATATAACCATCCAATTCAAGTTTATCTATAACTAATGCATTAGTTGAATCTGGATGCATAAAATGAAGATACACATTGTCTAAAGGAATATCAGAATCAGATGTATTTTCTAATTCGATATATCCATGCGAACATCCAAATTTGGTATCAGTTTTTAATGGCGCATAAAATGCTCCAATTTTCAGTCTATCTGATCTAAGCCTAAGATCTGATTTTTCTGCAGAAGCATCTATATTATTTCCATCTGTTCTACACAGTAATCTTGAAATAAAACCTCTTTTTCCAGTACTATCTGAAAGGTTACTTCCAAGACGAGAAACAATATCCTTTAATTTTTCAGTTGGAACTTCATCGCTTTTTAATTCTCCTTCTGAAGTTACTCCAAATTTAAATCGTTTACCAGTATCTTCATTTATAAATGTAATGTCAGAAATGTCTGATAGTTGGAGACCTGTATCATCAACATACACAATCCCCATGTCTTTCAACATTTGTAATATTTCTTCTTGTGTCATACCTGAGTCGTCTCCTCCATCAGAACTTCCTATTGTACGAAGTCCCTTTTTAGTTTTAATTCATAAAATATCTTCATCTGCTTGCCAAATCATTTCGTTTTCTAGAAGATAATCTTCTACAGATTCTAATTCTGCAAAATTGTCAACAGATCTAATGGTTAAGTGTGCTACTTTATATCTATAATCACTTTCGTTTGGTTTACTTGGGATTACTTTTCTGCTAAAATCTTGATATTTGGAACAACCTTTAAATTTATAAAGATCTCCTACTCCAAGATCAACAGATTGAATTGTATAAGCTGTATCTATATTTACTTGACTTTTTGAAATTCTACCATTAGACGGGTCATAAAAACCTTCAAGTAAAACAATATCGTTTAAAAATGAGCTTACACTAATTCATATATAGTTATCTCCATATTTTTCTTCTGAATCTTCATCTAACTGAACGTTTCTAGATATAAGAAAACAAATATTATATTTATTATCATTAGCAGCAGGAATTGGTAATGTAGATAGATCTATACTAAGTCTAGAATTATCATACATTCCAACTAAGTTAAATGTATCATGCAACGTAGTGGTTGTAAGATACAATAAAATCTTAGTATCAGAAGTGCGCTCTTTAAATCCTTCCTCTTCTGGATCTGTTCATTTTACAGTACCTGTAATATTTGCTACTCCGTTTGCATTATATTGGAAGTTGTTTACTGGAACAAATGGCGGTATTGATTGAGATTTAAAGTCAATTGTAGCATTTTCCACGATAGATAAATCATCTTCATCTATTGACCATAAAGGTTCTTCTGATTCTGTTTTATCATATTCTGAAACAACTGCAGACATGGCTGTATCAGTACCAGTATAAGATACAATACCATAATCAAACGAATTTTTTAATTTTGTAACTTCTGCTTGTAATTTCCTGATTGCTGAGAATAATATATTCAAATAATCTCCAGCATCAGTTTCAGTTAAATCAGTTTCATCTGGAATTTGTAACCATTTATCAGGTTTCGTAACGTCTGGCAACTCATCATACATTGCTTGTGTTAAAACCGGAATGCCTACTTTATATTGTGTAATTATATCTTTTACAGGAGTATATAAATATGCTCCTGAGTAAAAGTACATTTTTATATAAGGGTCTCCAATTATTACATTTGGATCTGCAATAAAATCATCATATGTTGCATTTGCAATAAATTCAGCAGATGTTATAGCGACACCACCACTAGCTTCAGCACAAAGAACAAACTCTCAAAATGGAGATTTAATATCTACAATTTTTCCGTCTTTATATACAAATTCTGGCTTATCTGAAGATAAATGATTTTTTCTACAAACTAATACAACGTTCTCTAATACTACAAAATCGGTAACATATGAATCATTATAATAATATCTGCCTTCTTTTCAATGTCCAGCTCAATTAAAAGAATGTCCTCTTTCAAATTGATTAGAATATGGAAGTTTATTATAAGTTGTCATAATATTGGAATATTTGCATTACATCTGTACTGCCCATATCCACATATTTTAAATATGTCAATATGTGACATAATTCTCTCATTTCAGCCATCCTTTCTCTGTTAAAAGAATGTCCGAGACGTAACTCGGACATTTCTTCTTTTAACAACTCATATAGTCTAATATACAGATTTTCCACAACCGCAACCCTTTATATTGTTTCTAAAATCTTTACATAAAGTTCCACAAGTAGATAATCCATTTAACAATCTAAATGCTTCCAAAAATTGTCTTTTAGATATCAAGTAAGTTAATACTGTAACTGCAGCCATTAACATATCTGCATTAGTATTAACCAAAGATAACTTATCACAATTTGCTTTACAATTATTCTTTAATCAATCTGCTAATCTTTCCTTTTCTGTTAGAATATAGCATTTTATTAAATTATATATAGAGAATATATCATCATCAAATCAAAATGCATTACCAGTATTTACGTTATTTACATAATCAAATGCTTCTGTAAAATCAACTTGTCTTGGTATATCGTTTTCTAGAATATATATCGCATAATCGATTTGATCTTTACCATTCATTGTAACAGTGATTTGTCTAGCATAGCATGTAGAATCTCCACGATGTTCTACAGTTGGGATTATCATTTTTTGATAACGATAATAATTATCTTCTGGTAATTCAAATTCTTTGTCTGCTCTCAATTCATTGATAGATGTAGCAGGATTAGATATTTCGTCTACCACTTCATAATCCAAATCATCTGTTGTGATTTTTAAAACTCTTTCAAAAACTACATGGTCTATATCCTCTTCGTATTCTTCAATTCAACGTTCATATGGAGAGTTATCTACTACATATAGATTTCCATTGTCGTTGATTCCAATTTCCATAAAAAGTCTACTGTCCATATTATACGTCTCTTATTTGGTCGTTATAAGGATTTCCATCTCTAATTTGCAATATTTCTGCATTAAGTTGCTTTTCTTTAACTTCAATAAGTTTATCATTGTAATCCTTTTTATCTTTTGCAACTTGTTCATCAATTGCAACTTTTTGTTTCTCAATTTGAAGTTTTTCTCTATTATTGTTTTCAACCTGACTTTGTAGACGTTGAATTTCAGAATTAAGTTGTTGCATTTGTTGTTCGTATTGCTTCTTTTCATTTGTCATTTGTTCAACTTGCTGTTGAAGTTGCCCAATCATATCGTTTTCGGCCTTTTTATTCTTAATAGATTGTTCAACATACTTCTTTAACTGAGTCATATTCTTTGCAGTAATAATAGACAATGTATCTTGTACATCAACCATACCTGCTTTAATCAATTCAATGTTAATTGCTTTTATGTCCTCTCGCATTTTATATGCCTCTGAACTATCTTGAATATGAATATCAAAATCAGTTAAAGTGTAATGTTCTGGAAGTGCTGTAAATGTTTTTACTAATCTATCTCCAAGAATAATAGAACCAGTGATTCCGTTTTTATATACTACTTTTGCCAGATTTAATAGGTCATAATTAACTTCTTTATACATCAAATCCATAGCATGGAAATACTGTTTTGTAAGAAGTGAGGATTGATGAATTCCCACTTTAACGTTAGACACTGCATCTCTTTCTTGGATACCTCCAAGTTTTTCTGCAAAGACTCCAGTTGTTGCAGATGCTTGTGCTTCTACCGATTCAATTGCAATTTGAATTGCTTGGATAGACTGTGCTTTAACAGTATCATCAAATCCATTAAAAGTTGTATTAAGAATCTGTGCACCTTCTTGAGAAGAATCATATAATGCCAAACCATTCTTTTTGTAAGCTTGTCATTTCATAATTCTTTCTGGCATACTAACTCCCAATGCTACAGGAATATGTGCTATATCAATTCAATCTCCTACAGTACCACTAGTAGCAATTAGATTATCTCTGCAGTACAGTAGTAAGTCATATTTGTCCTGTAAGTTCATTGTAGCTAGCATAAGACTATACGGCTGTCCGTTTTTATCATTAAAAAACATTCCGTTGATGTTTAAAGAAACATCTTTTGGATTACTTCTATTTTGAACGTAGTATTTTGATTCTCCTGGAGTAATAAAGATGTCATTTCCTATTCTTACTCCATAATGTAATACTGAACGATTTTTCTTTTTACTTCATTCCAATCATTCACATTCATACACTTCAATTACGTCAGCATTAGAATAAGTATATCTGCCAGATTCATCCCAAGGAAACAATGGATGAATTTCTAATCCACCAAGTATACCAGGACTCGGAGTTTTTCCGTTACCAAGTATATCTGCGTTGTCATCATATAACGCTCCAGTAGATCTTACAACAACAGCTCTATCATCATAAGAATATCTTTCGAACATTCCTTCTAATCGATCTATTGCTTCTGGTCCTAAATCATCTCCGAATTCATCTAAAATCTGTTCTTTTGTTAGCCATCTTCTAACTACAGCTCTTCTAGATTTATTTAGATAAAATTCGTTTTGATTTCGTTCTATAAAAGTATCTAATGGGTTTAATATTTCTAACGAAATGTTATCGCCTTTAGGTCTAACACGATAATAACAAATTCCAGCAACTAATATGTCTGTAAATAATTCCCGCATTTTATTTTTCAAATCCAAATCTCTTGAATTTCTAATATATGAAAGAATGTTCTGTGCAGCAATTTCATAATCAGATATATAACTTTGTTCTATATCGTTTTGAATTTTCTGCATTTCCTTTTCTATAAAAGGATCATTTACAGGTTGTTGGCTATTTAACAAAATATTTACAATAGCGTTTTGTAAATATTTGCGTAAAAATTCATATAGTTCTTTATCAATCTTGAGTTTTTTATCCCTCATTATATTTGAGAGTGTTTCCTCATCTTTGCAAGTAATTTGTAAATCAGGGTCCAATTCAAGATATTCTCCGACAAGTACATCAATGTGTTTTTTAATTAACGGTGTGAATCCTACAGATGTTGGAACTCCGATACCGTAATTTTCCTCAATATGTCTAAATTGTTCGGCATCTCGAATACCGTGATAATAATTATAAGCCTTTTTTAAAGCTATTTTATCATAAACCAAATCACTAATACAATGGTTTATTTTTTCTATTTCTTTTTCTTTTATCATCCTAATTCCCATTCACCTGTTTCTTCATCACAGTTAAGAGCAGGCAACTCTCTATTAGTTTTTCAATATTTAACTTCATGTAATCTACGTTTTCTCATTTCTTGAGCAACAAAAGCTTTAAATTTTTCATAATCTCCTTGAATGCTCATAACCATAGGGACTAATTCTCTATTTAAATATAAATAAAGTGTCCATATACCATCTGTATAATCCACATGAAGTTTTGATACATACTCTCTTTCTGTGACTTTGTTAATTAATTCACGTATCTCTGTATCTATGTCTTTCATCGTGTCTCATATTTATTATTTGATGGAATTGCACCGTGTTGTACATGCCCATTTTTATCTCGGAAATATCCAAAATCTACTCACACGGCACTTTGATCTATTACTTTAGCTGGATTCAATCCAAATAGTTCTTCATCACCTGCTTCAGCCATCTGCATCGCAGCCACTATATCGAATTTACGTTTCTGGCTATAAGAATATTTTAAAAGTTGTTGTAAAATGTCAGGAAAATCTATAGTATATCAATAATCGTTAAGAAAGTTTCCAACTAATTCCAAACCATGTTTAATAACAGATTCTGTTGCTGTAAGACCTATTAATTTTTTAGTTGCTATCTTTTTTGCTCTACTAGATACTGCATATTCTGGGCGTTTCATTAATCTATCGGATGCTTTACGTTCCTCTAAAAATCTTTGAATACCTATTTTAGTTGCTTCTAGCATAGCGTTGCAATTATATCAAACTAATAACTTATGCGCTGTTTCATATGCTTGTCTAATGTCTCTTGGTCTTTCTTTATATATAGCAACATATTTTGGATCGTCCATTCCTCTAATACGTTTCTTGATAACAATACAGAAATCAGAAACATCTGTATCTGATGCAGATTCATCTTGTCCAATATCAATAGAGTCGATTCCAGCTACATATAAATTTTTATATGCTGAACCATCTTCGGTTGTTAATGGTGGTTCTACAACAAGTACATTGCCATGCGGAGACTCATAAGCATTGATTTTAGATCATTGTTTATCTGTAGTTTTATCTCATAACAGCATCATCTTTTTAGGTTCTGTCCAATTGTGTTTTGTCATGATTTGAGACATCCTTGCAGCAATTAATTCTGCATCAAATAAATTTTCTCCTGTTTTAGAAAGGGCCTCTTCTGGTGTAAAACAATGTTCTGCACATTCATCTAGATAATCTTGACCATGTAAAGTTTTGCGATACTCTTCGTAATGTTTTTTAAATCTAACCCAATCAGTTACACCACGATTATCTAAATATTCACTAACTAAAGCAAATTTATGTGAAGGACAGAAGAAACAAGTTATTTCTGGATCGCCTTCTGTAGTATCATAATTCTTATAAGGCAAAACTTTTGCACCTCTTGGATTCTTAAACATTGTAGCAAGACCTTCTAATGCTGTATCATCACCTCCAGTTCCTAAAAATATCTTTGTTCCAAAGTGTTTACCACCCAATTCAACTAAAGAGTCACCTTGAATTCAAGACTTAGATAAAACTGTATTAGACCCAGCTTCTTCGTACACTAATCTATCTGTACGATCACCTCTAATCTTTGAAGGCTTGTCTGCTATAATAGAATGTATTTCTGCCATCCATCCAACTTCAGCTCCTTCTTTTGTTCGTTTGGATGCTCGTTTAGTATATGCATTATCTACAACTTGACGAATATGCCGGAATCCATATGCGTTAGCATTTAACCAGTTTAACTGATATCAACATTTATCACGAAGTGGTTGTAATTTACCATCATCAAAAGCAGTAAGAACCACTCTATATGCCGGATTTGAAGTATATGGTCGTACAGACATCGCAGCTGTCATTTCTGACCATCCAGTACCTCTACCTTTTAGTGCTCCAACATTTAAGCCTAATTTTTCAGCCATTTCTACATAATGAAACCACTCGTATTGTTTTGATAAGAAAGTAGGAAAATTATATTCACGACCAGTACCAGCAGTTGCATTTTCTAATACAGTCTGCATACGATAATAATTAAGAAAATAATAATGGTCTCCAGTAATTCTATATTTTCCTATAGTAAGTCCATTTTTAAGCCTATCCATCTCTCTATTTCAAAATTTTTTATTTGGTACAGATCCATTAGGAAACTCTGTATATTTACCAGTAGATTCAAAAGTTATAGCACATTCTCTAAATGGCTTTGGATCAAAATCCAAACCTTGTTCCATTGTAATTGGACGGTATCCAGTAATTTCATAAGACAGTTCTGGATCAAAATATTCAATTTTTTCGTCAATTGGTACATCTCATTCTGCGCCATTTCGTTTGTGGTGAACTCATAGTTTATCTTCTTGTTCTCGCACTGAAGATAAATCAATTGACTTAATCTTGTTTTCTTTCTCTTCAAATAACTGCCTTATTAAACTTTCTTCATAGTTTTCTGTAAATTTCGGTATTTTATTCCTTTTCTCCAAAGGTGTCTCAACTTTCTTTTTCTTAGGTTTTGGTTTTTCATCTTTAAGACACTTTGGATCTATTATACTCTTCTTAGCCATATTATCCCTCTAATCAAATAAGCCCTGTTCAACATCTCCTCTAATTTTAGATTGTGCTGCCAAATCAGTCTTATGTGTTTGTTCCAATTCTTGTAAAGTAGTGCGCATAACACTAATTTGTTTAATAGAATCTAATATATCTTTAGCTTTATGTATAGGTTTACCATCTACGTCAACTTCTGTAAAATCTATGTTGTCAAGGTAAACTTGAAATTTATACAATGTTCTATAAGCTACTTTAATAGAAGTAAGAATTGGATCTGCATCTTGAAGTTCTTCATACTTCTTAAATGCTGCAGCAAAGTCTTCGTCCTTAAGATCTTTTTCTGTTAATCCAGAATCAACTAATGCTGCTTCTTGTCTATCTTTTATTGGTGATTTAAAATAAGGACTTTTAAAGTCGAGAACCAGATAGATATAAGTAAATTCTTTATAAGCCCGAAGTCTTTTCTCTCCAGTTTTATCTTCTTTACATTTATTTCTCTCTGGTTCCCATAGTTTTGCAAATTCTTTTATTAATAATATGGTATAATCGTCTATTCGAAGAGTATTTGTACTATTATCGAATATAAAGATTTGCATATATTATTTATTTTGTTTTCTATTTGTTTTGGCGTTATTCTGCCTTTTTACAATTCCACCATTTTGCTTTTCTTTAACTTCAAAATCGGTATTATTTCTTGCAGATTCTAATTGTTTTTGATATTCTGGTGTAATTCTATCACTTGCAAAACCAGCACTTACAAAAGGTCTTGCAAAAATTCCAATATTATTCAACAAAACTGGATTTGTAGAGACCCTTCTTGTTGCATTATCATACATTACATTATAATCTATATCGGGTTTTCCAAAATATGATCTTCTTGTAACTTCTGCAATATTTCCTAATGGATATGTTTCAATAGTATCTTTTTGTGCAGTGATTCTTCTTGTGCCTTTTGGCATTCCATCTGAAAATCCATCTTCTCCGAATGCAATCTTAGTACCACCACAACCACAATCTACTTTCTTCCCTTTAGAGTGTTTAGCAACAAGTTGCTGCATTTTTCCTCCGCATTTAAACATTTGTGATTCTTCTGGAGAGAATACTTGCATTAACGCTTTTCCAACTTCTTCTCTTGGTGTAGTTTCATCAAACCCAGACATTGCTTGACCAATTGCATCATATAGACCTTCTTCAGAACCATATTTTTCAATACCAGACTGCCATAGTTGTACCATTTGTTGTTCATCTACACCAAGAGCATCTTGTATTCCTTTGATCATATCTGCATCTTTAGCTCTTTTTACAGACTTTCCACCTTTTTCGAATTTTATCGGCTTTATCATTGTTTATACTTTTAAAAGATCTTTAGTAGAAAATAATTCTTCATGCATAACTTGATTTACATCAAATCATCTGCATTTAATACCTAAAAATATATTTTCCTTCTCGTTAGTTGTTTTATTTAACATAGTACGTGTAGATTTTTCAACAACTCACATAAGTGGTTTATTTGGAATATCATGTTTAATTGTGCATACATCTCCAGGATTAAAAAATACACGATAGTCATCTAATTCATTATACATTTTACAATTAATTTTTAAATTAAACATTTGTTCCTTTTGGAACAATTCGACACATTATATTTTGTTCAGAAATATTAAAATAACCTTTCTTACGAAATGGCACTGGCTGAGCAATATGCTTTATTACATATACATCTTCTCCAGGTTGCACATTCTGACATTTTGGTCCAACGGCTATCACCTTAGCACAAGCTACATATTCTTCATTTTCTTCAATTTCTCCTGAATCAGTAGATTGATATTTTTGAGAACTTTGTATACCTATGATTAAACCAGATTCAGTTCTTTCAATATTTCTATAAGGATTTTCATCATAAAATTTAATTAATACCCCAGTATTACATGGGATTATATCAACCTCTTCGGTTTTAATTCCATCTAATTGTTTAGATAGCACATTATCAGACATTAACTTATTAAAATCATTTATTTCCATATTATCATTTATTTAAATCACATACTTCGTCTTTAGATCTAGACTTAGCTTTTAATTCGCAACCACAAATAGAACATATATAGTGATTACGAGTTAATCTTATTTTTTTATCACAAGCCATACAAATATCATACCTTTTCTGATATTCTTCTGTATTTATACCAAGAATTACATTTTTTCATCCTTCGTATACTCTTTTGAACCAATTAAAAAACCTTATCATATATAATCCAAATTACAATTCTTAGGAACACTTACCAAATATATTGGTTCTCCATCATTTGTATGACCTATTGGAAAATCTAAACTATAGTAAGAATGTATATTTAAATCCTTATATAATCTATTTAAATCTTTTCCTAAACAATGCTTGGTATCCATAAATTGAAAATCAAGGTTCTTTGCATGATTATCTACTTCTGCAAACAAATCAGTCACTACCATTTTCCAGCAGTGCATTTAGCAGATGGACTTTTTGTTTTATAGTTCATTTTACATCCGCAGCCTTTAATTCACCCAGCATGAGGAAGTCTGGATACTTCTCCTGTATCTTTATTCATATACTTACTACTATCACATATAATGCCGTATGTAGGATCCTCTTTCCTAATAGGGCATGCTTTACATATTGCCATTCTTTCTTCAGAAGTCATATTAACCTAATTTATATGGTTCATTTCTATCTAATTGTTCCTTTATTCTAAGTTTCTTAGAATAATCTTTTATCATTCTTTGTACATCATCTTTTAAATATGGAACGTCCAATATTGTTTCTACATCATTATGATCTATATGATTTATTTTCAGCTCTTTGATTTTTAAATGCGGATAGAGCGTTTCAATCATATAAGCATATAAAGATAATTGCAAACAATAATGAGACCATGAACAATCTTCTAGATTTTGTAAAGGTGCCTTCATCATTATTCTTTTCTTTCTTCTACTGTCAAAGAACGAGTGTTTTTTAATCTCTGCGTTAGTTTTGTGATCTATGATGTAAACATCAGTACCATCTACAATGCAAAGATCAATCTGTCCAGATATATATACATTATCAAATATGCAAGACAATAGTAATTCCGGATAAACACCTTTTTTAAGATCTAGTTTATAATAGTTTTGTCTACACTCAAATTCTCCACAAAGATTTGGAAGTTTATATAATTCAAAATCAAATTTTTTATTATTATAAAATCCCATTTCAAATTCTTCGTGGATTTTAGTTCCTCTATCACAAGATTCATCACGCTTTCTTTTATATTCTGCTTTAATTGCGTCCTGAGTAAGTTTAAATTGTTCTTCGTTTATACCTCATTTTGGAAGTAATTCCAATTTTACTTTTTTTGTATTAAGTAACATTGGTTTTACGATAGACCATTTGTCTCCATCCATAAGTTCCTCTAGAGCCTTATATGCAGATCAAAATTCTTCATCAAATTCTTGTGAATAAGCATTTATAAGTGTAGTAACTGAAATATATTTTTTTAAAGTCTTCTTATCATAATATGTGTGTGTTTCATCGTTAAAGAAAACGTTATCATCTTCTTTGTCTACCTTAATTCCGTTTATGTATTTTTCTTCAATATTCTTTGCAGCTGGCATAATTCATTAACATTTAGCATTATCATAATCATCTTTTATTCTTCGCTTTGTTTAACAATTTGATCTACATCTAAATATTTTGTACCTATTTTAGGCACTCTATCTGTGCATTCTAATTTTACACATTTTATTAGTTCCGCAGCAATACACTTACTTCTAGATTTATCCAATTGTTCTCGCAAAGTAGCATTTCTATCTTCAAGTTCAATGATTCTTGCATCTTTTTTATCAATTCTTTCGTTCAAAGTTTCATTTTGATCTTGAAGTTCATCTGCTAATTTACTTCAACGATCATCTTCTTTTGCTTTATTATCTATTTTCATACTTTTTCTAGTTTCACGTATTGTTAAAAGAGATACAAGGCCGCCTCCAGCAAGAGCTCCAATAATTGCAATTAGTATTGATGTAATATCCATTTATATATTAGTTTAAGTTTATTTATTTTATGTTCTTATATTCTTATTATTTTCCGCGCAAATATAATCATTTTTATTCGCAATTCAAAATCTGTATTTTGAAATATAATCAAAAATATTTATATTTGCAAATAATAAATAAAAATAGAATATTATGAATGAGAAAATAGAATACTTAGTACAAAAATTTAAGAAAGGCTCTAAGATTAAAATAAAAGAGTCTCAAAAAGGATCGTTTACAAAATATTGTAACGGTAAAGTAACAGAGGCGTGTATAGCAAAAGGCTTAAGATCTCCGAATCCAAAAATTCGAAAGAAGGCCAATTTCGCACGTAATGCAAGATCTTGACATCATAAATAATGTGTATAATGTTTTTTAAAAAGAAACAACCTCGAAAATGAGAGTTTGGCTTAAAACCAGAAGTAAATTGACATGCAAGAGTAAAATCAAAATATGATTTACAGATTGTATGTAAAATAATACTTACTGAAATATTAGGTATAACAGATGTTATTTTAAATGTTTTTACTAACGATACTGCATTAAAAAGGTTTGATACAGATGATGTTAAAATGCAAGCTATTTTAAGTAGAGCAGGTAAAACTAATATGTATACACTTCATTTAAGAAGTGATATTACAGACATCATTCCTATTATTTGTCATGAAATGGTACATTTAAGCCAATATTATAGAGGTGATTTAAGTTTGAAAGGTACAACTTTTTCTTGAAAAGGTATGGAGTACAATAACATAAACTATTGATCTAGACCTTGAGAAATTGAAGCAAGAAAAGAACAATATAAAATAGAAAAACAATTAAAGAAATTGTATTATGAAGCTAACAGTAGATAGAAAATGAAAAAAGACTGCCTATACAATCGGCAATCTTTATGTAGATGGAGTTAAATTCTGTAATACTTTAGAAGACACTGATAGAGGATTGAAACAGACGGATTCTTTAGAAGAAATTAAAAAGAAGAAAGTATACGGAGAAACCGCAATACCAACAGGCACATATCAAGTAAGAATGGATATTGTTTCGCCTAAGTACAACACCGTGTCTTTCTTTAAGAAACTTTGTAATGGAATGGTTCCAAGAATTATGAATGTTCCAGGTTTTGAAGGAATTCTTATACATACTGGAAACTCTCCAATTGATACATATGGTTGTTTACTTGTTGGAAAGAATACGCAAGTTGGCCGAGTAACTCAGTCTAAAGATACTTTTGAGAAACTATATAAGAAGATGAAAAAAGCCCATGATAAGGGCGAAAAAATTTGAATAGAATTTAAATAATTATGACAGATTATAAAACATTATATGACGCAATAGTAAATTTGAATATACCTATTGAAAAACAAGGAAAGTTTGCGAATGATAAAGATCTTTGATTTGAATACGCACATTTTCCTTATATATTGGAGAAAAGTAATCAATCAGATGCTGTTGATATCAATATTCCGCTTACATTTGAAGCAAAAGCAGATAACACTGAGATTTACTTTTTGGCGTATGATGCAGAGTCACAGACAAGGACGATAGAGGTTAGCACGGATAATGGTGAGACTTGGACTGAATTTACATCTGAGAATTACGACGAAGGTAATAATACTCCTATTGCAACTCTGAATATGGGTCAGAAAGCGTTGGTTCGTGGAAATAATCCTAATGGGATGGGGATGGGCGAAGATGATTTTTGTAGCGCTGGTTCATTTCAGATTGTTGGTGAAACTTATGTTTATGGTAACATAATGAGTTTATTAAGTAAGGAGAATTTTGCATCTATGAAAGAAGTGCCGGAATATGCATTCCCTTCTTTATTCGAAAATTACGATAATTATGAGTGGACAAACGAACATTCGTTATTTTCTCATCCAATAAAGAAATTACTTATACCAGCTACTACGCTAGCTAAGTCTTGCTACGCATACATGTTCTCTGGTTGCACTGGGTTAACCATCGCCCCTGAGCTACCAGCCACTACGCTAGCAAACAGTTGTTATTGTGGTATGTTCCGTAGTTGCAAATATTTAAATATTGCGCCTAAACTTCCTGCGACTTCGCTAGCAATTTCGTGCTACAGCTCCATGTTCAATGATTGTACCAGCATTACCATTGCTCCAGAACTTCCTGCAACTACTTTGGCTGAGGGTTGCTACAGCAACATGTTTGGCGGTTGCACTAGTTTAATTACTACACCTGAATTACCTGCTACTATACTTGCACATAGCTGCTACAGCAACATGTTTAGCAGTTGCACTAGTTTAACCAATGCTCCAGAACTTCCGGCTACTACGTTAGCTGAATATTGTTACTCATCTATGTTCAGAAATTGTACATCATTAACAGTTGCTCCGGAACTTCCTGCTACTACATTAACTGATAATTGTTACAAAGAAATGTTCTATCATTGCACAAATCTGATTACAGCTCCGGAACTTCCTGCTACTACTTTAAGTAGTTTTTGCTATGCCCACATGTTCGATCGCTGCACCGGTCTCACTACTGCTCCAGAGCTTCCTGCTATAACTTTGGCAAATAAGTGCTACGAATTCATGTTCAGTGATTGTGCCAACCTCAGCTTTGTTAAGTGTGCTTTTACAACAACGCCTGGGACTTCATATACAAACAATTGGCTGGCAAACGTATCTGCAACTGGTACGTTCGTCAAGAACTCCGAAGCTACATGGGATGTAACTGGTGCTAATGGTATTCCTACTGGTTGGACAGTTGAAACTGCATAAGACAATTAAATAATTATGGTTCTTTGCATATAAACTTGTGGGACCTTATTTTCCTTCGTCAAAGGAATAAAATTAAAAGATAATTTCAACTATAAAACAATTAAAATAAAATGAACGATTTAAAAACACTTTATAACAAAATCATTGGTAGAGAAATACCAATATCAATTGAAATGGAAAAAGAACTATATGATGAATATAAACACTTTCCTTACACAGTAGAAAATCCAAAAGAAGATGAAGAGAGCGATGATGAAGGAGGAGATGATGCAGTACCAAAATAAAATAAAAATCCCAGGCTCAATTAAGAGTCTGGGATTTTTTTTGTTTATGGCGTACCTTGTTCAATGTTTTCTTCAGATGGCACAAAGTCTACTTGTGTTGAAGAATCAGATATGTGATCAATCAAAATATTTCATTGAGATGGAGTAGAAACTTCATCACAAATATTAGTTGTACGATCAGTATATTGTATATTTTCAAATGTATCAAATACACAAGTTCTAGTATTTGTAATAACTCCATTATCAATTGTTAATACATCAAATTCATGCATTGTTGTTAATAACTCATCTTGCGAATTTTGTCGATAATCACATGGTGTGTCTGCTTTATATCTATAGTAACCATCAGCTAAATAATCTTGATAGTTATTTCAATCTACATTTTGTGATGTAAATATCTTACCATCTACATAACAAGATGAAACATAGTGATCTTCTGTAACGCTTGAATTTATTGTAGGATCATTATATAATATTTCTCCAGTACTAACTCCATCTATGTATCTTTCAACTTTTTCTGCAACGTATTTATATAACATGCTTCCATCACAAACACACGGAACTAAACCTCCAGCTACATAGTTTGGTCATCCTACAGTTTGTTCTGTAGTTTCTGGAATTTGTTTATACTCTCCAAGTTCCATAGTAGATGCTTGTCGTACTACTACATGAGATGCAGTTCCGGTTCTATCATTTAATCCAGCATCAGTTAGATCTTTAATTGCAACTCCATTTTCATCATATATTACAATTGCTACCTTATTTCTAAATGTATCGAAACCTAATGATAATCTTTTTATCCAAGTATTATTTATATATTGATAAACAATCAGTTCTCCGTTTTCTATGAGGATTTTGGCTTCGGTTGAAACGGTGTTCAATTTTTTTACTTGGAGATTATTTATAAACGAATTATTGTTTACAAGCTTGTCTATAAAAGTTTGCCCTCCAGTAAGATTTATTTTATCTGCGTTTAAAGTAATTTCTGATCCAGATTCATTCACTTTTGCTACAATAGCAGCTGCAGATGTTTCATTACTAATTGTTGTCGAAACGGAATTTGCTAACTGTGTGATTTTAGACGCCCCTGTTTCGGAATCAAATACTTCCGATTCAATACCATTAACAGATTGTTCTAACTGAGACATTCTTCCATTTTCTCCATCTAGTTCTGTAATTCTAGATGTAATAGAATTCGCAGTTTGATTAAAAGTAGATTGAGTTACGTAATCCTCACCAACAATCTGAGTAACTTTAGTTGAAAAGCTTTCAGAATTAAGTACTTGTTCAGCAATATCTCTAGTTACACCATTTAAATCTTCTGTAGTTTTAATTACAAGGTTTTCGTATTCTCCTTCTAAAGTATCTGTTTTATTTTTATATCTTTCAACATCACTTTGAAGTTCAGATAATGCAGTTTGATAATCTTCATATACCTCTTGATAATCTTCTGCAATTTTCTGAGAAATTTCTTCATTTAAAGCGTCATAATCAAGAATGTCTTCTAAGTTATAACTTGCAATTAGTTTTATCGGTCTTGTTCAATTTTCAACTATACCGTCTTGCACACTTGTATTAGATGTTACAACAATATGTGATTCCCATATATTGCCAGATAAATTATCTGGATTAGATCATCCTTCTGGATAAGTTATAGCTCCAGTACTAAAATTATATGGATTTCCAGTAGGCTTAGAAGGAGTATTTTGAGAAGAACAGTAAGCATGTATACAAACTGTATCTGTTGCATCGCTTACTGTTCTTTTTATTTGTAGTATTTTCTCTGGATAAACTTCTGGAGAATCACAATCTGCAACACTAACACCTTTAGATCTAATAGCAAGTTTTATACTATTTAATATATCTTTTATGTTAGCCATTTAATTGTTTTAATATTTTTTGTGCTATTTCATATCGTTTCCTTGCTTGGCCGTGACCATCTGCAGGACGTATAAATCTTCTAGTTAGTGTATCCACACTTGTTCATAGATCATCTCCATTAAACGCATCCATATAATTTTGTCTACCTAATCATCCTCCACTTTTAACATTAGACAATTCATCTAACATTAATTGCACTTGAGAATCTAAATCTTCTCCAGCTTTATACCTATCGGGATGCCATTGTCACAAACCTTTTGCTTTTCCTGCATCTCCTACCGCTTTCGGATTTGCACCAGACTCTGCAACAACTGTAGCGAGAATGGCCGCTAATTGATTATTTTTAATTCCAGCGTTTCTTAATTTTTCACCTATATAATTTAGATTATCGTAATTCACACTACCTAAATTGGATAATGAAATTTTACCTTCCATACTTGGAGATAAAGGAACTGGAACATCTGCTGGTTTTGCTACAGGTTCTATTACTTCATCTTTAAGATCTTTAAGTTTATATTCTGGTTTATATGTGTCAAATTTAAATTCTGGAGTTTCAAGTTTGATTGGATTTTGTTGTACAATATATGGAGTGTACGTAATACTTGGATTAAAAGAATTTAAATAGTTTTTCATATTAGGCTATAGAAGGTTTGTAAAAGTAATAAAATCCAACTGGCAAATGATCGGTTTTCAATTCTAAATCATAATCTAAATCAACTTTTATATCATTACTAGTTTTAACAAGTGTTAATTTTCCTTTACTTTCTGGTTCTCCACTATATACAATCTCTATAATTTTATTAATGTCATTTTGATTAACTTCTTCTCAAGGTATTATATCGTATCTCGGATCTTCAACTGGTATAGATGGAGCAACTGCAATACCATATCCTATATCTATTGGTAATTCTGTTTCTTCACAATTACCACTTTTTCTTTTAAGGATTGCTTCGTATATTGTTTTAATATCATTCATTACTTCAAATTTTTAACTAGCTTGCCACCAAATTTAAAACCTCCAACTCTTCATCCTGGAACTCTTTGACCATTAAAGATGTCCATATATCAAGAGCCTTGTTTATTTAAACCAAATTGTCCATTTGGTAATCGTGTTTGTCCTATAACTCCAGGCCGTTTCATCTGTACACCAACAGGATTATATCCAGTAGTTTCAGGAAGACCTCCAGCAATGACATCGGATGCAATTCCAGCGACAACTGGAGTTAACACCATTGCACCGGTAGCAGCTGCACCTTGATTATATGCTTTTTTACTTCCTCCAAGCTCTCCATATTTTGCATTAGTAAAATCAAAATAATTAACATTCGGATTATATCCTTGTTCATATCAAGTTCCCATTGGACCAGTAAGTGTACCAGCTGGAACTCCAGTTAAATTCTTATAAGGAGCAAGCTCTGCTTCAGTAGGTAAGTGCCAACGATAATTAGGGTGAGCATTATCATAAGGTTTCCAATTTCTGTTATAATCATCCCACATTCAATTCTGAATTGCCGCTAAATCTGTATAAGGACGATATGCATTAGCTTTATTCATTGCTTTTCAGAATTCACCTTGATATTGTGCCCAATTATTTGGATTTTCTGCTTCTTTTGTTTCTCTGTCCTTCATATAGGTGTCAGATACACCCCTACCTATTTCTTTTAATTCATCTAAGGATACTGTTACGGTAGGACGTTCAAATCCATCTCTAACATCTTTTTTATTTTCAACCAGTTGTTTAACAATTTGATTATCAATTGCTTTTCTATTAGCAACGCTTTCTGCAGTTTCTGTTAATGGACCAGTAGTTGTAATAGCTTCTGTTCAAGATCTTGCAGGACCAACAAATTCATTAGAATTTAATGCCACCTGTATTGGTGGTACAGTTAAACCCTTTGGATCTTCTACTTGTATTCCAGTAACTAGTGCTTTTGCATTATCACGTAATTCTCTTCCACGAAGTCCTTGTTTTCTCAAGCTAGCTTTTGCATTTGCAAGTGCAATATTATATTGGGCGTTTGAAAAACCCATGTTTTCGTTTGCTAACTCTCTAGATCTTTTTCTAGTTAGCTTTATATCATTACCAGTTAAGTTTCTTGCCATTTCTAATTTTATTTTTAATTTTTAAACACATCTTCATTTTGTCGCAAAAATAATAAAAATTTTGCTAATAACAAAATTCAGATAAAATAAAAATCCAGATTAATTATGAATCTGGATTTTTTCTTTCTAATTTATATTCCTTATAAGCAGAATCTAATTGTTCGTCTGTTAAAGTAAAATCTTTATTCTTTAAATAAGCGTCATATATAATCTTAACGTATTTATGCATTTCGTCCATTTTATCTATTAATTCTTGAAATACAGGTAATTCTTCAACTGTAAAGTTTATATATTTACAAAATTCCGGATTTAAGAATTTTATCATTTTCATTGGATAGTCAAATGCATCTTTTATTCATTCTTCTTTTGATAAATCTTTATATAAGAACACATCTAATTGTCCAAACTCGTGATGTAAACAAGTAGTTGGTAATTCTGGTTGTATTGATAGGATATCTATATCTTTTGATTTAAAATCTGGATATTTATAGAAGAATTGAGTTGAACCTACCGTAAAGTTTTTCATATTGCGGCCACTCTGTGTTTTCCTTCAGAATAAGAATGTTTCTTGTTATCATCTATTAATATTATTCTTTCTGCATCTTTCCATAGTGTATTAGTATCATAATACTCTTCATCATTTGGAAATAGTTCTTCTGTTAATCCTCAGCATACATCTCTTATACCATCGTCTTTTGAGCTATCGGATATAAACATTGTTCCTCCTGTAATATTAATTCTTCAAAGATAATATGTTTTATCAGAAATACATATCTTTCCAACTAATGTTCCGGTTCCTTCTTCATAAACAGTACCTATCCTTTCTATATTATCTCTTATGTATTCATTTGGATTAAAAGATGAGTATCTATCTCCAAAATCATTTATCACTAATATATGATATATGTATTTATTATCAAAATATCCAAGAGGAATGTATTTAATCTTTCCGTTTATTTCAGAAACATGTGGAAGTAATTTATATGCTCAATTATATTCTGTTTCTGTGCTATAAGAATCAATGTATTCTCCAAAAACTTTATTTACTTCTTTCATAATTTTTTAATTTTAATATTTATATCGCTGCGAATATAAGAAAATTTTTTGGATTTTCAAAATAATTAATCCCGGCTCATAAGAGTCGGGATTTTCGTTATTTGAGAATTCAATCATCTACAATTTCTTGTTTTTCATCATTTAAAGTTTTAATTTCCGCATTTATGTCCTTTAAAGATTCCTCTAGTTTATCAGTTTCTTCTTTATTTGGATTTACTATTTTATCGAAATACTTCTTTCAATATTCATCTAAATGTTCATCCATAAATGCTTTCTTTTTATCTTCTGATCATTCTGAGAAATCTTCAGGAACAACAACATCTGAAGGAAAGAAAGGGTGCTTTACAAATAATGAATCTTCTGGTGCAAATAATAATGCTAAAAATAAACCTAAAAGTGAAGAACCAAATTGTTGACTTCCTCAACCGTTAAAAAGTGTTTCCATAATACTAAAATTTAAAAGTTAAACATAATTTTGAGTGTTGATCAACAAAAGTATATTAACTTATGTATTATTGGATATTTCTACTTTGTTTGTGTTTATACTAGGAGCGCGTGCATTACTGTAGATGCAGGTATAGAATCTGCATTTTGTAATTTTATTAATTTCACTATCTTAAATTTTTAACTATTGGAATAGAACCTTCTGATTGATAGTATTCATCTCCAGTAATTGGAGAATTGTATTTTCTACTATCTTCTAAAAATGCAGGACGAATGTATCCTCCATAATATGCATTTTTTTCTACTTCTGGAGTTACATTAAAGTAATCATTGAGATATATTCGATCGTAAAATTCTACGGGCTTCCCTATTCCAAGAGATACATCTTTTTTATTATTTCCAATTATTTTGTTAATTGTTTTTTCTTCTGGACTATTGTTAAGATCTACCGCACTTTCCCCAACTTTTGGGTTAATGTCTCATAAATCATAATACGAAACATACTGACCTTTATCATCAAATCCTGTTCCAATAGTATGAGTAGATAATAAGTCAGTTAAACTGCTATTATTTCGAGAAAGTTTATTTGTTCTTCCATCATACAAAGCATCAAATATCAGATTAAATTTTGTATTATCATCAATATCCAACGCTTTGTAATTTGAATTTGGATCATCTCCTTTTGTAGGTCTATATTTAGAAGGTATTACTTTGATAGAATCTTCATAATTGTGTCTTTTATCTTTTGGAATTCCCAAATATTCTGCAAAAATATCATCTCTACCATGTAGATGCATTGGGTACTCTCCCTGATTACCAGATAGTGCTGTATTAATTCTTGACCCAAAATCATCGTATCCGTATGGATCAACGTAGTCGTAAAGCCTTCTTCTTATTTCCGGCATTACTCAATTTACTAGTTTTGGATGATTTCTGGCAAAATCTAAAATTCTTTGTGTTTTATCTTCGTCTTTTAAAGTATTCTTTATTTTGTTTATTACAAATTCTTGTACTTTACTTCCATTTTGATATTTTTTAATTTTCATAATATTATTGTTTTAGTTTTGTGCGAATATAAGAAAATTTTTGAAAATTTCAAAAACATATAAAAGAGAGCTGAGATGTTGAAATTACGGAATTTGTGTATATTGCGGGGATGATAGGAGTATCATACACAACGACCCCTCCCCACCTCCAATGGGAAATTCGTTTTGAATTCCAACGAGGCCCGGGTAGGGTCAACTGATATGGTACCTTGAGCTACAAGGGTAACTGATCAGCACAGCAGCCACGTGAAAGCTGATCAAACTAGCCAAAAGGCATTCCATTATAACAATGGCTGTTTGCCTTTTGGCGTCACAACAAGTCGTGGAATAACGGGGAGCCGCTGAATAATAGTAAGCGTGAGCCAAGATCCGTTTAGTACTGATGAGTTGTGATTTCCCAGGGCTTTAATGAATCTAGACCTGGCTAGTAAAGCACTATGATGTACAAAAACATCATTATCAATGTCAACGACATCATCAACGGAGACGGTTGTCTCCGTTCAAGGTTCGAAGAAGCTCTGCGAAGAGCTAGACTTCACCGCAAGGTGAATAATGTGGACCCTTTGGCTATGAGGGCTCAAATGCCCTTACGTACTCGCAAGGGTGGTACACTGTTCACAGCGTACCTTCGCAGAATGCGGAGATATCGCTTACCTAAATAACATTTTACACCTACAAGAGTTCATAGCTTTGCTCGTAGGTGAATCTAAGCGTATAGAAATGTCCAAACCCCTTTAAGTGGCAACATTATATGTTGGCAGGTCCGATTCCTGCATTGGGGTCTATGTTCTCCAAACATGGAGCGGCTCAGCTGCGACAGAGGCTGTAATCTCTCGATCTATATAAGGATCGTCTCTGCTTGAGTAAAGCACTAGCCAGGAGCCTTTTCCATTATAATAAGGCGTTTTGCTTCTGGCAAACCACGAAGAGTCGTGGAACGATGGGGACCCGCCTACAAGGTAGGTGTGCGGCATGATCCATTAAGTACTGATAATTCGTGTCCTTCCAGGATCGCAATAAATCTAGGCCTGGCTAGTAAAATGTTATGGCAAAGTATTTTGCTATCAACAACTTTGAAGTAATTCTCGGTGTTATTGCCGAGAGAACAAGCAAAGGTGACATAATCCCCAAGGAGAATATAATCTGCATCCTCGCAGATTATTACAACGTCACAATAGATGACGTTGAGCTAATCTCCGAAGAGACTAGTTACCTCTTAGGAGGATACTGTTCTGGATGGACCGATTCCAAAATCCTCGATGATTATTGTCGAGGATTTAAGGATAATCGTGTTTGTCTCCTGGAGACTGGCATGAATTATCCTGAAGTTCGGGATATCTGCGACCGCTGGTATAGTGGTCGGCAGTTCAAAGTGAAAGATTGGTATCTCAAATAGGTATCAATCTTTCAATAGTCCAAAACTTATTCTGCATAGGTAAGGCTGTATTGTGCAGAATAAGAGTACTGATACAGCCGCAACATGGTCTATTATGGTAGAGCTTGTTGGAACCGTCTACGAGGGCGAACCGGCAGTTAACCTGGTAGTCAACGATAACGTTGTCAAAACGTACGTAAACAGAGCTGGCATGTCTATGCTCATGTTCATGAATTACGTTGCTAATGACAACGATTACGAGATTGATTATCTCGAGGGGGACACTGCGATTTGCTACTAGTAGGAATACTCATGTATCAAGGAGGAATCCGATAGGAGATCAGCATGTTCGAGTCATGCCTTGAGTACTAAATAGCAACCACGCTATGACATTTAAATTCGTATTTGCTGATGGAGAAACCGATAGGGTCTTCAACAGCACGTTCGATGCCTACATTGAGGTGATCAACGCATTCAATCAGTGCGAAGATTACTTCATTGGGGCTCGCTTGGCCGACGACAAAGCAGGCTGGATCAACATTATTGATGCTGAGGCATACGTAATGCAAGTCGCTCCTGTCAAGGAGTATCTTGAGATTGCGTGTCTCTCTAGTTTCAATGATTTCCAGATTCGTGAAGATATCAAACAGATGTTCTTCGTGGATGTTCCTGAAATCCTTCCTAGCTGGAGACAGCATATGGAAGAGTACAGTGATGCTTATGATGATTATATTAAAGGTATCAATCCCAATGGATAAGGCTTCTCTTAAAGACGTTTTATCATGAAAGATCTTTTATTTTGTATCTTCGGAGTCCTGGGATTAATCCTGGGACTCTTTGGAGTCTGCGCTATTGCTGCACTCGGTCTGTATCTTCTGAAGATCTTTGGATTCTTCGGAGTAATCCTCTTTACTTGCATTCTTGCAGGGTCTGTTACATTATTAACTTCTAACAAGGCTTAAGACTATGTGCCACGTTAAGAACAGCGAGATGAGAAAACGCATCGTTCTCATTGCAGCCGCTTACGTTAGGATGCGTGAGAAGGCTCAGCTCAAGCCTGAGCAGATCAATGTTAAAGTTCTGACCTATCAGTATGGGTTCAAGAACTTTACAAGAATTGAACTTCTCTCCAAAGAGCTGGAGAGAATGATTGCAATTCGTGCAACTCTCAGAAGCAAGAGGATTGTCCCCATGGCTTCTGAGTCATGCGCTAACATCTTCCAGGCTCTCGGAGTCTGATGTAGTTTACCCACTTTAGTAGAATTCTATGTAATAATCCTGATGGGGTTGAGTGGGTGCCAAACCAAATTCATATAATATGAAACAATTAACTCTATCCGATCAGAGACTTATCACCGAAGATGTGATCAAGTCTCTTGAGTGCGAACCTCGCACTGACCTCTGCGGAGCATATAAGCAGTGCAGAAATGCAATTGCTGAATGCGAAGCTCTTCTCAGCATGCTCAAGAAACTGAAAAGCGACATTGAGTATGAATTACTTGAAAGTTCTGAAATACCTGATAATTATTGGGATATATGAAAAATAACATTCAAACTATTAAGAATCTCCAGACTCAGATCAAGGGTCTGGAGATGGATCTTCGTGCTTTCGAAGTAGAGCGTGAAGAACTCGTTAACGCCATCTGTGAGTGGATGGCAAGAAACCGCAAGCAGTATACTATTATCGGCTATGTCGGTGCTTCAATCGTAGTCAATTCTGATGGAAGTTATCATTGGAACGGACCTTTGTGTAGAAATACTCTGGATAAGGTAGAGGAGAAATTCATTACCTATCTTGAGGAGGAACGTGCAACACTTAAAATGCGATTCTAATGAAAACACAGATCTTCACTCCTGAATCAATTATTAATCGTCTGTACGAAATACAAGACTGGATTAATAAGAACGGTTTCAGTAATCGTGGCCGCCATTCTGCTGGCGATTCGGCAAAAGAACTGCAGAAAGCACTTGAAACAGTACTTACTGCTAGTAAAACTCTCTATGATCACGAATGCGCTTATATGTATCTCTATTTAGAGAAAACTATTAAAGAGCATCCTGATTTTGCTAAGAAATGGGAAACGGCTTGGTATCCTATTTCAATGGGATGGGTTCGTGAGGGTAAAGATTTGCAATACTTGTATAACCGTGCAGTTGAATACAACCATGATAAGTGAACTTCGTTTTGAGATACATGATTCGAGAGGTTATGTGTCTATCCGATACTCAAACGACATTCGTGCTGTTGAGTATGATGCCATCCACAAGAAACTTAAAGTAATTCTTGGTCCTGATTATGTATGCGATAATAAAGAAATCATGCGAAACTTCAATGTTTCGTGTGAACCTTATCATCACGCATTCTATGATGTCGAATCGTTTAATATTTGCTAAATATGCCGTATTCAACAAAAGTCTTAGAATTTAAAGACACGCAAAAGCAGATTAAAGCTCTGCTTGAACAGAGAAAACAGATTCTTCAGGATATGCTTCCTGATATCGAGAATGCCATCACTTCAATGATGGATTGGAAATCTGTTAAGATTAATAGTATTGATGCCATTTGTGGATCAATATTAATGTCTGTGGAGAATCCTGCGGAGACAGTTAGTCATCGTTATGTATTTGGAGTAAAACTCCTGGAATATGACGAATTCCGCATAAATCTCCAGTTCAGAGAAGAGTTTAAACCAAGTTATTATTAGCTTGAAACCTCTTCAAACTGAAGATCTGTAAGTCCTACTAGTTCAGATGGCTAGAACAGCTCCTTGGAGTAAACCGCAGTTCGATTCTGCGGTAGGACTCTCAACCATTATTTACTTATATTATGCACACAAAATCCACCAATGCGGCCTATAAGGCTGCAATGCGCGACATGCGCAAAGAAGGCATCTTCATGAGCCTTCGCAAGACAAATTATTCAAGTCCTAACGATTTCCGTCATTCGGAGATCACTGGGAAAATGTTCAACCACAAAACTATCTAACGATGTTCAATTACAACCTTCCTTTTAAAGTTGAGCGCGCATGCCGCTGCTCCTTCGTTGTTCGCCTGTGCAATGGTGAACACGCGTTCATCACCAACGAGAATCTTCTCTACATGACGGAACATCCGGATGCGGATTTCCAAATTGTTGAGAGACTCGATTCTCGCGGCATTGGCCGTAACTGGATCGTTGTTGCCAAGATCGTCTGGGATTTTGGCTTCAAGAAGAAGATGTTTGACTGCAATGGTCAAGCCATCTAGTCTTAACAGGTTTGCTTAGATTCTCTTGATAGGAGTTTACAAGGTTCAATAAACACATCGCAACATGATCAATCGTAGTGAAATCTCCTTTTCGAAGGAGAACCAGATTCGCAACAACAAGGGCGTGTCTCTTGCTGATGCAAAGAAGAACGCCAAGATTGCAAAACTTGGCGAAGGCCGTGGACTCGCCTTCTCATTCCGGAAGGACGAGGAAATCATCTTCCCTAAAGAGGAGGAGGCTTTTCCGTTCGTGAAGGAATTCAAAGGAGCAGAAGTCCTGTACATCTCTGGCTATTCTGTCCAGAGAAAGCGGTTTGTGGAGATCCCTATCTCTACATTCCGCAGAATTCCGTCAGGAGAAGGAGAACTTGACTCCTTCTATGATGAGTCTGTTCGGCCGCTCAATTGCGAGTTGGCGATGATGGCAACTGATCTGCAGCGCTTCATCAAGCTCTGCCAGATTGGAAGTATCAAGTGTGATGACCTCTTCGAGGCCCATCAGCCTGTCTTTGAGACAGATTCTGAGGGCAAGGTTCATCGTACTGACCGCCTTCGCAAAATCTTTATTGCCGCAATCTCTGTCAATCCGGAGTAATGCGGTACACTACTGACATCAAGATGTCTCCGTTCATGATTACTGTGGACGGAGACACGTTTGATGTGCCTACTTATGCTATCCGTGAGGAAGACAACGAGGATCTTCTAGCAATGGAGGATGGTTCTACTATTGAGAACAGCGAGGGTTTCATCCAAAGATGGCACTATCGCTGGTTTGTTTGCAAGGATGGAGAGTTGTTCTCTCTCCGTCTTATCAAGTAAGGGTGGCTTCGGCTACCCTTATTTTTTTCTTAATTTAACTAAGACCAAGCACCCATACTGGAAGAGCAACTAAATGCTCAATTAAAGAATATGAATATTGAAAAGATTAACGTTGAGGTGCCTATCTTTGGCACTACTGGGCAGAATGCACGTGAGCACAAACGCGTCACTAACCTTAATGCCCTGCAGAATGATGGTGTAAATTTTGACACTTACACTATTCGTGAAGGTGAGACCCTTCGGTTCCCTAAATTCGAGGACATGGAAGTTGAATGGGTCGCAGTTCGTAAAGGTCAGAAGGCTGGCTATCACATTGTGAAATGTGAATCCGAATACAATGGCCGTAAGAAGGCTACTTGGTTCGGTCTGCCTGCACTTTCAAAGCGTGATGCTAACAACACGCCTGTGAATCCTACCTGGTATGACCTTGGTAACAATCTCGCTCGCCTGAAGGCTCTTGCTGCTGTCGGTGAAATCACTGGTGCTGGTACTATCGAAATCGATGTTCCTGCATTTGATGCTGATGGGAATCGAATCTATACCGATGTATTCGATGATGCAGGTAACCCTGTAATCAAAGATGGCAAGCAGGTAAGTGAACCCGCTGTAAAGAAGCAAAAAGTTGTCCTCATCAGCGAGTATGTTGGACCTACCGAATAGTTTTATAATCACCGTATGAGGTCGCTTGTACGGTGATTATTTACTATCCAATGCCGGTACCCTCCGAATTAAAAATGCCAACAAATGGAATACTTGTACTGGATTTTGAGTTCTCCATCTAATAGATGACAAGTATTTCATCATGGGTCTCATTTAAAGATGAGACATTTATTTAGAAACCGGAGGGCTTATAATACCTGCATAAGGTCAATAGGAGATGGTACTACTCCTTAATTTAGTACTAAATAGGGTAACTCCATTATCCAAGATTTAAGGGAACACCAGTTCATATAAGGAGAATGAACTGCCCATATGGTTTTTAAAATCTTGACTACACAAGGGTCGCGTCTTGTGTTTTTTGATGGACTGGTCACCCGCTCTTTATGAACTGATGGACATAGTAAAGAGTTTGTAAGATCCATACAAAGCCAGGGTCGTTGGGAGTGGCATAAACGGTGATAAAACTATTCCGTAGTCGTACAATAGAACTGGTTGTACGCCTGTCCCTAGACAGTTTAAGGTGAAACGAGTTCAAGGATTGATAACATACGGCTCTGTTATCTCTAGGGAGTCCTCCAATCCGGTTAGTAGTAGTTATGCCTGGGTGAACTTGATCGTTTGCCCAGGTGCAAAGTAAAAACACACAGCGTTCTTTGTCATAGGTAGTGGTTTTCAGAGTGTATATAACTGGAGTTTAGTGTGTTCTCCAGTTTTTATATAAGCCCTTCGCTACGCTCAGGGCAACAGATAAAGAGAAAAATCCAAATCAAAATTTATATGGGACTCAAGAAAACAACCAAACAATTCAATCCAAATCCGGTTTACAAACAGACTGTAAATCGAAATTATTCGCATGTCATTTCATATGGGCATGTTGTATCCAAACACATTATGGATCTTGACAAAGATACCAAGTGATAAAATATGCTCGATTCGTCTAGCGATCTAGGACATCGACTTCTCCAGTCGGAAACAGCTGTTTGAATCGGCTATCGAGTACTAAGTGTTGCAGTTTCATTGAGACTGAAAGATTTTGTTAGTTTCCATATAAAAGTGCAAAGGATGTCCGTAATCCATTAAAATGAAATATTAGTTTTTGCGGACTCAATAATTAAAAATCCCCGGCCACCTGTGAAGGTCGCTGGGGATTATTTTTTTAGAAATCAATGTTGATTGGTTCTACAGTTTTAGATGTTTTAAGAAGTTCATTTTCTTTTTTAAGAGATTTATTTTCTTTACTAAGAAGATCTATCATTTTCTCTAATCTGGTAATACGATCTTCATGATCATCTACTCTTTTACTTATAAAGAGAATTGCTTGCCCAATCTTATGCAAATCTACAGCTTTAGCAGGTACATTAAATCCAGCTTCATCTTTGATTTGCGTATCTATTTCCATCATAATTTCTTTTTCTTTAAGAGACTTATTGTATCTTTGAATATTTCTAATAGGAATGTTTAAATTTTCAGATAATTCTGTATTACTATATGTAGTTACAGCATAATCCTCATTTTTATAAGATTGTGATTGCAATCCAATTAGATATGCTTTTTCTTCAGGAGTCATATCTTCATTATCTAAGAATTCTGGAGTAAACATTTCAAATTTATTCAATTTATCAAACTTATAAATAGTAGAAGCCCCTTTTCTTTTAATTGTAGTTAGCATATTCAATTCTTCTAATCTCTTAATCGATGCCATTACAGTTTTCCTATTACAATTAGATACGGATGCAATTGTATCTATTGATGGATAGCAAGACATCGTTTCTTTATTCATAAAGCGTCTTATATTTGCATATATAAGATAATCAATTGATTTAAGTTTAGTACCATCGTTTTGTTTTGGATTTGGTACTTGTACATGTTGTTTAGTTTTTTGTTCTTCCATACATTATTTTTATTTTTACAAATATAATAATAAAAAATAACATGTCCAAATTTTACACCAGTTTTGAAAAATTGGACTGCCGCGACAAAAACGGTATAGGTTGACGACAAAAATGACATAGGTTGACGACAAAAACGGTATAGGTTCGCGCCAAAAAAGGACACGAACTATATAAAATAAATAAAAGGAACTATACTTAATGGCTTCGCCATTGGGTCATAAAAAAATTTTGTTGCAAATTTTTGCAACTTTTGAATCACAGATGAATCAAAAGGGGTCATAGATGACTCAAAAAGGTTCACAGGTGAATCAAAAAATAGGGTTAAAATATTGATTTTCAATAAGTTAAATAGTTACCCCTTCTATTCTAATTATAGATTTTTAAGATTAAAAATTATCATTTTATTTTTTGGAAATTTAAAAAATTCATGCTATCTTTGTAGCTGAATTTTTGGGTTGATCGACATTGGATAGGCTTTGGGACACTCTCCTTTCCTCTCCAATCCTCTCCAATTCTTCCAACTCTCAAAATCCCAATCTACCCATTAAAATATATATCTGCCATGCCAAAAAGAAAGTTTCTTTCATTCTCAGATCTTAAATTTTCTGAAGGAAAACCAGCAAAAGCAACATTGAATTTTCCAAATGGATTTGGAGTAAACATATACTATCGTTCTTCTGCAACAAACAAAGAACTTCCTTACGAACTAGAACTTCTTAGGAATAATGTTCCAGTCATTGATCAAAGAATTTCAGATGATAATATTGGATATTGTTCTGAAGACGACATTACAACATTAATGCATCAAATACAAAGATTATGAAACACATTTTTGCTATTTTAGCAATTTTTATTTCTATATCTGCATTTGCACAATATAGAACTACTGCATTTAATACAGCAGTTATAACAGATACAGAATATTATTGGTCTGATTGGAAAGAATCAAATCTGAAATTGGACATAAAAGACAAAGTTATAGAAATATATTCTTCTTCAAAACAAGTTTATATTGTCTTAGACCTTATATATCAAAAGGAACTTCAAAATTCAATTCGAGTAGCATATAAAGGAATAGACAAAAATGGTAAAAGAGTAACTATTCGATTTGAATTCCATGCAGAAAATAACAATCAAATTTATATTGATTATAGTGACATTTCAATAACATATATCTTTAAATATGAAAACTAGAAACATCTCCATCCTTCGTACTGAAGAAATTGAAATTATTGACAAAAACGGACAAGTAAAAAAGCAGAAAAGAGTTAGACTTTTTCCTTGTAAAGTAAATGCTGGTGTTCCACTTGATCATCGTATGCTATGCTAGCATTAGTAAACAAAGAATTTGTTCTGTATGATACAGAATTAAATCCGACTGAAATTACGAAAGATTCTGAACTCATCACATTAGATGAGCTTAAGGAGAAGTATGCACATCTCCCTCTTATTTCAGCATCGGATTATCTTATTTTTGTAATTGCTAAAAAGAAACCTAAGTATAATCTTACTTATTTCTCTTTAGCCAATGAATATTACAGAATTCAGGAGAAGATCTCTTCTCTTTCATCTAATCAAAGAAAAGATATAGAAAGAATATACAATGAGCTCCAAAGTATTCAATCTAGTAGTGATGATAGCAGTACTGATTCTTAGTTTTATTACAGGAATCGGTATTGGTTTGAATCAGAATAAGTTTAAACCAATGAAGCGTACACTTCAAATTAATTACATTCGAGATTCTCAGATTCACTATCTCTTTTTAGATGTAGCAGAGAGATCTCCGTATTATTTTGAAGTGGAACATCAAGAAGAATTTACTAAATATCTTGATGCAGAAATTATAGAATTGTTTGATTATGATAGTATGCGGAAAGAATTGCGAAATTAGAAGAGGTAGTGGAGGATACTATCTCTATGATGATGATTCACGTGGATCTTTTGTACATCCAACTTTAGATCTTGAAGAAATTGCAGTTGTAAATGGTTGGAAAGGTGCTGAAGGTGGAATATTTCCATGGATCAAAGATGAAGAATCAATTCTCAAATTTATAAATCTTCTAAACAATGCCCCAGATATGGTTACATATTGGGATAAATATTTTGAAGAGAAGTTTGGAAAGGAAATCTGGGATAAAGTAAAAGAAAATGCGACTATTAGGTAAAGAATGCAAAATAATAAAGGAATGGAAAGGTTACTATCTAATAGAAGAATCATCAGGTCATCCTTTTACTACAGATGAAGTAGATTTACATTCTCTTGCAGAACAGTCTGGATTGGCTTGTGAGTATTCTAGAGATGGAGTATTTCCTTGGTTTCCAAGTGAAGAAAATCTAATGAAATTCATAAAATTAGTTAATGATCAACAATACGATTACTGGAAAAACTGGTTTGAAAAATTAACTGGTAAGAAAGTATATTAGTATTTACGGCCTCGTGATGGAATAGGTAGACATGAGGGACTTAAAATCCCTTGGACCGCAAGGTCCGTGCTGGTTCAAGTCCAGTCGGGGCTACTAAAAACATTTTTATTATGATTACACTTTTTTTCATATTTTATTATTTATTTAGCGTTTTCTTCATGTCTGGATATATAACAGATACTGATGAAGAAAATGCTTGGATTATACTCGGTGGAATTGTTTTAGCACTTATTTTTGCTCCAATTCTCTTACCGTTTAATCTTGGTATATACATTCACAAAAATAGTTAGGCAATCGATCCAGCCTAAACACCACAAAGGGATCGGGTTGTTGTTTAACCCAAAACAACCGTGCCTACAACGAGAAGCATAGGAACGCTGTAAGATCGATATTGGGAGTCTTTTCGGGTTTTGTGATTTTACCGACATAAAATCAAAGTTCTGGGTGGTGACCAGAACGACCATACCCAAGTAGGCTTTTATTGATGAAGCCCCGGATTTTACTGGGAGTAAGCAGTTCATTACTGCACTTGGGTACTATCTGATACTTACAATTAAAATTAGAAAAACTATCATTTATTGTTTAATCTAAGTATCAATTAAAGTTTTCAATTACATTTTACTTATAAAGTGTATCCAATCTTAAATCATAATAAATTATGAAACTTTACAATCTTTACTCTGTAGTTTCGAACAAAACTGTTCGTCATAATGAACGCTTCTATAAGCGTTATCCTTCCCATAAGTTTGTTCCTGGAATTCTTGTCCAGACAAATCGTGGCTTCTTTATTGATGGAAAGCATGTAGATGTTAAATCTGCAACTCTTCATCAGGATCTTGTCTCTTCTGCTAAGAAGGGAGGTATTACTGCTCCAATGTGGAACCCTGAATCTGAATAAATATGAAAGAAAAGAAAATTGAACAGCTGTCATATAAAACTGTATATGTGGCAGCAGATGGTACAGAATTCGATGATCGTACCGAATGTGAAAAATATGATAAAAGTGCAGTAGGAGTACTCAAAGGTCGAGTAAAAGAAATGGCAATTAAAGATGCTGATGAAGAGGCTATCTTTAATTGTGGAAATTCTGAAAATCGTGTATTGGTTTGTATTCCTAAAAATCAGGAAGAAATTGATATTATCAAACAGTTGATCTTTGCAACTGGTGGTGATGAACGTTATGCAAACAAAGTTGATGGTTGCATTAATAAAGTAGTTCTTGTCTTCTTCTGTTATGATGATTACATCTATATTGATACTCTTAACGATGTTGTATTCCGTACAACTAATGGTAAATACAATCTTGAAAAATTAGAATCTCCTGAAGAACTTTAAGACATGTGTTTTTCTACAAAGAAGCTCGTTTTAAAACAAGCTAAAAGGAATAAAGTATTTTACAAAATTCTTGAACAGATTGATACATATCCAATTAATGGCAAAAGATATTACAAATACAGAACGCCATATATAGAAATGGAGGTTTGTCTTGGAAAGTGGTATAGTTCGGATTCTGCAACAGTTGAATTTTGTAATTCTGATATGACTGTAGGTTCTGGTGTTTTTCATTTATTCAAAAATAGAAAATCAGCAGAATCTTTGGCAAATAGTTCCTATAAGTATATTATTGTTAAAGCAATTGTGCCCAAGGGAGCTTTTTATGCAATAAATGATCACGATGAAGTTATTACTAGTGATGTAAGATATGAGAAACTTGCTTCGAAAAAGACTTTTAAGTTTTGGAAGCGTTAGGTATCATAATTTATTTCATGATACTGATCCAGAATTACTTCTTGATTTTTTGATTGCAAACAATCTAATTTATATGCTTTATTAAATGAAAAAGTTTATCATTACTATTATTACCTTATTTGTGTGTTTGATTGGATATGCTCAGAAAGATACACTTGTTCTTAAAGATACTGCAAGTATAACGTTCTTTGAAGAACAGTCTATCAATAAGGCAGGAAAGATTCGAATTGAATATTTTGCTGAATATGATGGAGAAATTTATATGTCTAACAAACAGTCTGTAGTTAGACATAAAGTGTATCAGCGATTTAATAGAAAGCCAATCTATGCAATCATTATTGATAGGAAGAGCAAAGCTACGAAACTAATTGTATTGTAGATACTGGAAATACTCTGGTAGCTCAGCCTGGTCAGAGCAGCACACTTATAATGTGAAGGTCGTAGGTTCAAAGCCTACCCAGAGTACAAAAAATTATATATTATGGAAGAAATAAGAAAATATCTTAAAAATAATCTTAAAATTACTTGGGATTACGATTATATTAATCATAGATCTATACTTGTTCTTAAATTGGAAGGAGAAGTAATCAGTGAACTTCCATTTAATTTAGACTAATCATGACACAGAAAGAAAAGCAACTATTATTGAAGGACCTTTGTGCAAGGTTGCCTTACCTTGTTATAGGATTATATCAGTGGAAGGGTAATGTACCATTTGATAGGGAACTTGATGGTAGGCTGTATGATGAATTATATTTGTCGCTATACTCAACAGGAGATAGTTCGTTTAAGCCTTATCTTCGCCCGATGTCAAGTATGACGGAGGAAGAGAAGAAAGAATTTCAAGCATGTCATTGTGTATATGAACTGCATCCTGATTTTCAACCAATGATGTGCAATCTTGCAAATGAACTGAATATGTTTGATTGGCTTCTTTCTCATCATTTTGACTTCCGTGGTTTAATTGAGAAGGGACTTGCCATTGAAGCACCTGAAGGAATGTATGATAGATAGATTTGAAACGCTGTGTCCTCAATACTTTGATGCTACAAATTTATATTTCAACGATGAACCCTATGCCTATTGGCTGTGTGTTCCTGAATATAACGTCTACGAATGGGTATTATACAAGGAATACAATGACTATAGGTCAGCCGTTGGAAATGGCGGATTGAAAGGGGTGTCATATGAAGAACTGATGGATAGTTTCAGAACTTATAGTTTTTACGATGGGATGGATAGGGAGAAGTTATGCAGAACGTTCAGGCAACGTTCGCTGGATGACAATCCATACGATTTTGAGGATTTTGTAGATGAATAGATTATAAAACAGAATAGAGTATGACTTATGTTATTATTGTAACCATTGCATTTGTACTTGCGTTACTCTGCTATATGATTGATAACATAATAACAAATTCAAATGTTTTTCGTGAATTAAGAAAGACTCATTGGGAAACAGTTATGAATTTAAAAATATGGCTTTGTATTTTTATTCTTCTTTGTACAGCAGTCATGATAATAACTGGAATAATCGGTGCAATTGTCGGAAGTATTTTATAAAAATGAATAATTATGGCACAAATTACCGAAGATTACGTCTCTTATGAGACAGCGAAACTCCTGAAAGAAAAAGGGTTCGAATATAATCCGGACGAAAGTTATTGGCTCATTGATGCTGATAATAAAATGTATTGGATAAGTCGTATCGGCGCTTATGATTATGTAGACGCTCCAACTGAAAGTTTTCAAAGGCCCAAAAACGGATATCGGCTAATGACGCAGGCAATGGCTATGAAATGGTTGAGGGAAGTACACAGTCTCTATATTGATATTGTCACATCGTTTTCACAAGATGGTATTTGTTACACATTTAGTTGCTCCAATACAATGGATTTAATCCAAGGAACAAAGGGAACTTCATGTCATGAATATCAAACTTATGAAGAAGCCTGCGAAGCAGCTATAAAATACTGTCTAGAAAATTTAATTTAGTTATGATAACCGAAGATTATGTTTCCTACGAGGCAGCAAAATTTTTGAAAGAAAAAGGATTTGATGCAGAATGTGATTATCTATATGTTAATGGAAAACTTGTAAGAGCACAGGGATGTGCATGTAATTGGAATAAAGGTGAAACTCTTTTTACTGATTACAAGAATGAATGTTCCGCTCCAACTCTTCAAATGGCAATGAAATGACTTAGAGAAGTACATTCTATTCTAGTAGTAATTGACTATAATTATGAATGTACTTCTAAATCATATTGCTATAAGATATATTGTCTTGGAAAGAACGGTAAACCTAAAAAATTTCCAGTTGAAGGTATAGCATATGACGATGAAGGAAATGCGAATAGAGACATCATTTATTATAGAGACTTTCAACTAAGTGATTCTGAATATGCAACATATGAACAAGCTGTAGATGGTGCCCTTTATTATTGTCTTGAATATTTAATTTAGATATGAATATAGAAGAAAAAGCAAGAGCTTATGATGAAGCTTTGGAGAGATGTAAAGAATGGGCCTCTGGTACTTGGGGACATAGTGTTGATGATTCTCCGAAAGACATAGCTGAATTTATCTTTCCACAGCTTGCTGAGAGTGAGGACGAGAGAATAAGAAAAGAGATTATCAATTATCTTGGTCTTGTTGGGAAAAGTGATGGCGATTATGCTCAACCAATGATAGATAGATGGATTGCCTACCTCGAAAAGCAGAAAGAGCCAAACTACACCAAGCGTAATGCTCTTTTTGATAAATGTGTAGAGAACTGTGACCCGAAGATAATGAAGAGAGTCTCTGATGAGGTGGATGAGATGTTGAAGAAAGAGCAGAAACTTTGTTGGAAACCTACAAAAACTGATGTAGCCCTTTTGAATAAAGCCATAATCACAAATAATACACTTACATCTACAGAAAGGGGGCAATTGGATATAATCCGTTCTAGATTCGGTTATTGTCGTGCCTCCAATTGTAATGGGATCGTACAAGAAAAACCTAATTCCGCAACGTGGAATGGTGATGATGGTATGAAGCTCACAGAGTGGAGCGAGGAGGACGAAGAAAAAATAAATAACATTTCTGAAATCATCGAACATTGTACAGCCGTCCCTTATAGTGGTGGAACAATGACACTTAGCAAAGAGTATAAGAAGGAATTGCAGTATTTTCTTAAATCCCTCCGTCCACAACCAAAGCAAGAAATCTATCAGTCCGTCAAGCACGACCTTGCAATAAAGTTTATGAACTATCTTGACGAGAATAGACCGGAAGGGAAGATGTGTTTGTCAAATGGTGAATGTGAGGATATAGACAAGGCTTTTAAGGAGAATGATTGGAATAAGATAATCAGATACATTGAAAAATATGGAAGAAGAAATTAAAAGATACACGGAAGAACTATTCAATGAAATCTTTGGTAATGGACAGGGTACACTTGATGAATTTGATTGGGAGGATATAACACAAACCATTGAAAAAACGGCTCATCACTTTGCAAACTGGCAAAAAGAACGACAATCTCATTGGAAACCCAGCGAGGAGCAGATGAAATGGTTAAAAGATATCCTTGAAACTGTCCCTATGACTTGTAGGCAGCAAGTACCATTAGAATCCCTTTATAACGACCTTCTTAAATTAGCCAATGATTGTATTAACACTTATCATAGAACTTTTATTCAAGAATTGTAAGTATCCAGAGAGATATGCTGAATGGATAGAAAACATCTATGGAGATGGAATTAACCATCTTAATTGTCGTTCTCTCTGGAAAGCAAAGTGGTGGCTGATAACTTTAAGACATGACAGACTATACCATGAGTAAATACATTGACGCTCGATATTGAGAATTTTAAAAGAAACTGATGTAAGAAGAATGAGAAGATATAGCTTTTACCCATTTATATTAGGCTGTGGAATCTTTGTTTGCATTATCATGTGTATTAACAACAAGGATTGTTGGAAATTACTCCTTTTCCTACCTTTTGTTCTTGGATGCTTACATGGATTTATAGAAGAAAGAAAAGAAAAAGAAGACTGATATAAAACATAGGGTGCGGTAGAGACAAGTCCGTAGATGAACTTATGGCATAAGGATTAAGTCAGTTGCAACGCATACGGAGCCGCACCTTTTTAATAAACTTTGATATGAAAGTATGGCATATACAAACCTGGGGAGCAGGTACACCTCACTATCTTGTATCAGCTGAAACAAAGGAAGAAGCTTGGAAGATGGTCGAAGAAGAGTGGAGAAAGAAAGGTAATAGTTATTATGTAGGAGGCTATCAGTCAGTTACAAGAGGTTATATCCATCAGACTGAGAATGATCTGAAAGAGATAGTAGGTCTTACAACTCAGACATCTTTAATAGTTGACTTAGATGAAGATATTTTTTAGATTATGGGATATATTGACGCAGAAAAACTGAAATCCATTATAAAAGTTCAAATTAAGGAACGAAAGGAATGGATGAAAAACATAGACAGGTCTGATAGGCAAGACCAATTATGGTCAGACTTAAATGGAGAGGATATGAGTATTCTTCAAATCATCAACTCTCTCCAGCAGGAGCAGCCCGAAGAAATATGTTCAAAATGCATCCATCATGGAAAAGATGATGACTATTGCTATAATCCACATGGCGGTATGCGGAGTTTGATAAATGAAAATGGTGTGTACGAATGCACTGGGTTTTGTGAGAAAGAGCAGGAGCAGCCAGAGGTGGATTTGGAGAAATTCACCCAAAATATGAACGATTGGAAGGCAAGATATAATCACCCAGATAATATTCCAATTAAAGCAACTATGGCTTTCACTGCGAGAATGTTTTATCAATATCCCAATGTCGCAAGGCAATGGTATGATAGTCTTCCAAAAGCGACAATGGATTAACACAAGAAAGGAGGAATAATGGCAGATATACTTTTTTCATTTAGAATCGGCAAGTTAGAATTTGGCATGTATCGCCATTTTAAATGTTGGTGGTTTAATAATGGATATATAAAGGAATTTATGTGGTGGTATTTTTTCAAAAATAAAAATTAATTAAATGAAGAAAGAAGAGAATAGTTTACCATATCCATTTAACGCCGCCTTTGACCGAGGTGACACCATTGATTACAACACTAATGGAGGTGATCACGATTATGTAAGGAATCTCGGATACGAACCGGAAATGCTCTCTGATTGTAGTTATCAGGCAAAAGGTCTGAATGGATTCTCATTATCAAGTTATGGCGATTGGGGAACATTTTATACCAAATTGGCCAGTGAAAAAGAAAAGGAGATGTTTCTGGATATGTTTGAGAAGGGAATCATCAAATTGTGGAGAATAAGGGCCTATGTGAATGGTGTCATGACCAATTATAACGGAAATGACTGGTCGCACTATGATAAGGAAATTGGCGGATGGATTGGTTGTAAAGACCCGTATATGAAATAGTTTAACGAAAGAGATACGAAAATTTATGTAGCGATATGTTTATAACGCAAAAAAGGAGGAATAAATATGAAAGAGATTGAATTTTATCCAGGCGAGAATATTGACAGCGCTTGGAAGAGGCTCCTTAAAGAGAGCGCAGAATGCGAAGATACTTGCTTTGGTAAGTTCAACGGCCATGAAATCCTCTCTACGGACACTCTTGATGAAGCCTATATGAAGATTATGGGTAAGACCAAGGGACAGTATGATAAGGAAGTGCAGGATTGGCGTGATGAATATGAACGTAAGGAAAAAGAGCATAAAGATAGCATTCCGAGCCTTGTTCCTGTCTATTGCGAGAGAGCCCGTGGTGTAATCCTTGAAGACCAGTATGACTATTGGGATAAAATTGTCCCTATCCGCCTTGGAGACCTCTATCACGGAATGGAGCTGGATTACACTCTTGACCTTTGCAAGATTATGCGTGACGAAAGCATGTCCTATGATAAACGGATTCGGAAAGCTTACAAAGCTTTTATGGACCAGGGGCATAGCGGGATGTCTGCCGGTCTTGTTGCTCACATGCTCATGGCTTTTTGCCCGGACGGAAACGACCTTGCTGATGCGGTGATGAATTTTAGATTTGAAAATGAAATATAAAGTAAAATCTACAAAAATTCTAGAGGAAATAAATGACTAATGAAGAACATCTTTTAGAAAATATTCTTATAAGATATGTAAGAACTGGAGATTCTTCTAAAGAATCTGCTAGACAAGATAGTAATTGGAGTCTTTGTAAAGATCCTGATTCTATCTATAATTGTGCGATATATGTAATTGATAACATGTTTGATTGGGACGGATCCCACTTAAAAGTATTTTTTCCATCATGTCAATCGAAATCGCAAGAATCATTCTCATCTCTTTCAGAATTCTTTGTTATATAATATCTGGATATTGTATATCTAGAATTGTTAATGAAGAATTTAAAGGTTGGGAACATTGTTTATTCATTATCGCTTGGCCAATTTTATGGCTAGAAGAAATTATAATTGATTGGATTTATGAAGACAAGTAAAATCCTATTATTTGTAGTGTGGATTATTGCTGTCATTCTTATCTTAGATGGAGCGTTCGCATTACTTAGTGCAGCAGATACATTGGCCAACATTATTGGAGTTTTTATTATTGTCGTAGCTGCAATTCTTAGTGTTAAAACTAAATGTTTAACAACAATTATCAAATAAAATGAAAAAGTTTATTATTATTCTTACTACAATTATTATTGCTATTTCTAGTTGTACTCGCATTGATGCAGGTTGTGAAGGTATGAAAGTACACCTTTATGGATCTAATAAAGGTGTTGATGATGTAGCATCTGTCACTGGATGGGTGTTCTTTAATCCGTTTACTACTAAAGTATACGAGTATCCTACTTTTGTTCAGACAATTGATTATCCTGAATTTACAATTAATGCAAAGGATGGTCCAGAGTTTATTGTAGATCCTACTATTTCTCTGCGAATTAATGAAGGACAGTCTCCAGTTGTATTTAAGAAATATAGACTGAAACTTGATAAAATTATTGAAGGTGTTCTTTTTAATTATATTCGTGATGCATTTCGTGTTCAGTTAAATCAGTATACTACAGATGAATTGGTTTCTAAGCGTGCTGAATTTGAAAAGAATATCGAGTCTTATCTATCTGAATCTTTGGAGAAAGAAGGATTCCATCTTGAGCAGCTTACTAGTGGATTGAAATATCCTAGTAGTATTGAGGAATCAATCAATCGTAAAGTTCAGGCTGAACAGAATGCTATGCGTGCTCAGAATGAAGTAGCACTTGCTAAAGCAGAAGCAGAAAAGCTAGTTGTTGCTGCACAGGCAGAGAAAGAAGCTAATGAACTTAAGAATCGTGCATTGACTAAAGAAATCCTTCAGCAGATGTGGATTGAAAAATGGGATGGGAAAGTTCCAACTTTTATGGGAACTGGATCAAATACGTTTATTAGTCTCGGAGATTTAAAATAAACTAAATATTTAGCAGGTCGTCTAATGGTTAGGACACGTATCAAGTATATTATAAGATACTTACAAACTCAAGTTTGCTCTTTGGATTGCCGTGATCTGGGTTCGAGTCCCAGCCTGCTGACTAATTAAAATAAAAAAATAAAAATATGAAGCTTATTATATGCCCAGACATTCATTGTCGGGATTTTTACAAACCTGTATTGGAAGTAAAAGATACTCCAATTGTTTTTCTTGGAGATTATCTTGATCCATATTCATATGAAGGATGCTCCTTTGAAGATGGATTAGCAAATCTTAAAGAAATTATTGATTTTGCTAAGAATAATAGCAATGTGACACTATTAGCAGGTAATCATGATTGTCATTATATTTGGGAAGATTATGGTTGTTCTAGATTTAATAAGAAATTCTATAATGATGCACATGCATTGTTTAGAGAAAATATAGAACTATTTAAACCATTTAAACAATTTACTGAAGTTATATTTAGTCATGCTGGAATAAGTAAAGGTTGGATAGATGCAAATAAAAGAGAAAAATTTATTCCAGATGATGTAGACTTAAATGGATTATTGGATTGGATTAATTCTGAATGGAACAAAGAATGTTCTTATGATGGATTAGTTAAAAAGATGTGGTATACAAACTTTAGATCTACCATATTTGACATTGGATACATTAGAGGTGGAGAAGCACCATATGGTGGACCATTTTGGTGTGATGCATCTGAAATGTTAAATCCATTTTCAGTTATTCAGATTTTTGGACATACGCAGTTAGAACATCAAGGAATATTTATAAATATTTCTACAATAAGAAATACTAATCATGTTCCTGCATATTGTATAGATAGTAGAGAAATATTTGAATTTAATACAGAAACTAAAGAATTAAAAATCTATGGGAAAGATTAATTTTACTGAAGAGCACATGTCTCAGCTTAAAGACAAAATTGCATATGCAATAATGAATGATATTGTTGTTACTGGACCTATGGGTCAGCAGTATTCAGCAATTGATATTGTTAAGAACCTTACAATCAATTCACTTCGATCTTTGATTAAATCCTTGGATAAACAGATTAATGCTCTTTCTCTTGAAGATGAATGGGTTAAGAATCCTAATGAAGAAGCAATTAAAAATCTTACCTTCAAGAGGGAATTTGTTAATCTGGCACTTGGTTATAAACTTGCTAAAGAAGAGGAACAGAAGAAAGAGCATGAACTAGCTGTACTTAATTCCAAGCTTGAAGAGCTTAAAGAATCTCAGAAGACACCTGAAGATCGAATTAAGGAAATCGAAGATCAAATTGCTGCATTGCAGTAATCTATAGAATGTTATCTTATACACATACGTACAAATGTATAGAGTGTGGAGAGGAGGTTGTAATGACCTCCTCTAAGCCTATATATTGAACGATTTATAATTTATTTGACCGTTGTGGTCTTTGTGACAAATGTTGAAATAAAGAAGTAACATGCAAATCGAATTTAACAAGAAGAACGAAAATCCGTTCTACGGACTAAAGGCTTGTTTGTCTCTTTTCCAGGGACATAATATTAATGATGCTGCAATCACTGCTGCATATAATGAAGTAAAATCTGATAAAGTAAAGAAAGAGATGTTCTATTCTCTTCTCTTCTCTATTGGAGATATTACTAATCGTGAACACAATATCTTTCGTGGAAAGAAGAAAGATACTGGTGGACAGTCGAATCGTGAAGGATTCTTTACGATTATGAATTGGATGATTCAGAACGACTATGAACAGTTTAAAGTATTTCTTAATGCTGGACTCTTTAATGAGTATACTTGCTTTGATCATCTTTTCAGGAATCGTGTAAAAACTATCCCTGGAACTTATAGAGTTTCTGCTGTTTATCGTATGCTTTCCAATCCGACTTATAGGAATGACCTTGCAGACTATGTTGTAAGTATTATTAATGGTTCAAATCCTTTTAATAAGATGCTTGTAGCAAAGTTCTTGACTCTTCCTCGTCTTGGTAAGCGTTCTGGTCACAAACAGATGCTTACTGATACTTATAGGAATATGATGGAAAAGGCTCAGTTCCTTAAGGATATTTCTAATAAGCTTGGATGGGATTATATCTTTGCTGGCAATTATGCCAACTTTAGAGGATATCGAATGTGGCGTAAGCAGTATAACTCTGATCTTGAGTCTGTTCTATTCTCCTCTGGAAAGATTAATGAGTTTGATCAGGTAGAGTTTACTAACTGGCTCAACAAACTTCCTGCACAAGCAAGATATCGTGTAAAGAATAGAGTGTTCTATTCATATAATCAGAAGAATAAACCTGAATCTGGTCTTAAGTGGCCTAAACTGAAGACTTGGTTTGAAAACTGGGAACGTTATAAAGATGAGGCTCAGAAAGAACAGCGTGTTCTTGAAGAAAAGGTTCGTCAGGGTACAGCATCTGTAGAAGAACAGGTTCGTCTTGAGAAAGTTAAAAAAGAAGCAAAAGTTACTGTTGGTGCAACAACATTTAAGGAGCTCTATCAAGATATTCTTAATGGAAATGTTGATAAACTCCGTTTGGAGTCTTTTGCCAATAAGGTAAACCTTCCATTTAACTTCTTGACAATCATTGATGAATCTGGATCTATGCAAGGTGCTCCATTCAATTTTGCAGCGTTCCTAGCATCAATTCTTCTTGTTAAGAATCCAGATGATACTGCTCGTAATTTGATTGGAATGTTTGCAAATCAGGGTAGATTCCTTTCTGCTATTGATTTGCAGGGACACAATCAAGTTAATTCGTTCTGGCATCGTCAGCCTGCAATTCAAATTAAGCCTGAACCGTTTGTTGTTCCAGAACTTAGTTTGTATGAGAACTATGAGAGAATCTCTAAGTATCTCAATGCTGCCTTTAAGGGAGGTGGAACCAATCTTGGAGGCATGACTGATGAAATCAAGAGGATTGGATTGAATGATCCTGAGATTAAGGATGCTCTTGCTGAATATCCTGTATGGGTTATCTGTTCTGATGGTGATATAAACTCTAGTTGGAACGCTAAGGAAAGCGTACTGGAATTCCAGCATAAATGTCAGCAGTATCTTGGATTTACTCCATATCTTGTAATTATTGAGATCAAGAACTATAACAATTATGATGTAAATCATTTTGCAGATCTTGATCAGGTAATGTATATTCCTGGAAAGATTGAATTGATTGAGCAAATGCTTGTCAATTTTAAGGATATTGACATCTTTGATGTTTATACTCCACTTCAATCTCTCTATAGGAGTAACAGATATGAACCAGTCCGACAGAATGTTCTTTAAAAAAATTTAGGGATTAAATTTGGATTTTTCAGAAATAATCCCTAAATTTGTAAAACGAAATGGTTATAAGACACTTACAATAAAATAATTTCTTATATATCGGTTCGAATCCGGTTTTGACTGCCATCTTTTAGGTCAAATAGCTGAATGGTTCCAGCAAAGATTTAAGTGTCTTTAGAAATATATTTTATGCTACTTACAATAATTTAGATCTATCTAACATTAGTGAAGTGGTTATCACGCAAGTATCAGGAACTTGAATACGTTGGTTCAAATCCAACATGTTAAGCCAAAGTAGCATTAGACTTTTAAAAGGAAATGTGGGGGAGTGGCAAATTCCATCTATAGCGACTTTAATTTCCATTTTGGTTGTCTAACTATAGGAAAGTAGGTACTTGGCCATAATACAAAACAAATCCTACACTCACGGACTTCCGGGTTTCTTAAAGTCTTTCCTCCGGCTGATGAAATAAGACTTTTAATTTATTATGATTTTTCAAGGACAAGCTAAAACAACGTTGATTACCTATATCAACTTTTATCGTATGCTTCTTAAGAACGCAGATGGTAATAATAAAAAAGTAATTGAAGAATTTTTAAAACAATGTCTATTAGAATATGGCAGGAATAGATAAGACATATATTACATCATACGAAGATTACAAGAAAGTAATTGATTGGTGTCAAGATAAATCATTCAAACTTTCGAATGGACAAGTAATCTATCCATCTGATTTTATTTATTATCCAGATATTACAAAGGAAGAATTTGGCAAAGAAAAAGTTCTTTGGAACACTCCAACATATTTTGATATTTGGTTAATTAGAAATTGTCCTTTTGATTTTATTCAGAATAGATTAAAAGAACAATATGGAGGTGGATGGTCTAAGACAGCATTTACTGATCACAATGAAAGTTTGTATGAACAAATAAAAAATGGAACATCTCCATATGATACATATGTACGTCCAGAAACAGGTAAGAAAATAAAAATAGAAAGAATTCTTGGAACACCATTTAGAGATTCTAATATGTGTTGGCATATTGAAACACCTTATTGGGTAAAAGGGAAAAGAAGTAAAAATAAGGATTCAATGTGGTACAATGAAGATACTGATGAATGGTATACTAACGATGAAGAACTACCTTGGACATCTTCTGCTAAATTTGTTATAGGACCATTAACAAAGAAAAATATTTATAATATGGTCCATAAATGGAAACTTCCTAAAGGTACACAAATGATATTTAGTGCATCTTGGCGAAGATATATAGTTACTGAATATTTGGTAACTGTTATTTAGTGTTTAATAATGTAACTTACAACCTTTTTATTATGAGTTTAAATTGATAATTTTTGTTTAAGTTACATAATCTGTATTGCGCTGTGGTGTAATGGCAGCACCAGGGATTTTGGTTCCCTTAGTCTCTGTTCGAACCAGAGCAGCGCAACTTAAAATAGCGCGGTAGACTGGAGATGGTTCCAGCCCTGTCTCATAAGCAGGTGTACGTTGGTTCGAGTCCAACCTGCGCTTCTAAAACATTTTTAATATGAATAATTTTCCAGTAATAGTAGATGGTAGAGAATATTGAATTAGTCGTTCAATTGCTACCGTAGGTTTTGTATTTTCTGTAAACGAAAAACAAGAACCAGTTGTTTTAATAACGAAAAGAGGAAAAGGTACTCCAAATTATCAAGGATACTGGTGTTGTCCTTGCGGATATCTTGACTATAATGAAACAGTTAAAGAATGTTGCATTCGTGAAATTAAGGAAGAAACCGGAGTTGATGTAAGTTATACATTGATTGAAGATAATCTTGGATACAATGACGATCCAAATGAAACTAGACAGAATGTAACATTTAGATTTATATTTTATTCTTCTACATATTTTACTCAAAGATTTGATACATCTAATTCTGAACCAGATGAAGTAGAAGAAGTTAAATGGATTAAACTTGATGAAATAGATAACTATCAATTTGCATTTAATCATGAAAATCTCATTAAAGAAGCTGCTTCCAAAATCTTCTAAAGAAATTTATATGGAAGAGGTTTATGGACCAAATGGTTTGTTTGTTAAATGTGACTATGTATGTAAAGTACTAGATTCTTGCAAAACGTACATGCAATATGTAAATTGTAAAATTTGGATAATAAATTTATTTAATTCTGCAAGAAAACCAAATTTAACTGGAAAGTATAAAATTAGATATAATAATGTCTTATCTGATATTTATAAAAAGCTTGAGACTGCTTTTGATATAACACGTTGTAGAATTGGATAATTATGCTTGCCTCCTTAGTATAAAGGTTATTATAACTGATTTGTAATCAGTAGATATTGGTTCGATTCCGATAGGAGGCTCTATGAAATACAGAATTACACAAAAAGACTTTATGCTGGCTAATAGAAAGGCAGCTAGAGAAGAGGAAATTGAATCTCATGGTAAACAAATTATCTTTAGAAAAAAGATTCATGTTCCTAAAACAGTTTATAATAGACAAAAGTTTAAAAGATATGAAATTCCGGATTAAAAAAGAACATTATCATGGTGGTAAAACTATATATGTTCCACAGTTTAAAAGGTTTTTACTTTGGTGGCCATTCTTTGAAGTAACAAATATTTATGAACATATGGTGGATTGGCCTGCAGAGTTCGATGATTATAATGAAGCTCAAACATATCTAAAAAAGAAAATGTCTGAGAAGATACAATTTATAGATTACGAAGATGTAGAAAATGATAACTAAATATACAGGAGATGGATTGTGGTTTACATCCGATTCTCATTTTTGTCATAATAATATTCTACGATTTTGTAATCGTCCTTGGAATACAATTGAAGAACATGATCAAGCATTAATTGATAATTGGAATTCGGTTGTTAAACAAGATGATACTATTTTTCATCTTGGTGATTTTTGTTTTGCTGGTGCACCTAAGTGGAAAAGTATTAGAGAACAATTAAATGGGCATATAATTCTCATAAAAGGTAATCATGATGATAAGAATCTTCAACAATCTTTGTATCATTTGTTTGAAGATGTTGCTTATCAAGCAAGAATTACTGTTGATGGAAGAACAGTTTATTTAAATCACTTTCCATTTTTATGCTTTGCCCATAGTGATTCGGTACTATATGGTAATAACTATGCAATTCAAGCATTTGGACATGTTCATAGTCAACCAGGTTCTACTGGTGCAGATATTGGAAGACTTCAATATCTATATCCAACACAATATGATGTTGGAGTAGACAACAACAATTATTTTCCTATTTCTTGGGAAGAATTAAACAATAAGATTAATTCTCAAATTGAATTATGGAAACAGCAATAGATAAATTAAAGGAAAATGTTCAATCATCTATAAAAGATACTAGAAAAATTATAGAAGATTTGAATAAAAATTTACTTAAAGCTAGTTCTTTTAGTCCAAACTGGTTTTCATATTTTTCTATAAAAGTTAAAGTGGATAATCAATTGCGGATCTTGCAAGAATTACACGATACTTTAAACCATTAATGAAATATGGTAGTAGATAATTGGAACTTGATTAGAGAGAAATTAGATTTCTCTGATAAAGACAAATTCTATTTTATAGAACTAATGCAAAGAAAGAAAGATGATTCTTCTTTTCCTGCAAACAATCGAATGGTAAAATACTATTTTGTTTATTCTCTTGAGTATTATAATAAAATTGAAGATGAAGTAAAAAAATTATCTGATTGTACTGGAGCAAGAGTATATATTCTTCTTAATAGACGTTCTTATAAGAAGTGTATGTTAAATATGCTTGCTGATGCTGCAAAAATGGCAATTGATGATAATTATCTTCATTTTCCTAATTTAATTCCATCTGTTGTAGGTAAATATGCAGACGAATCTGATAAGAAATGGATTGTTGATATTGATTATGATGAAACAAAATATAACGCAATCAATAAAGGTGATATAAAATCTTTGGAACTGTTTATTGATTCGCTAGAACCACACACTGTTGAATCTAAAATAAAGTTTAGAGTTCCAACTTTACATGGTGTTCATCTAATTACATCTCCATTTAATTATCAGAAATTTAGTCAAGAATATTCAAATATAGATATTCACAAAGATAATCCTACATTGTTGTATTTTAAACATGAGTAAGGGACGTTAGTGATAGTTGGTAGCACGTGGGCTTTGCAAGCCTATAGGAGGGGTTCAAATCCCCTACGTTCCACATCCTATCAACCAGGTTGTTGAAAAGGGTACGGAATCGTAGAAATGCGATTCTTGCATTTGCTGGAGTGTCTTCCAGCCGGGTTGGCTTAGAGAGACGCCTGGGAACAGAAAGTCTCTCGCTTTGGAAGAGTGGCAGAGAGGTTTAATGCACTTGTCTTGAAAACAAGCGAACGCTAATAACGTTCCGGGGATTCGAATTCCTCCTCTTCCGCAAGGACTACGCCGTCCTCAAAGCGCGTCGTGGAGATATGCGTTAATATCAGCGGTAATGTGTGAGACCACTGTAAAATGAACACTAAGGGAGAGGTAACGTTACTCCTTAAAACTAGTTTTAGTGAGTAGGCATGTGAACGCCGATTTCGGAGTTTTGAAAGGTGAAAATAACTCAGGAATGGTTAAACAACAATGCGAAGCAGGATCGTATGGGTAGAACAAATGCTGAGGTACGGTTGAGCCGGATAATCAATAAGTAGTATTGTGAAAAGTTGACAAAAATCACATCATCGGGATGTAGTTCAGTTGGTTAGAATGCGTGGTTTGGGACCACGTGGTCGTGCGTTCGAGTCGCACTATCCCGACTTATAAATATTCATTTTATTATTATGAAACAGAAACCTATTACACTTAGAAAGTTTGTAGAGAATTTTCCATTAACTTCTTTTCAAGAAGTACTTTGTAAACAACTTCCACTTAATTTTAATGAACTTAGTTATAAAGAAAAATATAACTATGCAGGTCAAGGTGACAAATTATTTAAATTAAGTGTAAAAAACAATGCAATTTATGCAACAGTTAACTTTCTAAAAGTAAATAGAGTTGGCTGTAGAATTTTTAGAAAATCAGAAACTTCTTCATCTGTCTATATTGAACCAAATAAAGTTATAGTCAGAGGTAATGCTGAAGCTGTTATGCTTCTTTTAAAACATTTAAACTTAAATTGGTTTAGAGATATTCCTGAATATATTAGAAGTTTTTATTTTGTAAAATCAACGATACTTAGAGCACTTCTTACAAAAAGAATATATAGTGAAGAAACATTATATAAACGAATTGGAGCATCTTGTTTCCAATTAAAAGATGTATCATGGAAAAGTGTTAGAGAATACTGTACTAATTCTAATTTTTATGAATTTAGTATATATGACTTACGAGATTTTACAAAAAATGTAGAACAAAGTATTCAGGTTATTGCTAAACGTCATTTTACTAATCTACATCTGTATCGTGATTTATTAACGTACGCTTGTGAATCTAATCAAATTGTAGATTTTACTTGGTCAGGAAAAAGAATTAATGAAGAACACCAAAAGCAAATTCTTGCTAAAAGAAACGGAGAATTATCTAAAAAAGATGAAACTCCGATTTATACAAGAGTAATTGGTGATGATAACATTAAACTTCTAAATACAGAGAAAGATATTTTTCTGGAAAGTGAAATGATGTGTCATTGTCTTTACAGATGTTATTATTCTAGAATTCGCAATAAAGAATACATTGCATTTCACATGAGATATCCAGAAGATTGCACCTTTAGTGTACGTCCCGGTATGCACAATAATATCATATTTGATCAAATTTATTTAAAATATGATAGAATGGTTCAAGATAGTACAAAAGATGTTGCTCAGAAATTTGTTGATTGTAATAAAGACAATATCTTAAGAATGTTCAAAGAACCAGTAAACACCAAAACAAGTTTATTGGAACAACAGATGAATATGTTTGATGAAGAAATTCCTTTTTAATTAACCAAACGTGTGGCGTTGCACGGTTTTATAACAACGCTTATGCCCATATGGTGGAATAGACAGACACCCTTGACTTAGGATCAAGTGCGAAGTAATAGTAGCGTGCAGGTTTGAGTCCTGCTATGGGCACTAAATAAAGCAGAGTTAGTTCAGTGGTAGAATGCAAGCCTTCCAAGCTTGATACGAGGGTTCAATTCCCTTACTCTGCTCAAAATTAATTATTTATTATGGAAAATAAACAAAAGATTGTTCCTTTCGAGGAAATGAATTATGGAGATTACGAAGTCTGTATAGATGAAGTTAGTATTACATATATACAGACTGTAGATTGTACAGAAGATAGAGATGAATGTCAAGATTTGACATTAACTGCTAGAAATAATGGCGTAGCAAGATTTATTAATATTAAAACTGGAAATAACGGTTGGTCTATTAACGATACTAATGATTTAGTTGCCATTATAAAAGATTTCACTAAACGAGCTCTTATTAAATAAAAATGACTGATTTAACAAAAGACAAAATTAAAGCCATTTTAGTTACTTTATTAGTAATTTTTTTGGATATTTGTGGAGTGGTTGGACTTATTATGCTTTGGACATACGCACTTCCTGAAGTTGTTGTTGTATTTGGTTCTCTCCTTCTAATATTTTTTATGTCAATTTGGACTTATGTTGGATGGACCGGACTGTCTTCTTCTAACCCATTTAAAAAGAAATAATTATGGATGCTATTATTGGAACAATTTTAATTGTATTATTTGATATTATTGCAATTGCAGCTTGTATATGTTGGGCAGTATATACTCCTATTTCTTGGGTTATTCCTGCAGTAGTATTTTTACTACTTGTAGCTGCATTATATAAACCTCATAAAGACGTAATTGGTTGGTGGATTAATAAACTTAGTTAACAATGCCCAGAATCATAAAAGCTACTCAGTTTTTGAGAAGTTTTGGATATAAATATTATGTTGTGTATAAACACAAAACACAATATGCTAAGAGTTTAGTTCATGCAATTTATTATTGGATTGTAATTTAAATTTATATGTAACTTACAAATCAAAATTGGCCTGAAACCCGTATGTTATGAGTTCGATCCTCATCTGAAGATTTTCAGTAGCTCAATTGGTAGAGCAACGTATTATTAAGTTACATTTAAATGGCTCCATAGCTCAGCGAATAGAGCAACAGCCTTCTAAGCTGTGGGTCGATGGTTTGAATCCATCTGGAGTCACCATTGGTCCTGTAGCTCAGTTGGTAGAGCAATATACTTTTAATGTATGGGCCTCTGGTTCTAATTCCGGTAGTATCACAAATTTAAAAAATTTAAGGTTTATGAATTATAAAGAAAAACTTGATTTTATTAAGAACCTTGGATGGATTGAGACCGGCGAATGGGCAAACCGCACTTTTTATGGTTTTCCTTGTGGAAGAAAAACATTCGGGCAACTCGTTGAACATAATGGGGACTGGTCTATTTCAAAGGAAGATGATTTTTACTACATTGAAAGTCCAACTGATGAAGAGATTGAGAAATATACCGAATTGGTGAAGAATTACATTGTGGTAATTACAGATTCAGAGACGCATACAGTAAAGGAACTTATGGATGCAACAAAAGCTCTTAGGAACTTTTACGGTGAATATGGCCAAGAAAACGAAGAGTTTGATTTATAGTTGTTTGAAATATTTCTGGACATCATCTAAACGGTGTGGAAAGACCTCGTAGCTCAGTTGGTAGAGCACAACACTTTATAAGGAGTGGTTCACCGTAACGAACCAAACCGTTAGAATTCGAGTAGTGGAAAACACTTGGGAAACAAGTGAGGCACGGGTGCAAGTCCCGTTAACGGTTCTAATGTTGGGGTCACGAGTTCGAGCCTCGTCGGGGTCACTATAACAAAGGGCTATATTAAATTGAGACAAACCAGAGCCCTTGAGCCGAATTGACTGCAGTGCATGTAGGCGACAGACCACGGAGTAATTTCCTAGGAGTGCTGTTAGGTTTCATCTCCATGCCAGAGGGTGCAATACTCTGGATTTATGCTCGTGTCGACCAATGGTTAAGTCCCTGCCCTTTCACGGCAGTAACCCCAGTTCGAATCTGGGCGCGAGTACTATCGGAGCATAGCTCAGTTGGTTCAGAGCATCTGCCTTACAAGCAGAGGGTCCGTAGTTCGAATCTACGTGCTCCGACATATTAGAAGACACTTACAAAATCAAAGGTGATTTTAATTAAACAACATGTAACCAGTGGCTTGCTGGACAAGCAGCGGTCTGAGCTAAATCAGAACGTAAACCCTATGTTATGGGTGACTTGTAAGTGGAAAGTAACTTTCAGTGTCTTATGTTTAATTTATATTTCTTTAAATGCCTAAAGTTTCTCTTTACGAACTAGAACATGAAGAAGACGAAGTAACATTCGAGAAAGTTCGTAGCAAAAAATCAAAACAACCAAAAGAAGCAAAGTATCCTGAAAAGAAAAGACGTCGGGAAAAGAAGATAGATTACTATGAAGCATTAGATAGCGATGTGACTGAAAGAGAGTAATAGGGATAAGCACTTGTTGTTTGCTATTCCCGCAGGATTTTTATTTACTATTCTTTTTGTAGCAGGACTTGCTTCTGGAATGGAATTTAAAGATGAAGCCAAATATAGTTATTATAAGCCAATTAAGGATTGATCTTGAGAACATTGGGATTGATTGGATTGGTGTGCAACTATGATTGGTGGATTAATTGGTCAGATTTTACAGATAATTTTATTGATTATTATTCTGTAATTGTAATGGAGTAGTTCGGCTAGATGGTCGATGCCAGCAGAATGTGGCTCTGCTTTACGAAAGTAACACAACAGTTCGAATCTGTTACTACTCCCTAACTTAAATTAAATATTATGAAAATTTTAAATAAAATAATAAAATGGCTATCTCCAGGTCTTGAAGTTCCTATTACACCTCCTTCTAAAACTCTTCAAGATTTGGAGATTTTTGATACAATCTGGATTCAAAATTCAGATGGAGAGATTTTAAAAGGTTGGATTTTTGATTTAAACAAAAAACACATAATTGTTACTGTATATGATAGTGATGGAAATAATCAAGACTATCGTTTTTCATTAACTCGGCCTTTAACACAAACACAATTAAAACAAAACAATCTAACATTATTTTTGGAAGAACCATGCATGCAGGAGAAATAGTTTATCATAAAAATACATACGGATATGTAAAATACATAATTCGTCATGTATTAGATGATAATTTTATATTGGTAAGATCTTATAAAAATAAAATTCAAAATTATTTTTCTACTGATGAAGTAATCCCAGAAATGGATTTTATTGCAAATTATAACGGAGAACAAATTTATGAGTGAGTATAGCAGAATTAAAATTATTCCTGCAGTAATTTCAGATATTGAACATCGTTCTGAATGTTTACCTTACTATGATGCTTTTTGGTCTGATGATGCAGATGCGTGGTGTTTAGCTGGTGCACATCTTCCAATTTTTACTGCACCAATGTCATCTATTGTAAATGATAAAAATTATCTTGATTTTGATAGAAATAGTATTAATACTATTATTCCAAGAACGGTGTCTTATGAAAGAAGACTAGAAATTGCAAAGCAACTAATTTGGATTGCTATTGGATTAGATGAATTTAGAAAATTTATTGATGAACATGATTCGCTTGAAGATGAATATCGAATCTGTGTTGATATTGCTAATGGCCACATGAAAAAATTAATTGATATGTGTACAGAAGCAAAAAATAAATTTGGAGAGAATTTAATCTTAATGGCAGGTAATATAGCAAACCCAAATACATATTTGGAATATGCAAAAGCAGGAATTGATTACATTAGATTAGGTATTGGTACAGGCAATGTTTGTGCAACTACAGATTTAACAGGAATTCATTTTGATCCTATTGAATTAATTCTAAGCTGTAGAAATAGAAAATTCTATGTTGAGAATAATATAAAGAATTTTGATGGCATTTATAAATCTGTTCCAAAAATTGTAGCAGATGGAGGAATTGATAGTATATCTGATATTATTAAAGCTCTTGCTATTGGTGCAGATTATGTAATGTGTGGTAAACTATTTGCTGCATGTGAAGAAGCTTGTGGAGAAACTAGAGTTATTAATATTCCAGCTAAATCTGAATCAGGTGCAATAAGTTTTAAACGTAAGACATATAGAAAGTATTATGGAATGTCTACTGAAAGGGCCCAAAAAGAAATGGGTAACACTAAGATTAAACTTTCAGAAGGCAAAGAAAAATGGATAGAAGTAGACAATACACTTCCTGAATTTGAAAAACAATTTGTAGCAGCTATTAGTTCTACAATGAGTTATTGTGGAAAAAGAACACTAGAAGAATTTATAGGAAATGTCAGTTATAGATAAACCAATGAAGTTAACTTTAGAGTCTCATGGAAACAAATATTCTTGGGAAGGTTCATGGGATTCTGATCTTTCAAAACTGTTTGAAGTATTTTTAGGATTGTGTTCAACTGCAACTTATGGAGATATAACACAATTAAAAGATATAATTTATAATAATTTACAAGAAGAAAAAGATTCTCTTGAAGAATATGAACGTAGAAAAAGAGAATGCCCTGCAATGTTTAAATCATAATTCAAAATCATGTACAAGTCATAAGTTCTTGTATAAAAAGCTTATAGTACTAATTTGCGGCTTCTAGGCAATTAGAGCAATACTAACTAGAGAAGAAACCCATGGAGTAGATAGTGCGAATTATTTTAAAACTTTTTACCGTTTACAAACGATGTATTTCTTAATGCGTTGATTCGTTTACGTACACGAACTAAACATGTGAATAAAGTATTATGATTGAACAAAATAATAACACCGAAACATCCAGGATAGTATTCCTGGATGTAGATGGTGTGCTTAACAGTTATCTATGGACTGTTAGACCTAAAACAATTGAAGAAAGTCAAGGTGATCCAGATTTGGATCCTGTAGCAATTAATTTACTAAATGAATTTACACAAACATTTGATTTAAAAGTTGTAATTTCTTCTGATTGGAGAATTAGTTCTTACTGTATACCTCGTTTAAAAAATGCAGGTGTTAGAAATATTATTGATACAACACCTATTACAATTTTTCAAACAAGAAATAACAAAATACATTTTACTAGGGGAGAGGAAATTCAACTTTGGCTAGATGCGCATCCAGAAGTAGAAAATTTTGTAATTTTTGACGATCGTGAAGATTTTGAACAGTTAAATCATTATGTTAAAGTTGATTCATATAGAGGATTGACTCAAGAAGACATTCAGAAAGCCGTAGAAATTTTATCAAAAATAAATTTGGAAAATTAAAAAATATTTATTAATTTTGTATATGTTACTTACAAAAAGAACACTAATGTAGGTTCGAATCCTACTTTTCGTTTTAACGAAAATGGCGAAATTGGTTTACGCGAATGACTACTAATCATTTTATAAAGTAAAGTAACATTTATTTATGGGCTTGTCGTTTAATGGTAGGACAATGGTCTTCAAAACCATTTGTTAGAGTTCGAGTCTTTACAAGCCCGCACTACCGCCTCAGAAGCTATCTAATTTGCATCTGAGGCTTTAATTATCTAAATTATGGAATATGTAATAATATATTCGTTACCAACAGTGGTATCGTTTTTAATAATGAACGAATGTTATAAAAGGAATTTATTGAATAGTCCTCAACTTTGTGCTATTTTTTGTTTAGTTCCTTTTATAAATTGGATTGGATTGGTATATTTTATTTATACGTTAATATGGAACAAAAATATAAACAAATAAGAGATTTTTTCGGATTTAATGATATTCCAGAAAAATATGATTCTGCTACATGGTTTGAGAAGTGTGTTTTACTTCTTAGATTAAATGGATTTAGTTATGGTAACATTCAGTTACGACTTGGAAATCCACCTAAAAAGGAAATCAGAGAAGTACTTTTGAAGTGGGCTCCGGAATTAATAGATATTGATTTAAATAAGCCTAATATATGGTAAATTGGTTAAATGCTTATAATTTAAGTGGAACTTTCATTACAGAGAAAGCGTTTGTAGAATTATGGAAAAAAATTCCAAATAAAGTGCAATATGTAAATCGTGACGTTAATCTAGACTTATCAAAAATCAATAATTCTTGGTTATACTCTATAATTCCTACTATAACATCAGTATCTAGAAGTACAAACCATTCATCTAGTACAACATCAGAAGAAGACGATATTCAAGAGTATAAAGAAGGTGGAGAACTGCAATATATTGTTGGAAACTCGGCTATTTATATTAGGATATTTTGTTCAGATGAAAAAATATTTGTAATTGACGACAACTCGATTTGTTGTTATTGTACAAATGAAGAAGAAGCATCTAAACTTTGTCTGAAATTGTGGGAAAATTGTCCTAAAGTTGAAGAACGTCCAAAAGAAGCAACAGTAAAATTAATTTGTTATAGTCAAGGAGATTATTATACAATGGACTCTAAAATTAAGAAAGTTAATATTAATTTGGAAGAAAACTATAATGATGACTTCTTACCTGTATATAAAGACATTCTCTCTTTCTTAGATCAACGAGACAGTGGATTGATTCTCCTTTATGGTAAAATGGGAAGTGGCAAAACTTCAATGATTCGGCATCTATGTTCTACACATCCAAAAGATTATATTGTTGTACCAACTTCAATGGCAACTAGATTATCTGATCCAGATTTTATATCATTTCTTGTAAGTAATAGGGATTCGGTATTTGTCCTTGAAGATTGTGAACAACTTCTTATGGATAGAAGTGAAAACATGTTTAATGGAGCAATTAGTAATATTTTAAATATGTCTGATGGACTTTTGTCTGATATTATGAATATTAAATTCATATGTACATTTAATGCAGATGTAAATAAAATTGATCCTGCTCTATTAAGAAAAGGAAGATGCTATGCTAAATACGAATTTGGAGATTTATCGGAAGAAAAAGTTCAGAAACTTAACGATAAATATGATCTTGGTATAGAAGAAATTAAACCTATGACTTTAGCAGAAATCTATAATGCAGATAAGACGGAATATTCCGAAACTAAGAAAAGAAAGAAAATTGGATTTTAATGGCTAAAGAACTAAAATTTGATAATTTTGCTAAAGGAAGTCTTATAACAGGAATGTCTAAATTAGCAAGAGCTGTTGGTTCTACACTTGGTCCAAAAGGTCAGTGTGTAATAATTGACGATTATAGTAATGGACTTCCTCATGTAACTAAAGACGGAGTTACTGTAGCAAAAAATATATTTTTAGAAGATAAATTTGAAAATGTTGGAGCGACATTATTAAAGCAAGCTGCATTAAATACTGTTAATAGTGTTGGAGATTCTACTACATCTAGTACAGTACTTGCGTTTAATATGGTAAATAATGCATATAACGAATATTTGTCTGGGTTTAAAAATATATCTCTTATAAAACAAGGAATAAATATTGCTGTAGATTGAGTTAAAAAGACTATATTAGAATCTTCTATTGATATAAAAGAATCAGATGTTGAAAAAATAGCTTCTATTTCTTCTAATAACGATAGTACTATAGGTAAACTTGTATCTAATGCGTTTAGAGAAATTGGAAAAGATGGAATTATAACAGTAGAAGAATCTTCAAATAATCAAACAAGTATCGACATAGTAAAAGGTATGCAGTTTGATCGTGGGTTTGTTTCACATTGGTTTATTACAGATCAAATAAAAGGTGAATGTGTATTAGAAAAACCATTAATTCTAATTACTGATCAAAAAATACAGCTAACGAGAGATATTGTTCCTGCTGCAGAATATTGTGCTAAAAATCATCGTCCTTTATTAATAATTGCTCAAGATTTTGATGATGAAGTCATTCAAAATATGAGAATTAATCATCTTCAGGGAATTTTAAAAAGTTGTCTTGTTAAAGCCCCGTCATTTGGAGAATTTAGAAAATTTATACTAGAAGATCTTTCAATATTAACTGGAGCTCAAATTTCTACATATGATAATGGAATAGAACTTCAAAAAGTAGATGGATCAATGCTTGGATCATGCAACAAGGTTATTATTACAAAAGATAGTACTACAATATTGGAAGGTTCTGGAACTAAAAGCATGATTGAAGAAAGAGTAAATTCTTTAAAAGAACAATTAAAGTCAATACAATCTGGAGAAGAAATTCAAATTAAATTTTTAAAGGAGCGTATCGCTAGACTTAATGGAGGAATTGGTGTAATAAGAGTTGGAGGTAATTCTGAATTAGAAATGAGAGAAAGAAAAGATAGGATTGACGATGCAGTTTGTGCCACAAAAGCAGCATTAGAAGAAGGTATTGTTGCAGGAGGTGGTCTATCTTATTTAAAAGCATTTCTAACTATGCCAAGTAACGATGATGACGAAATTCAACGTGGAATTGATATTGTAAAACAAAGTCTTACTTCTATTTTTGATACAATTGTTTCTAATGCCGGATATGATCCTAAAGAAATTGGAAGGAAGGTATTTCCTGATAAAAACATATCTTGGAATGCGGAAACAGAACAGTATGTTAATTTTTTAGAGTCCGGAATTATCAATCCAACTAAAGCAGATAGATTAAGTTTTGAAAATGCAGTTAGTGTTTTAAATATGTTTATTTCTACAAATTGTATCATTGTAGATAAAGACGTTTTTAAAGAAATATAATATGGATATAATAGCATTAAGTGATTTACATGGAATTCTTCCAAAAGTGGAAAAACCATTCGATTTAATGCTTCTTCCAGGTGACGTTGTAAATTTATATAATCAGAGTTCCACTGCTAATTCAGAAAGTTGGTATCTTGATGAATTTATGGATTGGATAATCTCCCTTCCGTATAAAAATGATGATTCTAAAGTAATTTTAATTGCTGGAAACCATGATCTGGGTTTGTATAGAATGAAACCTAATAGAAAGAAAATATTTCTTGTTGCATTAAAGGATCGTTCTAATAATAGACTTGTTTATCTTGAAAACGAATTGTATGATTTTGTTACAGGAGAAGAACATATAAGTATATTTGGTACACCGTATTGTAAAATATTTGGAAATTGGGCATTTATGGGAAATTCTCAATTTTTGAAAGAAAAATATTCTGAGATTCCAGATAACCTAGATATTCTTATAAGTCACGATGCTCCAAATATAAAAGATGTAGGTACTATTATGCAAAAAACAATGTGGTCTGATGGTACTTTACAAGTGGGAAACGATGTTCTTGGAAAAGCAATTACTGATAAAAATATAAAATTAACATTAGTCGGTCACATTCATTCTGGAAATCACAATTTAACAGAATATAAACCCGGATGTTGGATTAGAAATGTTAGTATTCTAGACGAAAATTATGATTTTGTAAACGAACCGTTTTATTTTCAATGGCCACAAGTTTTATCGGATTAATCTTAGGATTAATTGTTGGTATGTTTTTATACCTTGGATTGGATTTTATAGATAGAAAATGTTAAAGTTTTTATTCAATCTAATTATTCTTCTAATTTGTGGAATAATTATTGGCTTAGAAAGACAAAAAACTCATGGAATTGTAGGTGTAAGATCTGTTACACTTATAATGCTTGGAGCATTTGTGTTTTCTTATTTGTCACTACGAATTGGAGGAGATCCTGCTAGAGTAGTTGCACAAGTTGTATCTGGTGTTGGATTTATTGGCGCCGGATTAGTGTTTAAAAAAGACATGGATAAAATTGCAAATGTTACAACTGCTATTTTGATGTGGTGTTTAGCATCATTAGGGTGTTTAATTGGATTGGGTTTTATCTTTGAAAGTCTTATAATTACATTAGTAATTTATTTTATATTAAAAAACTATAAAAATTTATTTAAAGATGGGAATTAAATATTATTATTCTAAACCTACGCAGGTTAGAATGGTTCCTTGTTTTGCTGATGCAGAAGGTAACATTATTGGTGAGGCTGGAAACTCTGTTTTTGTAAAATGGATTCCGAGAGTTGTAATTTGTAGCATTCTTGATGGCAATAAAGTTTCATTTGGATATACTACATGTTCAAAGAAAGATCTTTATAAACAGAAAGTAGGTCAGCACATATCTTATGTTCGTGCGCTCAATAAGCCTTATGCTACAGTAGAACTTAACGATATTTCTGAAATCAAAGAAGTTTCTAATAGAATTATTTCTGAAATTTTTGAAAAAGAATCTAAAAGAATTTTTAAGTTGTAATGTTTCAAGTAGTATTTAAGGGTGCATTTGAAGTAGAAGACGCAGAAAAATTTATTCAAGAAGTAGATAGGGTTATTGATGAATTGAAAGGTTCAAAAATAGGACAATTTCAGATTTATCAATTAGCTCCATATGTTGATTATCAAAAATGCGATGTTAAGGACACTGAAACTGGAGATTCCAATATTTAGTCAAGATGTTTGAGTTGTACTTGGACCTCCATATGAAGTTCAAGATTATCTTCACGATGTATACGATGGCGATTTTTCATTTAATCCTAATCAAACAAATGCAATTTGCTTACATCAAGGAACTACTTCCTGAATATGATGGGATGAAAAATCAATAACAATTCCTATTCTAGTTCATGAATTGGGTCATGGTACATTTGATTTAATGGAAGACCTTGGAATATTACGTGAAGATCAAGAAGTTTTTTGTTATATTCAAGAATGACTACTAACTCAAATTTTGACTATATCGCATACACCGATGGTTCTTACCAATCCAGCATTAATGCAGGAGGATGAGCAAGTATCATCCTAGATTCAAATGAAAACGTTGTTGCAAAATTATATCAAGGATTCACAAATACTACAAATAATAGAATGGAATTAATGGGAGTTCTCGAAACATTAAAATATTTTAAAACTCCCATTAATTTAAAAATTGTATCAGATTCTATGTATATAATAGGAAGTGTTACGAGTGGTTCTGCAAAGAAATGAATTGAAGAAAATGATCTTTCAAAGAAAAACTTAGATTTGTGATTTCAAATAGTTGATTTGCTTGAAGTACATAATGTAACATTTGAGTGAACAAAAGGACATATTGGCAACAAGTGAAATGAAGAAGCAGATAAATGATGTACTTTTGCAGCAAGATGTATTAATTTACCAAGAGATGTATGAACTATAAATTTACAGCAAAAAGACTTGGACAACACTGGTATTTAGATGTCAATCATAATAGTCCATTAGATATTTCCTTTAATAGCAAGATAGAGAAATATTTTTTCTTATTTAATTGTTCGGAAATAGAAATTAAATTATATGAAGTATTTAGTATTGTTGAAGAAAATACTATTTATCTAAACGAATTCGATATAAATAGATATTTTACTACAAGCGATGATTTTGATATCAGATTTACTGTTAGAGATCATGAGTTTGAAATATCTTCAGATATGTACTATCTTTTAGAATCAGAATATAATTTAAATTTGCATAAAAGTATGTACACAATTGAAATATGCAGTACTTAATTGAACAATTTGCTTGAGAAGAAGACTATTATCATCTTGTAAATTCAAAAATATTTGAATCTGATAAATACATACCAGAAACAAGTTATAATAAAAATAATTCATACTTTAAACTAACTAAGTTAGACGATGAAGTTCAAACAAAACGAACAACCGGTAGAAAAAGAGGGAATGTCTAAAGAACTATACGATAAGTTTATTGAACTTATACAAATGGAAGTAGATAAACTTAGTTTTATTAGTTCGGCAAAACTCTATTTTTATAGTACTGGACAAATGAATTATAAGAAATTCTTCAAATGTCTATATAAGAATTGTGAAGAATTAAAACATTGTTTGATTGGATTTCTAATCAATCAAATGGAAGATGTTCCAGCTTTTACAATTCCTAAACTGAATATAGATTTTAAAGATGATATAGAGCCATTTAAAAAGATGGCTGAATACGAAGACACTTTTATTGAGAAGTTAAATGATATTATAACACAAGCATATAACGATAAAAATTGGCAAGCGTTTCATTATCTTCTCAAGAAACTTGATGGAATAGACCATATCTGTTGTAGAGCACTTGCTGCAGTAGAGCATGGTGCAGATATACTACAACTATGCGAACAACCTTCAAAGGAAAAGTAGTAGCAATACAGCCTGGACAATATACATTATATGTGTTTAAAAACTTAGATGAACCAGAAAATAGTTTATTAAGATATTTCACAGTAACCAAACCACCAAATTGGTGTGGTGTCAATCCAGAGATAGATGATATTGGATTTGTAGAATGTGAATACGTAAATGCTGGAGATGAATATTTTCAGGCTTCTACAGGAAATAGAGAAACGTATAATTATACAGTGTGTTATTTCCTGCATTTTATTAAGGAACAACCTAAACTAGAAATAAAAGAATTTAATTTTTAAGATATGAGTGATTTAGCTTATAAACTTACAGAGGCAATTGATGCAAAACAAAACGATATTAATCGTTGAATTTGAGTAAACTCAAATAAGACGGAAATTAGAATGATGGATATGAATTATGCTTTATTGCAGCAAGCATATACACATGTATTAGATATGCTTTATAATAAAGATATCTATCATCCGGGAGTTTATAGAAAGAAAGACCAAATAAGAAAAATGTGGGACAATGCAAATGCTGAATTACTACATAGATATGTTCTTCATGATTGTAATATAGATACACTTAAGACTAGTAGAGATTTACTAGATTTTATAAATGCACAGAAACAAATAAACGGAGTACTTAATTCTGATTCAGTTGTAACAATATTTAATGGATTGCCTGATGTATTTACAACTGTAACAATTGATAAATTACTTGCCGCTTGTTTAGACTCACTTGAGGCGTTTAATAGAAGACTGATTTCAGATAAATTTATTTTATCTTTAGGTATTTGGCTAACAGAATCAGAAAAGAAAGAACTAACGGAATTCGATGAATCTGGTAAAATGAGGAACAGAAAAGATGTTATCAAAGAAAGATTGTTATTGAATCCAAATGTAGAATTGAGATTTGTTCCTACTGGACTATCATATTATGAGTTTAGATCTTTAGTAAAAATTGAAGGGCGTCCTAAATTTTCAAGTTTCCCTACAGATACATTAAAACTTCTTAGAGATAAAGCACTGTTGCTATTGGATCAAGATTTAGAGTATCATGTAAATAAATGGGAAGATTTAAAGTATAAACTGGAAAAGGTAGCTGAACAAAAAGGTTTTACACTCAAAACTAAAGAATATTAATGCTAATAAAAGGGAAAACAGTATTTGTTTATGATATTGAAGTATTTCCCAATTTATTTACAATTACTGTAAAAAATACTGAATCTGAAAATTTACGTTCTTTTCAGATATCTATGTGACAAAATGATTTAGCAGCGATTGTTAAATTATTTTTAAATAAAAGTATCTGATGGTGCGGATTTAATAATCTGCACTATGATGATCCTATCATAAATGCTTTGATTATGAACTTTACAACACTTATTTCTAAACCTGCAGAAGATATCTTAAGGTTTATAAAAGACTTAAGTGATGAAATAATTATGTCGAAAGATAATAATTTTAGCTCATGATCAAAATATAAATATGCTCATTTATTTCCAAGTCTAGATTTACTTGCTATGAGATTTTCTCAGAAGCTGAGAGTTGGATTAAAAGAGATGCAAGTTACAATGCAATATAAAAATGTTGAGGAATATGAAGGTGATTTTGAAAAACCAGTATCGCCTTCTCAAATACCAACAATTCTTGAGTATAATGCAAATGATGTAAATTCTACCGAAGAACTGTTAAATAAATCAATTAAAGACATTGAACTTAGATTAGCGGTTGAAGAAGAATTTGGTATATCAGCATTAAATAAGGATGGAGTTAATCTTGGTATGGAAATTATCAAGACAAAATATCTTGAAACAACAGGATTACAGTGAAGAGATATAAAAGATCTTCGTAGTCCATGTGACTGATTATGTTTTGGCGATATAATATTTGATTATATAGAATTTAAAACTCCAGAATTACAAAAGTTATTATCTGATCTTAAGCAGCATTGTGCAGATCCAAATGATAATTCCTTTGAAAGAAAATTCTTTCTAGGAGGAGTGGAACATACTTTTGGTATGGGAGGATTACATAGTGTTAATAAACCAGAAGCGTTTGAGCCTGATGATAGCATTGTTCTATATGATGACGATGTGGCTTCACTATATCCATCAATTATTATTCAGAATAGTATATATCCTCAACACTTAGGTCCTGAATTTGTACAAGTGTATAAAAAAATTCGAGATGATCGAATTGAAGCAAAACACAATGGTAATAAGTTAAAGAATGAGACCTACAAGTTAGCAATTAATGGTTTAACTGGTAACCTTCAATCACCTTATTCTTGAGTATATGACCCTAAAGCTGTACTACGTATTAGAATCAATGGTCAGTTATTATTACTGATGTATGCAGAGTCTATAATGCTTGCAGGAGGTCATATTGTACAATCTAATACTGATGGTCTATTGTATAGTGTCAGTAAAGATAAAATTGATGCAGTTAATCAGGTGAAAGAATGATGGGAAAATTTAACTGGATTGGAATTGGAAAGAGAAGAATTTGAAAGATTCTATCAATACGCAATCAACGATTATCTTGGTATTAAAAAAGGATGAAGTGAAACTCACGATCCAAAACTTATAAAGACTAAAGGATTGTTTATTGATAAAGTATCTCTTGGAAAGGGTATGGCTCCAATGATAGTGCCAAAAGCAATTAATGCTTATCTTATTGATGGTACTGATCCAGAACAAACAATTGAAAGTTGTACAAATATACTTGATTTCTGTACATATCAGAAGGTTGCAAAGGATTTCTTTGTAGAATATGGTGGTCAACCTGTAAGGCATATAAATAGATATTATATGTCTACAAACGGTAAAAATTTAATTAAATTTAAATTAGAAAACGGTCGACGTATTCGTACAACTACATTATGTGCAGATTCTGGCGTAACACTATATAACACTTTTGATGATAAGTCAATAAATGAACGTAAAATAAATTATCAGTATTATTTACACGAAGTTTATAAAATTATTGATGTCTTAGACACCAAACAACTAACCCTATGAAGTTAGATTTAAGATTATTGAAAAGATTACTTGTTATTGATCATCCATCAAAACAAGAATGGCCTATGCTTTCATTTATAATAAATGAGTGCTATAAAATAGGTGGATTGGATTTTGAAATGGATAGTTATAATAACATTTTTATTACTAAAAACAGTTCAAATCCAGAATATTATCCAGCAGTTGTCTGTCATACTGATTGTGTTTTACCACATAAGAATAAACAAGTTGATATTCAGCAAGGTAAAATCTTTGGTAAGGACGTTAAAACAAATAAAAGAATTGGATTGGGTATGGATGATGCTAATGGTATCTGCTGTGCAATTCAACTTTTAAAAGGCATTCCAAATCTTAAAGTTTGTTTTACTACCGAAGAAGAAATTGGATATAATGGTGCATATTCTGCTGCTGAAAATATAGATTTTTGGTATAATGTGTCATATATGATTCAAGCAGATAGACATGGAAAATCAGATTTAATTACATTTACTAATGGAATTGATTCTGCATCAGACAAATGGTTGGAAGAAGCATCTGGTGTAATGGCAGAATTTGGATATTCTGAAGCTCCTGGTATAGGAACAGATATAGGTGTTCTTGCAGAAGAATTAAAAATATCTGGAGTTAATATTTCTTGTGGTTATTATAAAGAACATACAGACAAGGAATATACTATAATTTCCGAACTTCAGAACTGTCTAAATTTTATGGAAAAATTACTTTTGACAATTCCTACAGATAAACAATATGATATAAAGATTGAATATGTTCCTAGAACTCAAACTTATGGAGGATGGGATTGGAGAAGTGATGCATATGACGATAGTCCTCGAGAGTATGATGACGATGATGATTTGCCATGTCATTATTGTACAGATTATGACTGTATGAACTGTAAGAAAAACCCGTGGTAAATGGATAGAACTCAAAGGCAAAAGGAGTGTCTTAAACGATGATTAGAATTCGGTGGTCGTGCTTCAGTTGTTGCATGCACCGGATTTGGTAAAACTCGTGTAGCATTAAACCTTATAGATGCCTTTATTACTAAAAATCCTACTGCTCAAGTCTTAGTTGTTGTACCAACCCAGGTCTTAAAAGATCAATGAATTGAACAAATTGATGCTAGAGGACTTGGATTAAATACTCGTGTTGAAATCATTAATAGTGTAATTAAATTGGATTGGACTTGTGATCTTCTAATAGTGGATGAAGTACACCAGTGTGGTGCAGAAACTTTCTCACAAGTATTTCAAGTAGTACAGTATAAATTTATTCTTTGTTTAACTGGAACAATGGAAAGATTGGATATGCGGCATCTTCTTATAGAAAAGTATGCACCTATTTGTGACCGTATTACTATTGAAGAAGCAGAAACCAATGGTTGAGTTGCACCACACAGAGAATATGTTGTTATGTTAGATGTAGATCTAACAGAATACAAAGAAATTAATAAAAAATTCAATAGTGCATTTGCATTCTTTGGATTTGATTTTAATTTAGCTATGAGACTTGCTACTGATGTTCGTGCTAGAAATATTTGAGCTAAAAATAATAGACACGAAGCAAAGGTAGTAACTGCAATGGCAATGACCTTCATGCGTACAATGAAAGCAAGAAAAGATTTCATACTCAATCATCCAAAAAAGATTGAAGTTGCAAAGAAGATTCTTGCTGCAAGAAAAGATCGAAAGTGTCTAACATTCTCTGCTACAATAAAAATGGCAGAAGAACTTGGTGATGGATTTATAATGCATTCTAAAAAATCAAAGAAGAAAAATCAAGAAACTTTAGAAGCATTTAATGCTTGTACTAGCGGTGTAATGCATACATCAAAAGCTGCTGAAACTGGATTGGATATTCCGGGCATTGATACAGAAATCATTTTATATACAAATTCATCTAAAATTAGAAAAACACAAGTTCTTGGTAGAAGTATTCGGTACGAAGAAGGAAAAGTTGCAGAAATATTTACACTTGTATTAAAAGGTACACAAGAAGTAACTTGACTAGCTAATAGCAAGACGTCTAGAGTGATTACTATTAATGAAGATCAACTAGATAGAGTACTTGCTGGAGAAAGAATTGAAACTAGACAAAGAGAATATGTAGAAAACTTAGAATTTAGATTTTAACTCGCACCAAGCTCTTAAAATGCACAAAATGCACAGTCTAGAGCATGTTGTTAAATTGGACATATTAATTTAGCAACAATTGGAATTAAATACAATTTTAAATTTAATGATTACGTATAATTTGACTGCAGATGAGCTTCTTTTGATATATTTAACGTTTCTAGCCAGAGAAGAAGAAGGACATCCTGAGTATATTGCAAAATGACTTTGCAATGGTGGACAGTCTAAATTACGTAATTTATTTGAATCTTTAAAAGAGAAGGGGATTATTCATAAAGATTATAATCCAGAAAAATATTCACCAGACGACATTGAGTTCAATAAAAATTTCCTTAAAGGCTGAATTAAGTGTTCAGGACAACTTGGGAAAGAATTATTTGATAACTATCCTCCATATTTAACAATAAATGGAAGAATGGTCTCACTTAAAAATATAAGTAAGAAATTTGATTCTTTAGATGAATTTTTCTTTGCTTATAGTTCAGCAATAAAGCATAATCCAGAAAAACATAAAGAAATTATGGAAATATTGGATTGAGCTAAAGAACACAATCATATTAACTTTGGGATTACTGAATTTGTACTATCTCATAAATGGGACGATTTACAATATCTTAAAGATCATCCACAAGAAGGACAAGTGGAAAGTACGTTTAATGTTTATGAAAGCATTTAAATGACAGGTCTAGAAGTTTTATGAAGTCAAATAGACAAGGGTCGTCGTGGTGAAAATATCGGAGTATCAACAGGTATTCCAAAATTAGATAAAGTGATTGGAGGAATCCAACCATCTCGCTATTATACCATTGCAGCACAAAGTTCTGCAGGTAAGAGTTCACTGCTCCAATTTATAATGTATAGTATGCTTAAAAATAAAACAGATAAAGATGATATTCATTTTTTAGTGTTTAGTTTGGAAATTCCGGAATCTGTTTTATTGGCAAAATTAATGGGATTATATTGTGCTGAAGAATTTGGAATATATCTAACATTGGATGATATATTATCATTTCAGACTCCATTAAATGATGATGCATATGAATGTTTAAAAGCGGCAAGAAAATGAATAGCAAGCATATCTGATTCGTTACATGTTGTAGATAAAATGTGTAATTGTAAAGTTCTATACAAAGAGACTTTATCTTTTGCAGAAAAATTTGGCAAATGGGAAGAATCAGATGGAAAAAAGTTTTATGTTCCGAACAATTCAAAACAATTATTAATTGGAGTAATTGATCATGGTTTGTTATTACAACCATCTGAAGGTAGAACCGTAAAAGAAGAAATAGATATCTGTTCTTCTTATATGGTGACACTAAAAAATAAATTGAACATGTCTTGATTTATGTTAATGCAACAAAATAGAGATTCTACTTCTATGGATAGAAGAAAAGCAGATCTTTCAGAACCTGGAATCAATGATATTAAACAGACTGGAAATGTTGCTCAGGATTCAGATGTCGTATTACAATTGTTTTATCCATTTAGAGAAAAACTCGCCACTTACCGTGGATATAGAATTCTTGGGGATAATGGATTGGGTCGAGACCATCGTTCAATTATAATTAGTAAACACCGATATGGAATTGCAGATCAAGTAATAAATATTAACTTTTTTGGTAGTGTTGGATGGTGAATGGCTTTACCACCTCCAGATCAAATCACGGATTATACACGTTTTCATAATGAACGTGAAAATATCCCTTGTAAAATAAGAAAAGAAACGTTAAAAGAAGATACTTCAACTTCCAAACAAGTTGAAGAAAAACAGCCTATAATATTTAATTTTTAAATGGCTATTGAATTACCTAAAACAAAAGTTCCTGCCGAAACGCAGGATCCTAAGTATTTGATATTATTTGGATTGCCTAAAGTAGGAAAGACTACGATTTTAAGTACTCTTGAAAACAATCTGATACTGGATTTTGAAGACGGAACAACATACGTTGATGCACTTAAAATAAAAATTGATAATTTATCTACTTTAAAAGAAACTATTAAAGCAATTAAAGACGCAGGTAAGCCATATAAATATATTACAATAGATACAATCACAGCAGTTGAAGAAATGGCAAAACCTGTAGCTATTAGTTTGTATAAAAGGTCTCCAATGTATTCAGATAGATATGCTGATGTATCTGATGTTACAAGATTACCGAATGGTTCTGGATATACTTTTCTTCGGCAAGCCGTAGAATCTATTGTTGATTTAATTGCTAGTGCAACAGATAATATTATTCTTTGTGGACATGTTAGAGATGTATCGCTTAGCGAAGGATTGGATGGTTCAGTTAAAGATTTAGATCTAACTGGTAAACTGAAAAGAATTCTATCTGCTAGATCTGATGCAATTGGATTTGTACATCGTGATGAAGATTCTAATCTATGTATCAATTTTGGTCAAGATGGAGAAGTTCTCACTGGTGCTAGACCCAAACATTTAGCAAACAAAGACATAATTGTTGCAGAACGTAATGAAGATGGAACATTCACATCTCATTGGGAAAGAATTTATCCAAGTTTAGCATAATGTATAAAATTTCTTTTATTTTTGACGAAGAGAGAAAAACTATTTCTGAAGTCAAAATTCAATCAGTAGATAAAACAGTATCTGTTCCAGATGCAAACATTGAATTAGAGGTTCTTGATAATAAATTGAAGTTATCCAAATCAGCATTAGAAAAACTAAATGCTGTAGCAGATGATAGAATTTCTATTCAATATATATCTGAAGGTGTAGGAAAATCATGTCCTGTTATCGGTAAAGCAGAAGTTTTTACTGACAGACTAGACGGCAATAGACTTACAAAATCAGGTACTGTATCTTTTAGAGGAGAGAAAAGAACAACACTTCTTGACTTTGGCTCATTGTTTACACTTGAACCATATAAAGAAGGTATTTGGAAATTAATTCCTACAACTGAAACTCCAGAAGATTTAACTCAAGAACAGCAAGATCTTGACAATCTGGATTCAAAAGAATTAGATAAAGAGATTGAGACCTTAATGGCCTCTGTGGAAGATGATCTTCCATTTTAATAAAATAACTTAAAAATAGTATTATATGAATTTTGATATGAGTGCTACCACCGGCGTAAAAGAAGGTGGAAAAATGCTTACAGCGGGAATTCACAACGCAAAGTTTAATGGTCTTGAACTCGGAAAAATTACTTCACAAAAGGATGGAAGTACATATAAAGTAATGTCTCTTAAGCTTGATATCGATGGTTATGGAGAATTTACGCACAACTTCTTTGAACCAAAAAGTGCAGAAAGAACTGAGAGTCAGTTTGGTCTAAATCCTTCTCCTGTAGAGCACTTTATGATTGCACTTCGTCAGATTTTTGACGCAGTAAATCCTAAGATTGGTGAAGCAATTGATAATGGAACTGCTAAGATTGGTGGTGATTTTGACACAATCGTAAAGCTTGCTGCAAAATATACAGCATCTGCAATTGGTACTGATGTTGAAGTTAAGTTGGTTCCTCAGAATACTGGATTTAATGACATTCCTGGTTTTCCTGCTCGTATTAATAAAGTAGGTGCTCTTGGAATTGCAACCAGATTCATTGGTCACAATCTTACTCTTTCTCAGTCAGAACAGCGTAAAATTGAAGCTGCTCAGAACTCTCGTCCGACAAATATGGCTACTCAGAGTGATTCTACTCTTGATGGTCTAAGTGACGCTCTTGGTATTAGTGACGATAAAGATTCAGATCTTCCGTTCTAATTAAAATATAGTGGAGATTACTCTGGAGCCACTAAACATAACAAAGGAATTAATCCTTTCTAAGGTCTCTGAAGAACAGATCTTTGAGCATTATGGTATAAAAGTACAAAAAGGTCTCTTCTGTTCTAAGTTGAGACCAGACAAACGTCCAACTGTGGCATTTTATAAAAATAAAAGAGGACGTTTGATGCTTAAAGATTTTGGAGATGGATCGTGTTTAGATTGTTTTGGTTTTGTCCAAGAACTATTCGGAGTCTCCTATTATATGTCTCTTCAAATAATAGCAAACGATTTCGGAATTATTCATAGACCAGATTTAGTAGAAAATAAACCAAAATATGAATATTCCGGAATCAAATTTGAAGAGAATAAATCTGCCATAATTCAAATACAAACTAGAGAATTTAATCAAAACGAATTGAACTGATGATTGAGGTATGGAATTAATAAATCTACCTTAAAGAAGTTTAAAGTATATCCAGTTGATTCAGTTTGATTAAATTGTAATCTATTTTATCAGAATATAACCAATAAACCTATATTTGGATATTATGGTGGTATAAAGGATGGTATAGAACAATGACGAATTTATTTTCCAAATCAGAAAAGATATAAATTTATTTCTAATTGAAAATCTACACAAATACAAGGAGCACACATGCTTCCTAAAGAAGGTGGTGAATACATTGTAATCACTAAATCATTAAAAGATGTAATGTGTTTGTACGAATTTGGAATTCCTGCAATAGCTCCATGTTCTGAAAATCTATTCTTAACAGAAAGTCAGTACGAAAAAATAAAAAAGAAATTTAAGCGGATATTGGTATTATATGATAATGATAGACCAGGAATGTCTGCTATGTGAAAAATAAGGAAACAATTTCCGGATGTTACATGTATAAAATTAGATCCAAAAGATGCAAAGGATATTTCTGATTATCGAAAATCATTCGGTTATAGAAAGACTTTGGAATTAATAAATAAAGTAAAATCGTACTATGGCGAGAAGTAAGAAACAAGAAATAGAACTTCCAAGTGTAGAAGAGATTGAGAAACCTAAACGTAAGAGAAGTAAATCATATTCTCGAACAAAAGGACATGCCTATGAAACAAAGATAGCAAAAGAACTAAGAGAGCTTGGATTTACAGAAGTTGTAACTTCACGTAGTGAATCTAAATCGATGGATGACAATAAAGTAGATTTGATTGATAAGGCTGATAAATTACCTTGTAAGATTCAGTTAAAATCAACACAGTCTATTCCATCTTATTTTAAGATTAGATCGGAATCTACAGTTGATCCAAAAGAATTTGTTATCATTTGGTCCAAACAAGAAAAAAGAGAAGTAAACATAGTATCTGTTGGAGAAGCAGTAATTATGGACAAGTCATTGTTTTATAAATTAATTAAACCTTATGCAGGAAGCTCTGAATAACAGGGCTTCCTTTTATATTATATGCAAAAAATAAAAATCAGTATTAACGGAGAAAACAGAATAGTTATAATTCCAATGGAGTATAACGAAGAAACAGATGTTGTTGAGATAAAAGAAGTTCAAATTGAACCTATGCCAGATAAAAACGAGGATCTTTCTAAAGACCTTGTAATGTATATATCACAATTAATTTTAGCCGGACTTAATCCGGTAGATGGGACTACTGAGTAGCCCCATTAATGTCCATAGATAAAATATTAAATTTTTGAAAAGGAAACATTAATGGAAAAACTTTTACCTATTTTGAGTGGATCTCTGTATGAGGTCTTTAAAGTTATACGTAATAAGTATGACGATCCAATCGCCAATATTATATGTAAAACTCATGAACTTGTTGATACATATAATAGAAATACTTGGATTTCTGAGGATGATGCACTGTATAGTGTATTCTCTCTTGTTCCAGATGCAGTAAACGAATTAGTTACAAATTCTGTAAGAATGATTACTGCAAGAATGGGAGGTGACTTTGAAGTCAGTTTTCTTCCTGAAGGAAAAGAAGCAGAGTATAATGACAATGGTGATTGGGCAAGAAAAAATAGACAATCTGGGAAACCAACTAGAATCTTTCAGAAACTTGTACGTAAAGAGTTTAAAACCATAGATTGGGAAACTTTTAACAATCGACTGAAAGCTGAAATTTGTTGTTGTACTAATTTTGAAATAGTTGAAGGAGAAGATATTAGAAAATGGTATCTTGAAGACAACTATTTTAAGATTGCTGGTTCTCTTGGTAACAGCTGCATGCGTTATCGGGAATGTCAAAAATATATGGATGTTTATGTAGATAATGCGAAAATGCTAATCTCTAAAAAAGATGGCTTACTTACTGGTAGAGCAATTGTGTGGGAACTTGATAATGGTATTACTTTATTGGATAGGATTTATACATGCTTTGATTATCTTGACAACTGTTTCATTGATTATGCAAAGGACAATGGTTGGTGGATCAGAGAGTATAATTCACTTCTAAGTACTGGAGAAACGCAAGGATGGAAAACTCCAAAAGATGATTATCAAGAGGTTACTTATGAACCTATCAAAATGGATATAAAGAAATGCTACGAATATTTTCCTTATGTAGATTCTTTTAGATATTTTGATGGAGAACATACTATCTGTACTAAAGAGTTGTCTGGATTTACAAACAGCTTGGATAGAACCGATGGATATTGGCAAGAAACTTACAGTTATACTTGTGCACGTTGCGGTCACACATCATATACTGATTATGAGGATGATCTTCCCGAAGATATGCATTATTCTGAGTATGATGACGATTATTATTGCGATGATTGTTGTTGGTACTGTGAAGCACTATCTGATTATATAAGTAGTAGCCACGATGTTTTTGCTGTATTGGATGAAGATGATGAAGAAATTGATTATCCAGACGATTATATTTTAGATCACGTAGTTGTCAACGAGGATGATGCTAAATATAAGTATGGCGACAAATTTGTTAAAATTAACGAAAAATATTATTTTTATACTGACCCTCGAATAGAGTGGAACGCAGAAGAAGATAAATTTATATTAAATGAATCAGAAGATTAGATACGATTTAGTCCCTATGCGGGGTCTAAACGAAGTAAATAAAGTTTTAACTTCAAAATTAGATAAATACGAAGTTAATGGTTGGAAGACAGGACTGAAATGGACAGAAGTCCTGTCTTCTCTTAAAAAGCACTTAACCGCATTTGAGCTTGGAGAAGATTTTACTCCCGAAAATAACTTAAGTATTGCAGAAGTTGCTGCAAATGCTTTAATTCTAACAGAATACTTTTTCATAAATCCCGCTGGTGACAATCGTGAATTTCTTCCGATTAATAGACCTATTGTAGCATTGGATATTGATGATGTCTGTTTAGATTTTGTTGGAGGTTTTGAAAGCAAAACAGGTATCAAATTAAACGATTATTGGAATGGTACATATGAAATGAAGGACAAACTAACAGAACTTTCTACAGATAAAGAGTTCTGGACTACATTGAAAACAAAACATATGCCTTCATTTGAACCAGACCTTTATATTACGAGTAGAAGTATTCCAGTTGAATGGACAAAGGAAAATCTGGAAAGAAATGGATTTCCTTGTGCTCCAGTTTATTGTGTTCCATGGAATGAAAGTAAGCTTGATTTACTGAAGGAACATAATGTAAGCATTTTAATTGACGATAAATTTGCTAACTATAAAGATGCAACTGACGCTGGAATCTTCTGTTATCTTATGGATGCTCCACATAATAAATATTATCATGTTGGACACAGACGTATTTATGATTTAAATTTAAATATAAAATAATGCTACAATTAAAATTATCAGACTTCAAAATTATCCCTGACATGAGTTCAATTAAAAGGATTGATATGTCAGACGAAGAATATTTTTCTAAAAAGTATAGTAATTATATTAGTAATAGCAGACTTAAGTATATTAATCCAAATGAAGGTGGATCTATAGAGTTGTATAACAATTCTCCTAAAATTGAAACATCCAGTTTAAAAATTGGTAGTGCTGTACATGAACTATTGCTTCAACCTGATGATTTCGTACTTGTTCCTAAGATGGGTAGGCCTTCTGCAAAACTCGGTGATGTTGCAGATATGGTTTATAAATTGGAAAAAGATGGAATGGATAGGATTGATGCTATTAGAGAGGCTTGTACAAAAGTAGGATATTTTGTAAATCAAATTGATAGAAAAGTAAACTCTATAATTGAAAAATGTACACCTTATTGGGAAAAATTGGATGAACCAAGATGGAAAAAGGAAGGTATAGAAGAAATAATTCTGTCAGATAAAGATTACGACATTGTTGAAAGTTGTGTTAAATCTTGCACAGATAATAACCAAATAATGTCAAAACTTCATCCAATTGATGATTTTGGACAACCTGTAGAGTCATATAATGAAACCGCTTTCTTTGTAGATTTAATTGTTACATATAAAGATAAACAGTGTGCCAGACTTAAATTTAAAATGAAAGCAGATAATTACACAATAAATCGAGATTCTAAAACTCTAACACTAAATGATCTTAAAACTTCATCTAAGCCTACACCTTGGTTTATGAATGAAGAATATGGTTCACTTGTTCACTATCATTATTATCGTCAGCTTTATCTTTATAATTGGATACTTTGGTTATTTTATAGTAAAGAAGGTATAACTAAAGAAAATGGATGGAAGTCTGAATGTAATTTCCTTGTAGTTCATACTGGAGATAATTTCGATAGTAAATGTTGCAATCTAAATTCGTATTGGCTTAAAAAAGGAAAAATAGAAGCCGAATATTGTCTTAAAGAAATTGCAGCATATCAAATTTTCGGTTCAAATGAGGAAATTCAGTTTTTGTAAAATTTTTTAAATTTTATTTTGTTTTTAAAAAAATTATTTGTATCTTTGTATTGTTGATTCCGAAAGATACAAATAAATTGTTGACGGAATCAAAATCCCTTTAAAGGAGGTAGGGATGGTTAAAGAACTCCTATTGAACTAATGTTTTAAAAATTAATTGATTTATGAAGCGTTTTGAAATTAAGGCTTTCTCTATGGAGGAGGCAAAGGCTAAGGCCGCTGATCTTGGTATGACTGTTGTCCGTAATGTTACTATGTCTTGGAAGAATGCAGGTTCTCCAACTACTGACAAGTCCTTTAAGGAGTTTGCTATTGATTCTCTCCAGAAGAATCATCTTGCCAGTGCCGAGGGTGTTGGTCTTATGGTTGTTGTAGCAGGTGGTAGTGCTGACACCCGCGAGCGTCCGTATAAGTACACAAATAATGTGGTCGAGGGTCGCAAGAATATTGAGCGCGTTTACGAAGTCCGTCGTAAGGACAATGGTGCTGTTGTTCTCACCGCTTCCAAGAAGGATGAAGCTGAGAAGAAAGCAAAGAAGGCCATGGTTGATCTCAAGACTGATCTTGAGTGCGTTATCGTTTATCACGTCACTGAGGGTAAGGATCTCGCTTTCACCCTTGACTATGTTCCTTCTACTAACACCAAGGAAGGTACTTATATCGTCTTTGGTAACGAACGCCAGTTTTAATTAATCGGCTGATTAACAATGTAAAATAGGCCGGGTATCTTGTTGATGCCTGGCCTTATTTTTTTATCTATTATGCAGGTTAAATTACCGATATTACACCCATTTACGGCGGGATATGCTGTCGATCTTAATCGAACAATAGACGTAACAAAAATATTTAAAACAAGAGAAGAATCATCTGATAGAGGATATTGTGTATATATCTTCGAAAATCAAATGAAAATCGCTTGTTATTATGGTATGGGAAGATATTATGATTTAACTTCCCATAAAATGACAGAATGAAAAAAATCTAGACCATTTAATCATAGAAATGATAATTTAGCAAAAGCAATTGGCCCAGGATGAACTTGTAGAATATTCGCAATGGGTTTAACAAAGACTGAAGCACATATAATAGAGGCTCTTCTAATATTAAATGCAAAACAACCGTTATCTAAAATTGGTCAAGATTGAGATGGAGTTTCTCTCATAAATAAAAGACGTGAGAGAAAGTATGAAAGAATGATTAATGTTTATATAAATGGAAATTACACCGGAATTGCTGCTTAAAGGCAAACCTACAATTATAAAGGGAAAAGAATATCTTCCCACGGCTGATTATGTTCAGCCATTCTTTGACGAAATGTCAAAATTTACAGATAAGTTTATAGTAAATGTCCAGACGCCAGATCAAATTACATTAACTGATGGTGATGAGGATATGACTTATAATAGAGTCTGGATTCAGGCAGTAATGCCGGATAAATATTGTATTGATAATCACGATGAAGTATATAGTCTTTTATATGGATTGGATGTAAGAACCCCAGTATATAAAGTCTATAGAGGTTCTCTTAATCGTGCATGCACAAACCTATGCGTATTTAACCCAGACTGGCTTAAGGTTGAAGAACTTCAACCAGGAGAAAACTTTAAATATTCTATTCGAAATTTGATGGAACAAACGAATGATCTCGAAGTCAGATTAAAGAATATGAAAAACACATTCTTGGATAGAGATCCAGATTCAGTACATCGTGTACTTGGAGAGCAAATTGAAAAAGCAATGACACTAGAATGGAATAATAGTGGAGGTAAAGCAAAAATTTCTAGTGCAATGTGTGTAAAAGCTTTTCAAATGGTATATATGGATTCCAGATCTCCATATTATGTAAAAGATACAGAAGAATGTAGTGTATTTAACTATTATAATGCATTTACTCAAATCATTACTGATGATAATAAAGATATTATGGCAAAGTATGAAAAGACTTTACTTGTAGACTCTTTATTTAATCTATTGAAGTAATATGATAAATGTCATTAAACGTAACGGAAGTGTTGAACCGTTTGACTTTCAAAAAATTAAAAATGCTGTAAACAAAGCATTTAAAGCGGTTGAACAGACTGATGCTCCAGACAGTCTTATAAATTATCTGGAGACTCTTTGTTTCACATTTAAAGAAGATAAAACAGTTGAAGAGATTCAAGATTTTGTCGAAAAATCTTTAATGGAGCATAAATGGTATGATGTTGCTAGAGCATATATTGTTTACAGAGACAAACATACTGAAGAAAGAATTCTTCGTGAACACATCAAATATATGAAGGATTATCAATTAAATGGAGAGAATGCGGCAACATCAAGTGCAACAGATCCAAATGCAAATATGAATTTGAAGAATGTTGCAAATATGGAATCAGAAGTATATAAACCACAAAATCGTAAAACACAAAGGATTATGACATATGATTCCATTGAAAAATTATACGGAAAAGAATTGGCGGATCAATATTTAAAGGACTTAGAAAGTCATTTAATTTATACACATGATGAAGCGTCTACTCCTGTAATAAAAAATTATTGTGAGGCAGTTACACTTTATCCTTTGCTAAATGGAACTGGTACACTAGATGGAACAAGTACTAAAGCACCAAAACACTTAGATTCTTTCTGTGGACAACTTGTGAATGCTACATTTTTACTTGCATCACAATGTAAAGGTGCAGTAGCATTCGGAGAATTCTTTAATTTTTTCGATTATTATGCAGCTAAAGACTATGGTGAAGATTATGATTTAAAGAAAGATACATTTGTTGATAATCCAGAATTGTTTGATCATCCTGATACTATTGAGGATAAAATCAAACAACAGTTCCAACACGTTGTATTTAATTGAAATCAACCCGCAGGTAACAGAGGAGCTCAATCACCATTTACTAATATTTCTTATTACGATGAAAACTATTGGCATGCATTATTTGATGATTTTTATTTTCCTGATGGAACACAACCTAAATGGAGAAGAATAGATTATCTTCAAAGATTATTTATTCATTGATTCAATAATGCTAGAAGTGAAACATTGTTAACATTTCCTGTAGAAACAATGGCCTTGCTTACAAATGGAGAAGATGTCATTGATAAAGCATATAAGGATCTTACTACAGAAATGTATGCAGCCGGGCATAGTTTCTTTACATATCTTTCAGATAATCCTGATAGTTTAGCATCATGCTGTCGTTTACGTAATCAAATTAATGAGAATGTTTTCTCATTCACTAATGGTTTAACTGGAGTTCAGACTGGTTCATGTAATGTAATTACAATTAATCTTAATCGATTAACTCAAGATGCGTGTAGAGGACCCGAATTTGATTCTAGTATTCCTCCATATGTAAGAATTAAAAATCTATTAACAGAGGTAGTAGAAAGAGTTCACAAATATCATATTGCATATAAAACAATGTTATATGAATGAGAAGCAAATGGAATGTTTACAGCAAGTAAGGCTGGATATATAACAATGTCTAAACTCTATTCTACTGTTGGATTAAACGGAATTAATGAAGCAGCAGAATTTCTCGGACTTAAATGTTCATATAATGATGATTATAAGAAGTTCTGTCAATTAATAACTAGCACAATCTCTGAATTAAATCGTAAAAATTCTACAAGTAAATATCAATTTAATACAGAATTTGTTCCTGCTGAGAGTTTGTCGTCTAAGAACTATAACTGAGATAAAGAGGATGGTTATTGGGTTCCTTCTAACAGAAATCTCTACAACTCTTATTTTTATCTTGCTTCTGATCCAGATACCTCTATTCTTGATAGATTTAAACTACATGGACGTGAATTCACTGGTACTCTTGATGGAGGAGTTGGATTACATTGTAATCTTAGTGAACATCTTTCGCAAAAACAATATGAATATTTGATTGGTTATGCCATCAAAGTAGGGTGTTCTTATTTTACATTTAACATTCCAAATTGTCAATGTGATAAATGTGGACATATAGAAAAACATCATTTTGATATTTGTCCAAAATGTGGAAGTAAAGAAACTACAGACTGAACAAGAATTATTGGTTATTTGCGACCGGTACCAAAGTTTGATAAAGAACGATATAAAGAAGCGTTAACTAGGATTTATCATCCAGCAAATAATTTAAAATGTTAAAATATACTGATAGTTTGGTGACTTTTTCAGAAGTTCCTGATGAAGTTACGTTATGTATAGATATATCAAATTGTCCATACCATTGTCCAGGTTGTCACAGTAAAGAACTTTGAGAAGATATTGGAGAGTGATTGAGTGTGGGAAAATTAATAGATTTGGTAAATAAAAACGATGGTATTACTTGTATTTGTTTTATGGGTGGAGATTCTGACTTGGAAGAACTATATAATCTATTTAAATTTATACCAATGCTTTTTAAACATTTAAAAATAGCATGGTATACAGGAAGATCTTCCATACCAGAGGACGTTCCAGATTGTTTGAATTATATTAAAATTGGCCCATATAAAGAAGAATGTGGTCCAATTAATAAGAAAACTACAAATCAGAAATTCTATTGCAGAGACTCTGAAAATAAATTTCAAGATATTACCTATAAATTTTGGAAAAATGATTCAAATTCTTAGAAAAGAAGGCTGGGATTTAAATCCTAACGATAAAGTGGTTAATGCTATTTTGAAGCGTTGTGAAATAAACGGTGGAGAGTGTCCTTGTGTAAACCCAGGGAAAACAAGAGAAGATAGAATGTGTCCTTGCCTTGAGTATAGAGAGAGCGACACATGTCATTGTACATTATATGTAAAGAAAAATGTGGATACTGATAGTTAATTATATTGCTGGCAGTTGTGATTTAATTAATGCTAGCAATATTCCAGCATTAGAAGAACTTGATGGACAAGAAGAATTTATTTCTTCACTTGGATATGATATAGACCATATTGATTGGTATGTATTTGATAAAAAGCCATCATTTGAGGCATTTAGATATGATGAAGAAACCGATGATATTTATCCAGTATGGTGTTAATTGTTCTTAATTATGAACTTGGAGATGTTGATATTGTAAGAAGTGTCCCTGATGATATTGACGATTACTCTGATTTCGTATATAATGTATTAGGCTACAAAGAATCTGAAGTTTCTTGGATGCTTGTTGAAGATGATCTTGTTATTGCTAATTGGAGGTATGATAGATTTAGTAAAGATAAGATTTATGTTGATGAAAATGAAGTATAATGATTGATGTAAAAATTTACAATGCTGGAAGTAATGAACTTCCCAAATACGAAACAATTGGTTCTGCTGGAATGGACGTTAGAGCAAGTTTAGACCAAACTGTTATAATCAAACCTGGAAAATGTGCAATTATTCCAACTGGTTTGCATGTAGAAATTCCAGTAGGTTATGAGATTCAAGTACGCTCAAGAAGTGGACTTGCAGCTAAGAAACGAGTATTTGTGTTGAATTCTCCTGGTACAATAGATTCTGATTATAGAAATGGCATTGGTGTTATTCTTATGAATCTAGGAGATGAAGATTTTGCTGTTCTTCATGGAGATAGAATTGCTCAGTTAGTTATAAATCAAGTCCCTCAGATTAATTGGGTACCAGTTAATACATTAGATGAACTTTCTTCTACTGATAGAGGAATGGGAGGATTTGGTCACAGTGGAATAAAATAATGGCTAAAGCACAAGACACACTTATATGCAGAGACGCTAAGGGAAAAATTCGTAGAGTCGATATTTCCCTTAGTTGATCTGACGATTTACACGCATATGTAATTGAAAGATCAAGTGGCTTATTAGATGGTAAACAAGTTATAGCTCCAGTAATAGAGATTCACAGAGGTAAAGCTTCAAGAACTGTTACCGAACAAGGTATTTTACAATATAATAGTGAACTTAAAAAATATCTTGATAAAGGATATAAAAACATTAAAGACCTTGGTATAGAAGAACTCACTTTAGAGTCTGCAGAAAACGCACTTCCTATTGACAACACAGATCAAAATGGAGTAATTAAACCTCAACTATGTAAAGTTATGGATAGAGACAAGTCATCACAGACAGATAAGCAATGATTGGCAAGTTATAAACATGACGGTGTACGTTGTTTGTTGTTTATGCATGATGGTGAAGTTCATACTTCTTCTAGAGGTGGTCAAGATTATGATATTCCTGCAACATATATTCGAGAAGATCCATATGTTATTCAGATTCTTACAGAGAATCCTGGAATGATTCTAGATGGTGAAATATATCGACATTTCTGAAATCTTCAAACAATTAGTGGACTATGCAGACGTGAAGAACTTGTAGATGCGCATAAAGAACTTGTATTTCATTGTTATGATATCGTTGATACACAAACTCCATTTAAGCTCAGAGCGAAAAAACTTGGAGAACTTGCAAAAGATAGACCATCTGACTCCAGAATTGTATTCGTGGAACATAGACCTGTGAAAGGATTGGACCAAATCATGCAAATGCATGATGAAGCCATCTCTAAAGGATATGAAGGATTAGTTGTAAGAGATCCAGAAAAAGAGTATAAACCTGGAGCAAGAGACAATCGAATGATGAAAATAAAAATCTTTAATGATGCAGAATTTAAGATAGTTGGACTTGCAGAAGGTTTACGTGATGAAGACATGTGTTTTGTAATGGAGATGCCAGATGGTACTCAATTTAAAGCAAAACCTATTGGTGATAGAGCACTAAAAGAATGATATAGAAACCATTTGGATGAAATAATTGGACAGATGGGAACTGTAAAATACTTTGGTATGACTAATACAGAGCATCCTGTTCCAAATCTCCCATCTTTTAGAAGTGTTCGTTGGGAGAAGGATTTAGATTAACTTTAAAATAAAACAATTATGAAATTTACTGAAGAAGACATTAAGAATTTTAAAAACGATCCATTTGTAAAAATGCTTATTCATTTTGCTGGACCGCAGGCTTTTGATGATGCAATTGCAGAAGCTGAAAAGGAAATCACTAAACAAGAGGATAAGAAGTCAGAGACTGAAGAATATGTAAATTCTATTATGAACGAGAAAGAGTTTTTGGCTCTTCTTAATGATTTGGAATTTGTTCGTACAGAAGAAGAAAAGTTGGAAGATCTTGGAGTGAATATTATAAATACTCCTATGATTCAAAAATTATGGAATATTGTTTATGATCTATTGGGTTATATCTTTAGTGATGAAATTGCAGAAAAGATTATAGACAACGTGTACAATCCTACGGTAGATAAACAAACTCTTTGGAAAAAAGCAAATGAATAACATTGAATTTATTTCGTATATAGATGAAGCTATTAAGCAGGAAATGCTTTTGGGGTTATCTAAAAATGAAAATAAATTAACCGGATTAAGAAACATTAAATCTGATTTTAACTACATCGCTTCTAAGAATAATAAATTGTCAGCAATAGATATTCTTAGAAGTATGTATAAAGAAAGAAGTGATAACGCAAGTCTTTATTTGTCGGAAGGTAGAAATGACTTGTGGATTCAGGAAAATACAGAATTGAATTTATTAAATAACTATCTTCCGCCAGAACCAAGTAAGACACAAGTTGTTGACTTTTTAAATAAACTTGATATACCTAAACAAAAATCTTCATTTAAAAAGTTTCAAGATGCATGTGTTGAAAAATTCGGACAAAAGATTGATTCTCAAATAATTTTAGACTTTATAAATGAAAATTAATTTAAGCGTATTTGAAATTATAATTCTGTATTTACATTTAAAGGAATATCTTGATGATAATTCTAGAAATGAAAATTCAGATGATATATTTCTAAAAAGTCAATATTTGACTCTAAAAAATATAGTCGAAAAATTAAAGTCAAAAATTTAAAATTTAAGGCCTCTTGTGCCGTGTGCTGAACTTTTTATAGGCACATGGTATAGGAGGTCATTTTATATAACAAAGTGTCTGAAAAGGCTTAATTTTAAAATTTATGAAACTTATAAAATCAAAAAATGCTAATATTAACTATTTAGCAAAAATCGTAGAAATAAATGAATTCCACCCTCATTCAGACCCAGAAGTAACTAAATTAAAATGTGCGTATGTTGATGGATATAATATTATTGTTGGTATTGATTCTAAACCCGGTAAATATGTATATTTTCCAACCAGCTCAACTATTAATCCTCAATTTCTTTCGTTCGCTAATCTCTATCGTCACGGACAACTCAATTCCAATCCAGAACAGACTGGAATGTTTGAAGATAATGGTAGGGTTAAAGCAATTAAATTAAGAGGTGTAATATCTGAAGGTTTTTTACTTCCAATTCAAATTTTATTGGATTGGGTTGTTGATTCTGTTAATCAAGAAATTCCAGATTCAGAATTAATAAATGGATTGGAGTTTGATAGTGTAGAGCACAACGGAAAACAATTTTGGGTAAATAAGAAATATATTGTTGAAAAAAGAATTTCTAATAATTCTCAATCTCGATATAACCGCAGACAAAAGAAGATAAAACGTTTTGATAGAATTATAGATACTCAATTTAGACTACATTACGATACAGTTCAATTAAGGAAGTGCCCAAACGCAATAGATCCAAATGATTTAATTTCAATTACGAGTAAATGGAATGGTACTTCTCATATTTCTGCATATGTGCTTACTAAAAAGCCAATTAATCTAATAAAACGTATTAGTAATTTTGTATCTGGTAAAGGGTTTAATCCTTATGAAGAAGTATACGATTATGTTTATTCTTCTAGAACAGTAATTAAAAATAAATATATTAATCAAAACGTAACATCTGGATTTTATGGAGTAGATGTTTGGGAACAAGCAGATAAATATTTAAAACCTTATCTAATTAAGGGTATGACTATTTATGCTGAAATTGTTGGATTTTTACCTAATGGTGGATGGATTCAGAAAAATTATGATTATGGATGCATTCCTCCAAAAGAGGGAGAAACATATACCCCAGAAAAACATTTTAAAGTAAGAGTTTATCGCATTACCCTAACGAATGTAGATGGACTAGTTCATGAGTTTTCACCAAGAGAAGTACAAGTATGGTGTGAAACTCATGGTTTGAAAGCAGTTCCTGAATTTTATTATGGATATGCAAAAAATTTATATCCTGATATAATTCAAGATGAAAATTGGTTTACTAATTTCTTAAATCGTCTTGCTGATGATAAGAAATTTTATATGGAATTAGATTCTCCTGATTGTAACAATTCTGTTCCGCATGAAGGAATAGTTATTAAGCAAGATAAAATGCGTTCCGAAGCCTGGAAACTAAAAACGTTTAGGCATTTAAATAAAGAACAAAAAGCATTGGACGCAGGAGAAATAGACATTGAAGATAATGCATAATGAAACAAATAAAAGATAGAATGATGTCTCTTTGTGATTTAGCACTTAGAGAATGGAGATGTACTAGTAAGATTGGGAATAAAATTACACTTAATAATAGTACACATTATCTACAAATAGATCCACATAAATTTGTTGGATTAGTTTATATTTCTATTGATGAAGATTCTAAAAATCTGTTTACAAATTCATATAAAGTAGATAAAGAAACCATGTCCCAACTTATAAACAAGATTCAAAGTAGAGATAGCGAAACTTTGGAAGAACTACTTAATACTTTTGGTGTATAATGGGATTACTTGAAAAATTAATTGAAGATCCTAAAGTCTTGTATATCTATGAAGTTGGATTACAAATATTCGGATTATTTAAAAATGTGGACAATAGAGAATTCATAGTCATTTGTGAAAACGACTATTGTCCACAAGATTTTTCAAATGTTGCAACATTTAAATTGGAGGCATTTGATGAAAATAATCATTTTCTCGGAGTGGAAATTAAAAACTGGTTTCCAATTGTAATGAATGGCTCAATGCTTGGTTGGGAATGTGCTTGTTTGCCAAAAAAATTTATTCATAAAGAATATGTAAAATTGTTACTACAAACAAATCCACTTCAACTTAGAAAAAGCTATGAATATGAAAACCAATTGTGTAGAAACAGATATAAAGAACTTCTTAAACAGGGAGCAATAATTTCTGCACAACAAGAATTGTTTAATTTATTTAAATTAGTAAAGTTTTCAAATCAAATCATAGAAAATCATAAGATTGTAAACTTTAAATGTCTTGCAGAAGATTATAGAAACATAGTCACTGCAAACGAATACGATTTAAATAAGTTTGACGATTACTTAAATGAGGAATTGACTATATTCAAAAAGTATACAGACGATCTTTTACGTAGAGACAAAATAAAAAAGATTATTCAAAATGGCTAAGATGATTATTCTTGCTGGACTTCCTGGAGCAGGTAAGTCAACACTTGCAAAAAAGATGGTTAAACAAGATCCAACGTATGTAAGAGTTAATTTGGATGATATTAGAAGTATGTTGGTAACAAGTGATTTTAATAAAGAAAAACTTGTTGAACAAATCGAACTTACATCAATAACTTATGCATTTAATCAAAAATATAATGTAATTGTTGATGATACAAATTTAAATCCTAAAAAGATTAATAAATTAAAAGCAATTGCTAAACAATATAATGCAGAGGTAGATTATAAATTAATTTCTACTGATGTTGAGGAATGTATTAGAAGAGATGCTTTGAGAGAACGTCCAGTTGGAGAAGATGTCATAAGACGTTTTTATGAAAAATACCATGAGAACTTATAATTTTTTCGTTCGTCTTGGAGAATGTGAATTTTTATTAGATGTGAATGCATTTAGTGAAGATGAAGCTTTGGATATTATCTCTAATGAGTATCCACAGCAAGATGGATGGCAATATATTTTAATTGGATAATATGCCAAAATTTACATTTATAATTTCAAAATATAACAATCATCACGAATTGTTAGATGATTTTAAAGAATGGATTAGTGCAAGAGATAAATTCGATGCACAAACACAAATAGAAAAAGCATATCCTTATAAAATGGGGTATGAATGTATATTAACTAAAATAGATGATTAATATGGCACCGTATGACGAACACAATATTTGGGTAAAATATAAACTGGTTCTTAATATATGTGATATTAAATTTGAATCAGATGTTCTAGAATATAGAGTAAATGCAAATGTAAAATTTCAAAGTAGTGAAGAGATGTTTGACTGGTTAAGATTGCAAATATTAGATTGTTTATGCTTTGATTTCTTTGGATTTGATATAGATGTTAATTTTTTAGAATATGATATTTCCTAGTATAAAATATCAGTTAGAACAACTCCTGAGAGATGGTCCTCAGGAGCTTGATTTGAGTGATTTTCCATTTGGCCAAGTAAGACAAGTACTAGAAGAATTTGGATATGATATATCAGATTTTGATGCAGATCCTGGTGCTGGATTTTATAGTGGAAGAATATACTTTGAATCTGGAAAAGATACTGGATTTCTCATCTGCGGAGATTTCTGGGATGGTACATGTAAAATAGTAAAGAATGAAATTAATTAATAGCTCTGTTGAAATAATTCCTCAATCTGAAGGATTAGATGGAATATATAAACAGATTGAAATTGCAGGAAGAACCTCTTACAAATCGGAAGATAGAATTACTGAAGATTCAGCAAAGAAATTTGTAGATATGCTCATCAGTAGAGGTCATACTGCACCACTCGAACATGGTACAATTTATCTTATTGCTAGAATTGGAACACCTTTGTCCGATCCAAACTACATTGAAGTATTTGATTTAATACAACGGTATAAGAAAAATCCATACTCTAGAGTTGTAGATCATGTATCTGCAGATGGATATACTTGGTATTATATTACAACTAACGCAAGAGTAATATATGAAAATGATTGGCAAGAGGATTTACAATATATTTCTTTGCCAAGTATTCATCATATAAAAAGAATAACAGTGAGATTTATTTGTAGTAGGTCTATAAGTCATGAACTAGTGCGTCATCGCGTATTTTCTTTTATGCAAGAATCTCAACGCTACATCGGATATAATAAAGGTAAATTTGGAAGTGAAATTACATATATTATTCCTTATTGGTTAAATTATAATCAGGGAGACGAAGACAAAATATACCTTGGATCAGATATTGCCGATGATCCATTAAAATTAAATTTTCTTCATGCTTTGGATCATTGTGAAGCGGCATATATGACTCTTATTGATTCTGGTTGCAAACCACAGGAAGCAAGAGAGGTTCTCCCTAATGCAACTAAAACAGAAGTTGTTATGACTGGGTTTGAAGATGATTGGAATGGCTTCTTCAAACTCAGATGTGATAAAGCAGCGCATCCAGACATGCAAAAACTTGCAAATGAACTAAAAGAAAAGTTATGGTTAACGATTTAGTAGATTTAACACTCAAAATAGCCAGAGAAAAAGTAGCATGTGATTATAATATACACGATGCAGAATCTTTCTTGTGTGATGCTTTAGGACTTCCAAAAGAGCCAAAGTTAATAGCAGATATCTTATTAGGCAACAAGTCACTTGTAATGAACTCTGATTTTGGAGGAGATGTTGAAGATGTACCGGATGAAAATAACACAATAGATATTACAGAGTGCTTGCGAGAAGAAGTTGATTACATTGAAAAACGATGGACTGATTTTAATATATATAACTTAAAAACAAGGATAAGATATATAACATTAGAATTTAGTGATGCTGTTAATTATTGTATTCACAATGAAGATCCATTTTACTATAACGATGATGTAAATTGTTACTTCCGAACATATAAAGATATTATAAATGATATTTCTATTCTTGAAAAAATAAATGACTGTTGGAACTATTTGTTTGGAGAAGATCTACAAGACATTTGTTATGTTCAAGGAATGTTAAATCATTATAAAGAAGAAATGTTAAACGATAACTTTGAATCTCCAGAAGAAAAAGCTTTATCAAAATATACAGATGCTTATAGAAGAATAGCTGAACTAGGTGAACTTCTTCCTACAAAGGAATATCATGATGCTGGATGGATTGCCCCGAATGGAGATTATTATGGGTTGGATGGAACTGCTGCTAACTTTCTGCATATTAATATATCTAATCGTTTAATGGATCAGCAAATTGTTCCAGAATCAAATAATCCAGATGAATGGATGGAAAAGAATAAATGGATTAAACAGCACGGAGATAAAATATTTACTCCAGATTCAGAACATAATGAAAAAACAATAACTCCTTTACAATTAGAGACAATAATTAAAATTATTGGTAACAGATATACTACTGTAGAATTTCCATATCAAGATAAATACATTAGTATTGATGAACTAAAACATATGAATATATGGGATCTACATTACAAACTAATATCATAGCAGTTGGTGGTTTAAAGAATAGTGGCAAAACTGAAGCTGCTGCAATGTTTGAATATCTTTTAAATACTCCTAAACCTTTTAGAACTTATTGGTGATATAAAAGAAAAATAAGGTTTAGCAAGAAGTGGAAAATCACTTCATTTGCTAAACCTTTAAAAGAAGTCCTTGCTATCATATTAAAAGTTAGACCAGAAACTTTTGAAAGCAGAAACTTCAAAGAAAATTGTTATGTACAATTAGATACATTACAAGAACTTTACACAAACGGAATTGCTTTACCTGATAAAACATTAACTGATAATCAATTTAATAAATATATTAAATCTGGAGAACCAATCCCATCTGATTATTGGATATCTGTAAGACAATTAATGCAATATTGTGGAACCAATGTACTTAGAAAATTCTTAAGTGATAAACTTTGGATAAATTGTACTATAAATACAAGAGAAAAATTAATTATATCTGATTTACGGTTTAGAGTAGAATTAGAAGAAATCAAAAAACGTAAAGGTATTACAATATACATTGACCGTCCTGGAACACAGCCTGGAACACATTCTTCAGAAAGAGAAGTGATTGATCTCTTAAACGAAGATGCTTTTAATTATATAATTACCAATAATGGAGACTTAAAAGACTTATTTAATAAAATAAACAAATGTATACAGTACTTTGGATTATATTCATAGCATTAATTGCTGCAGGTATTTTTTACCTTGGAATGTTATGTTCTGTAAGTTTAATGATTTTTATTAATGCTACGATGCCAGATAAATGGGATAACCATGTAAAGATTTTATTACAAGAAACAAGAGATTGGGTAGATGCAGGAAATAAATTTTCTACATTTCCTATACAACGAGTTATAGAAATAATGAACGATGACAGCTAAAGAAGTTATTATAAACCTTATTGACAAAGGCTTAATAAGTGGTGAAGAAGCATTTGAATTAATGAATGCAATTAGTATTAAGAAGATAGAGTATGTTCCAGTAAGAGAACCGTACATTCAACCTTATACTAGTCCATGGATAACATGGAACACAAGTGATAGTAGTCATGATAATACTAATGAAAGCACGAAACATACAGACACTTGGAGTAGTAATCTAACATTTCCACCTTATAATATCACTACTACAAATAATTTACAAAATAAATAAAACAATTTGCCCCGGGCCGCTTTATGCGACTCGGGGCTTATTTTTTTATCTAACGTTATTAAACATACCAGTAAATTGTCTTGTAGCACCAAACGAATTCATAAATCCATAGATAGCAGAGTCATTGCCAGTTATAACGTTGTAAGCGTTTCTATAAAAAGATTGTAATGTTGCTATTGAAGGTGGTGTACCATTGCCAATAATGCCATTGATTACTTGATCAATTGGTCCATCTTGGGCAACGCCCATTAAAACAGTATAGGTTCATCTTGTTCACCAATCTTCAGACTTAATATCTTTAATCGTGTCCTCACCATACATAAGTCTAAGAAGCATTGCCATAATAAGCATCCCAAGATTATCTATAAGAGACATGTATAAATTAGCTCTATATACCTGATTTTTTCAGTTTTCAAGGAATTTATCATGATTAAATAAGATGTCTTTAGCCATTTCTACATCTGTAGCAATTTTTCCACCAGTTGGACTACCCATGAGTTCTACATATGGAACAACATTTGTCATATCAACTCCTTCTAATTCAGATTCTTTAAGAATTTGTCCAGCCCCATGTTCTTGAAAATCCTCCATTGTTGTAGATACCTTCCAATAAAGTTTTTCTCCATCATCAGATTTACGATGAATTTGTTTTGTTACATTAATGTGGCCAGTATCTCTAACATTTTGTAAGAATTGTTGAAGTGTATAAGTTTTAAATTGTAATACTATAGAACCAAGCAAGCTTTTTTGTAAAAGTGACTTAGTGTTTCTATCATAGTTACCATATAAGTGATCCGCGTAAACTCTTATACCGTTCGCTTCTTGAGGAGATAGTGCTTGTGGAAGTTCATCGCCATACTTTAAATTCATTCCATAACTTCTATTTCAGTCATTAAGTGCATTGATGTAATACTGTTCCTGTTCTTTAAATTGAAGTTTGATTTTATCATTCATTATTTCAGAATACCGATCTTTATACTTTCAGAAAACTTCATAGAATTTATCTTTGCTCATATCATATACAAGCTCATTATCTTCATTTAGATAATATGCGTCCCAAGAACCACGATGTTTAAGAACCGCTGTTAAAATTCCATTTCTATGAACAAAATCTGGAGAAGTAGATGTTCAGAAAAGAATGTCATCTGTTCAATTAGCAATATTGGCTCAATTAGATTTAGATGCGTTTGCTAAGTGTTCTTCAGAGGCATTAGCTAAACCATATATGAAATTTAATTGCATATATTTACTTCTAACATCTAAATTCTGCGGTGCTTTTTCAATAATATCAAACATCGCAGAGACGTAATCTGCCTGAGAGAATTGTCCTTTCATAATAGGATCTATTTCCTTATTGATACTAGTTCTAATAGCAGATGTCAACATTTCTCGTGTAAAAGAGACAGAATTAAAGGCTAGTGCAGTTGTAGATGTAATGGCTCTAAGTACACCTATTATATGATATAATGTTTGATTGGACGGTTCAATAATAAGTTTCCCAAAAACAGCGGATTTAATAAAATCATCTAACGCTTTTGTAATACCGGGAACCTCTGCGCCATTTACATTATTATTAAACGCAAGAATTGCACGCATTCCAGTAAACAATGGCATAAATTCCTCACTAACTCTTGCACGGAGAGCCGATGCCATAGTTTTTAAGAAAACTGTATCAAGACTTGTTTCAAAAGTATCTACAGAATATTTTCTTCCACTTTCTGTCTTTTCTCCACTAAGCTGTTCTGCTCGCACTGTTTGTGCTTCATCAGAAATATTTAAATAAGGGTCATAAACTTTATCCTTTCCTACATCATTGAATTGCTTTATTTCCCAGTTAGACATTGGGTGCCCATAAGCAAAATTCTTTACTTCACTAAATGTGTTCTGTGCTTTTAATTTAATAGCATCTCAAAGATTTCCGTTTAATGCCTGCTGTCTAAAACTTGCTTCTGTAAGAGGGACTTGATAATAAACACTACCTCTGCGAAGTGCTAAAGCTTCCCGTTCATTCTCATTTGGAATTCTAATTTCATTTATCTTTTCCAAAAACATTTGAACAAGAGCTTTAAGCTTTGGTTTGTTCTGAAGATATGGATTTTCTTCAGGTGGAATTAGACAAAAATCCTTTGTTATGTTATCATCTGCGTCTCTTTCAAAACACATCTTAAACATGTTTCTTTCATTTCCAAACAAACCGTCTCCTCCATTTTCTTTGTATACTTCTGCCATTAAATTCTGTCAAGGGAACACAATAGATTTAAACTCATCGCGAAGCTTTTGTTCATAAGTGGTTTCAATTTGATTAAAAATGCGAAGTGTTATAGATGGTGATTCAGCTGGAGAAGAAGAACGTGTACCAGAAAGGAATATTTTATTTGAAATATAGTCGCCAACATCATTTTCAACAGACATTATTCAACCTCTCACTGACATATATGCTTGCATCAAAAGTTTATACGCTTCAAACGCATCGGTATGTATACTTCAATCTTCTGTTTTTGTTACATTATATTCGGCAGCAAGGTTTCTCATATAACGAAGAATGTCTTCTGCACTATCGTCTGAAAATGCGCCAAGTCTATCCATGTGGCCTTTAAAGTGAACTTTATCCGTTAAAAATGTTTCAGCAATATCGTTTGCCTGATTCACATAAGACAAAGTAGAAGACAAAAGAGTACTGTCGCTAAGTGCTCTTAATTTTGTTTTAGAAGAATCTCCTCCATTTTTTATATTGTAAATGCTTACAAGCCTATTCCAGTTATTCAATAGCTTTCCATTGGCTTCAGATATTTCTTGTCCTCAACGTAAATTCAATGCTTTAATTGCTTGAACACGAACATTATTGAACAATGTCATATCATTCTGACTAATAAAAGCTAAAGCCTTCATAAGCATAAGATTACCTCTAAGAGATTGCATGACGTTTAAATCGTCCATTCCTGGATCAAGATCGTGTTTAAGATTGCCAAGAACGGTTGTATTCTTTGCTTTTCCTAATTCAATCTTTGCATAAAGATCTGTTTTATCAATCATTACGATTTCAGCAAGTCCGTTTCTCTTAAAGATAAATACACCATAATCCGCAAGTAAATTATCTTCATCAGAGACTAAATCTCAATGTTGCACTGCATATTTTTTAAACTTATTGACAATTCATTCCTGCTTTGATTTATCTTTTGTAATACCTCTAGCAACTTCCATTAGATCATCTGTAATAGATTGCCTAGACTTATTAGAATTTGCAATACGTCTAAAATCTTTAGCAAAATTACGAAGTTCACTAGAGAAAGCAGCATTCATTTTTGGAATATAGTTTTCTGTAACAAAAGTTTCCATTTCTTCTTTAGTATTAAAAGAAATCTCCTTATTTAATAAAGAATTACCTTCATCATAATTACTATCCAATTTTAGCCAGTATTTTCCATTACGTTCTTTTACAAGTTTATTCATAATGAAATCTTTGGTATATTGAACAGTTTGTGCTTTCGTATCAAGCTGTAAACCTGGATAAAGTTCTTCCATTAATTTAGAAAGATTTCTAATTACTTTAGAATCAGTTACTGTATGAACTGGAAAGTACCTCTCGCAAGCAATTGCATAAGGATTTGTTAAACTAAAAGTTCTAAAGTCCTCTTTTGTAATGGATAGGATATTTCCATCATCGTCGTATTCAATATAAGCAGGAATAATATTAATAGATTGAAAGTCAATACCTCATTGAGCAGCCATTGTAGCATAAGCCATCTGTTGTGCAGATATTTCATTATATTTTCAGTTAGACGATTCTGTACTTGGAGACCATCAATCTTGGGCTTTATGTGTAGATAATTTAACGTCAAACGTGTATAATTGTCCAGAAGCATCTTGTACAACAATGTCTAAGAATCCATTTACAGTGTTTGCCTTTTCCTTTCTTCCACTATGAAGAGATGCAACATTTAATGCAGCGGCAAAGTCTTTACTAAGAGATTTTGAAAATACCTCTACCTCTGTAAAAATTTTAGCATCGCTTCCATACTCACTAAAGATTTCTGACTTTATTTGTTTAATAGCATCATTGGCAATAGTACTTACACGTTGAATGGATTGGTCAGTCGTTAAGCCAACTTCTTTTAATTTGTCTTGAAAGTCTTTTCTACTTCTAAGAGCATCAACATCTTTTGTTGTATTGGTGAGGCCGTCTTGAACAAGAGCACCAAAAACCGTACCATCAATTGTAGTAAGTTTATGAATTTTTTCTCTTGCTTGTCATTTCTTTTCAGCTTCTACTTCAGAAAGCCCTTTGTTTTTCATACGATCCACAAAGTTCTTTCTTTGTACAGCAGGGTCAAAATCATTAACAGGCTTATTTGGATCATCAGCATTACCAACATACTTAAATAAAGTTGTTGTTCCCATTGTAATAATATTATCCATACCAGCACCGGTAAATAAGCCGGATCTGTCTTTGACTCTAGCATGTAGTCCTGCCATATCCGATTGAAATTTATCTCATTTTGCTTTTCTTTCATCAACAGGAGTAAGAGTTATTGCAAAAGTAGGACTTGCTTTACCAGATTTAAATCCAGACGCTTCTAATTGTTGACTAATAGCAGCTCTATTTTCAAATAACCAAGAATCGAAGGCTTCCTCCGAAGAGAAAGCCCTTTTTCGATCCTTAAGTTTTATTTTATCAGTTAGTGTTACTTCACAACCCATATATTATAAACAATCTTTACTTAATTCAATAAAGCCGCTTTTAATCAATAGATCCTTTAAATCGGCCATCTCTTGATTTTGATTTATTGTCATAGACAATAATGTAGAATCTACAGATAAAATCTGTGATGCAAACTTTTTAAGAACAGAACCTAATGTTGCATTGCCAAGCTCATTAAAATCTAAACTAAGAATATCATCGGAATTAAGTACATCAGCAAGTACTTGCTTTACATTTGCTTGAACCAATTGAGAACTAATTATTCTAGAATCACCCCAAACACTATTAAAGCGATTCTTGAATTCTCTAGCAAGTAATGTTACCAGGATTTCCTCTTTAATGTCAGACATATGCCTATTGCCATATTGCCCTGTTTTATCAAGAAGTTTTTGACGTAATTCTGCATCTTCTTTACTTCCAGATTTAACTTTGCCATCTAATCAGTTAGCGACTCAATCAAGAAGTTTATAATAGCTACTCCTAATCTTTTGGTCTTTGCTAAATTTCATAGCAGCTGCAATAAAGTGCATTATTTCATGCATGGGAGCATCAAGACTATTCTTACTGCCGTTTAAATAGATATTACCGTCTACTATAAACCCTGTTGCATCTTTCATAGCATCACGTTCGTTTTGTGTTCTATCTGCGAATTCCATATCCATTTCTTCTTCCGTTAGCACTTCAATTGGAATTTCCTTTCCATAAGTATCAGCTAATTCTTGCGTTAAAATATCAAACACAGTTTTAGAACTAGCTAAAACAGTATCCTCTGAATTAAATCCTTCCGCATATTTATTATGTGTGGTACCTTTTAAGTCATCAACAAGTTTTGTAGCAAAAGGTAAATCTAATATATAGTCAGAAACTTTAAATACATCTGCTTCAGGATTAATTCTAATTGGTTCTCCAGCTTCATTAACATCCTCAGTAATTTCCACTTGAGTAACAGCTTTCCCAGATTTACTTTCAGTAATTTCAAATCTAGTTCTAGCTCTAGCCGTTCCAGAAAGACGATACTTGAGATCATTTAGATTTGCAACAAAAACATCTTGGTTTATTGAACCATCTTCATTAAAGACCTTTATTCTTCCATTATCCAAATCACTAATGTATTTATAATAAATATAAGGCAGCGAACTTGTGTTTCCAGAGGAAATAAGATCTTCAAATAACCTTGTCATTGCATTTGCGCCAACACGATCTTTATTTACAAGTAAATTATAAATGAAGAAAAGGTTTCCGATTGTTCAGTTTCCGATATTATATTTTTCAGATGCGGATTCAGAATCAAGTGGCATATAAAGTAATTCATTAAATGCAGTGAGAATATCACTATATTTGTCTTTTGCTTTAGGAGAACTGTCAATATTAGCAATTGGTACATTTACTTTAAAGGAAACGATTGCTTTTCTTGTTTTCGCATCTGTAAATCTATCTCTAGTAAGATTTTTAATAAAAGCATTATCTTTAAATCTTGTATCCATTTGAAGTTTTGGAATGATGTACCAGTCCATTAGATGTTTAAATGTTGCAAGATTATGAATATTGCTCATATCAAAAGAACGTGTTGAACGTGCAACTAATAGCTCAGATTCGCCCGTAGTTGTTTTAGTTGGATCATAATACTGTTCACCAGCGGGAACCTCAAATCGCATATGATCAAGATGTCTAAAGAAATTATAAACAACAGAGTCTCTGACGTATTGACTTAAAATTCTAAATTCTTGATCATTTAAAACAAGTGTAGAACCCCGATTAATGCCACTATTTTCATCAATCTTAGAAACAGAATTAACAAAAGATTTAGCAATACTTCTTTCGAGTTTAATAGATGCAGAATGTTCGATTACTTTACGATTTACTAAAATATAGTTAAACATTTCTTTGAAATTTGCAGTAGCGTCTAATGCTCTAAGAATATTAATGCTAGATTTAACTTTATCATAATATTTTACATGTCTATCATGATAAGCCTTATCACTTAAAAATCTAAATAAGTCAAATTCTTCAGTAATTTCTCCATTACCGCGACTGATGTATGCTTGATTTATAAACTTAGCAATGTTTGCAGCAAACTTATATTCATCGAAATCTTTTGATTTTAAACCTTGATTAATACTACCAATAGAACCAAGAATCTTCATTTCTTGTGCGGCATAAATAATCTGAGAACCAAGTTTTTCAAAATCCAGTTTTGCTTTACGTTGACTTTCTTTATCTAGTGCATTCCATAATTCTGTTTTTGGAATAAAGTATTGAACTGTATAACGATATAGTCTTGTTAACTCATTAGCTCGAATAGGGCCGTTAAATCAGTAAGCTTGTCTCTGAGCGTTAGATTGAACAACTTCTGTTCAATCTTCTTCGTTCATGTCCATCATAGCTTCAATAGGATCATATTCTGCTTCAGGTTCCCATTGTTGATTATCATCGTTTACTATAGAACTTGTATTATTAGCATAATTCTGAATACCTTGTTGTAAGTTTTTCAGTAATGTCGATTTTAAATAATCTGCAAGTGTCACATTATTTAATGTTTGATGATCAATATCACTAAACATATCGAGTATAATTCTTGCAATTTCGTTCTTTCAGTTATTACTGCCCTTTTCAATAATCGTGTTAATTATTAAAGCAGAGTTTTTATTAGAATTAAGTAATAGATTTCTATCCTTTAGTGCTTCCAATAATTCTGTTTCTGTTTGTCCACTTCTTGTTAAGAATTCATCATAAATCAATTCTGGAAGACTACTTATTTTATTAGAAGAATCTTTAAATTTCAAGCCCTCTTCAAAAATGGCTTTTAAGAAACCTTTTTGTTTATGTTCTGTAGTTATTCCAAAATTATCAGTAAGGAACTTTTCAAATAAACCTTGACTAATATTCGGAAGAGATTTTTTATTTAGAACAAAGTCAAGAGCATTTTGCACTCTAAAACCAGAAGTATTTGGATCAAAAATATTACTTTGAGCGTATTTTGCAATAATTCTAAATGCATTATTGGTCATCATTTTTGCAATCTTTATGAAAGGTACACCTTGCGATAATAGTGTTGTATAAATATCTGCAAATTTAGATGTAGCATTAAGTTTGTCCAGAATAAGCTCTTTAGCGTTGTCAGTAGCACTGGATAACAATGCGCTTAATGAATCCGGCGCGTTAACTACAAAGTATTCGTAATCGCCTTTATCATTAATCTGTCAAACATTTCCGTTAGCTCTTTGATTCAAATCTTCTATTAATCTCACTAATTCTAATGTTCCATTATTAGCATATACTTCAAAACTACTATTTGCTGGAGTAGTTTCTATTTCAGTTGTATATGATACATACTTTAATGATTCTCTTAATTCTGGTGTACTATTTATTATGTCAAGAATTCCTGAGAAATTAATGTTAGCAAATGTATATAGATAAGGAACCTCTGTATCATCTAGCTTACCATTAAATGTCATTTCATTTAAGGCAGATACAATATTATTCATGAGATTAACATCTCTTGTTTTAATGTATTGTGCTAAATCATTTTCAATCTGTTTTGCTAGAGTGTTAAAGTATGTTGTTACCATAAAGTATGATTTAATACCGGTAGCAGTCATAGCAATAACTTCCTTACCAGACATATTCTGAATTTGCATGATAAAGATAGACATTGCGTTGTCCAAAGTCATTTCTTTTTCTTTAGAACCTAAAGCCGTATTAAGTTTGGATGCATCACGAGGTTCCTTCATAGCAATAGGAGTATAAGCATCCAACTGAGATGCAGGATTATTCATTACTCGTCTTGCAGAAGATAATACTTGATTACGAAGAGCGTGTTCTATTTCCGATTCTGATCTAAAAGAGTTTTCGTGTGTATTAACATCATCAACAATATTTTTAATTCTATCTCTAAAAGCATTACTTTGAGGAGCATATTGAATAGATACTGTTCTTCCCGGATTGTTTTGCATTAATCCGATTAAATATTGTAGAATATCAAAATCAGAACCACCGTTAATCATTATCTCGTCAATATCCTTTGTAACATCATATTGAACATCTGAACCTTCTCCAGTATAATTAAAGCGCATATAGCCATAGGTCGGTTTAGGAAGAGATAAGATATCATCTACATCATATTTGGATTGATAAATTAAATCTGACATAGCGTAAATGTTCCCAGAATCATCTACATCATAACCCATACAATAGGCCTTATCAATATCCAAATCGCTTCCTTGCAGTTTGAATATCATTTTAGGCACCCAAATATAGTTTGTATCAGTATCTGCGAAGTCTATTACTTCAATATTGGCAGTAGACTGCATAGCCTGAGAAGGGATACGCGTTTGAATATAATTAAGCTGTGTTAAGAAATTTCTATATAAGACATCAGCTTTACGACTTAACGCTTTGTTTCTAATTTTATGTTCGTTCTTATTTAATTCCTCATAAATTGTTTCAGACGGGTTGTTAGTAATTAAAACACCAGAATCTGTTGTAAAGTCTTCAATTAACTTATCATCTTTGAATTTAGAGGCATATTTATGCTTTATGGCATCGAGTCAGTTGGTTCCATTATACACATATAAAGAAGACGTAACAGATTCAGATGTTGCAATTCTATCAAAGACATCGTAGTCCGGAATCATTATAACAGGCATCAATTCTCCAGTTGTGTCATTCATATAAGTGAAGTAATTGAAATCTGTTACTTTTGCAAGACCTTTAAGTTTTGTATTATCTACTATTACCTGTCCTTTATATGATACAGCATTATCTGAAATAACAAAATCATCAGAAGGACAAAAGTGCTGCAAATTATCGCTTTGATCTCCAACTAAGACAAGCATGTTCTCGCCATTACTTAATTGGAACACTCCATCAAATCTAGAAGTTGGAATTTGTGTTTTTACTTTATCAATGCTTCCAGTTTTTTCTAACAATCTTTTATAGAAGAATTTAGAACCTTGTTCCTTGATATCTGCAAGTTTGTCACCCTTTCTAATTCCGAATTTAGCAAAGTTTCTACGACCAATGACAACTTGCATTACTTGATTCTTGTAATTCTTATCTACTTTGACTGTATTTGAAACAAAACCTTTTCCAAGAATAAGTTCACCTCTTTTGTTCAAATCATCATTAATCATTGACATTTGCATAGGAATATCTTTCTTTCCAATAGTTCTAAATATTTCTTGTGCTTTATGTACACAAAGCTTTTTAAGATTCCTTAAAATATTTGCGTTCAATACTGTAAAATCTGCTGTACTTGCTATCTGTGTACCATCAGGAGTTACTAAATCAGAATCAACTATTGTTGCATTAAGTACAGCAAGTTTTCTTTGTAAGAACGGAATGGATTCTAACGTCTTCTTTCCTTCAGCAACATCAATTAAGTCATTTAAATAGAACGAAGCACGAACAGCATCAATATCATATTCTGAGAATTCTCCGAGTTCAGAATTAAACCGAATATCACTTTGTGCAAGTTCTCTTGGCTTAATTGTTCAAATTGAAACTTCATATAAATTAGGATCTAATAGATTATGAACTAAATCTAAATCTTCAGCTGTTTGAATCTTTAGAACAGTTCCTTCTCCAGTAGAACCTTTTAATTTATAGACAATTGTATCTTCAAATTGAGCAGTTTTTTTATTTATAGGTACAATAAATGGATTGAGTTTTCCATTTATAATTTGTTGTGTAGAAGCTTGTTCCCAGGTAATTCCGTTTTGCTGTAATATTGGTCTAATTCTATCTCTTAGACCAACATAATCGGTAATTAATTCCTTTCCGTTTACTAAATAACGATAATGTTGCATAGTTTTATCGGCAGGAACCTGAACACCACCAAATCCAGCATATTTACGTTTAATACCTTTTTTATTAATTAAAGAAGTAACTGCAGCAACAAAAGAACCTCTAACACTTTCCGCAGAATAAGGAAGAATTATATTATCCAAACCTTTCTCTTTAAGAATTGCATTTTGTGCATTTCTGATAAAAGCTTGAGCAAGACCAATTTCTTCTTTTCTTCCGGAATCAAATGTATCAAGAAGAGCTTTACCAATAATGCGATAAATATCTGTATCATCGCTTTCTACAGCCGCTAAAATATCTCTCATAGCTTCTGCAGCAACTTGACCAATGTCAGAATAGATTTTATTTACCAATTCAATGTTAGTACCACTTTGTGTAAGAAGGGAAACCATCTGTGACATTTCCGTAACAGATGCAAAATCCATTTCGTGGTCAGCATCCATTTGAACACCTATTCCAGTAGCATTTAAATAATGATGATTAAGTGTTGTGTCATCGTCATTAAGTGTAGAATAATCATTGACATTAATGGCACCGGCTTTTGCAGAAGAATGATTTACAATATAGCCAATGAAATCCTCTTTCATATCATTAGTACAAATAATATTAGTAAGAATATCATGAACTCCTTCAGATGTAACCATATCTCCATTTTCATCTAACTCATATACAAATGCTCCGCCAAGAGCTTGGTCTAAATCATATAATGTATGAATTTCCTTTGTAGGTGTATTTCTTACAGCTTTGCCACCCTGGTAAATCTGTTCTCCTTTCTTATCAACAAGACTTCAAGCCGTTTCGAGTCCTTTATCTGTATTTCTAATTGCTTCAAGTTTCCAATACTGACCGGTATCTAAATCATATCGATAGATCGGTTTTGTTCTTGTAATTGGTTCATCGTTAATAACATATGTAGGTGCGTTTTCACGTATACTGTAATAAACATGCAGATTCTTTATTGCTTTAAATTTATCTGTAATATCAAAGGCACTTGTTCCTTTACGATACATTACTTCAGCAGAACCATCGCCTTGCGCCTTTTGACGCATATCAGCAGTGATTGTTGTCTCTGCTCATTTAAAGTGAACTTGTGTACCAGTTCTTGGATCAACTCATCCAGCAATAGTTTTTCTAACATCACCAACAGGAGAATCTACAAGAGATTTGTTAATCATTCTACCAAGGAAAGGAAGAACCCAACCAGAGCCATCTTGTGCTACTTGTCCTTCTGTATTACCTCTTAATGTGGAAAGTTTTGGTTCATCATCTTCAACAATAGAAAATCTAATCTTATTAGCTACGCCAAACTTTAAACCAGTTGCAAATTTACGTTTAATAGCACCACCATATGTAGTACGTTTAAACTCATTAGCGAGACGAGAGGCCATCATCTGTCCAATAATGGACTGATTGGCGTTTTCAAAATCGATAGAATCTGAGAATTTCGGAATATAACCTTCTGTTCCTCCAAACATTACATCGTTAAACTGACTTCCGAATAAAGAGTTTGCTAAAAAGAAACCCTCTAGCATTGGATTAAGTTGTACGGTTAAATCCGTTCTATGCTTAAAAGCATCGTTTTCAAAATCTGCTTGAGTTGGGAAAATTTCTGTTAATTTATCATTAGCATCTGTTTGAAATACTCTAAACAGACGCATTATCTTGGAGTGCGGATCAAACCAAATACGTTGCATATCTTTTGACAAAGTGCCAATATACTTTCTCAATTCTGGATGCGTTAGAACATCCATTGATACACCATACTCCTGTAGGTCAAATGCAAATTTAAGTTTTTCTTGTTTTAAGTAATTTTCAATCCCTTTAGGAGTATACGTTGTTGCTGCAAAATAAAGGGATTCATTACCTTGTAAATTACCATTCTTAAGCTGAATGACATCAAAATCTTCATTAAGCATTGTCCCTGCACTCTTAAAGACTGCACGAAGTAACTTAATTGGATCTTCAAATTGATTTAAATTAGAAAGAATTTTAGATACAGCCTTAAATCCGGTAAGAGAATCAAAATTAGAATAATTGTTTACATTCGGAGAAACAATATCTTTTAATAAGACGCTCATTAGGTCACTCCCATTTCAAACTCTACCAGATTTATCAACAGCTTCTATTGAATCATAATCTGCATTTTGAACTGCATTTCTAAATCTAATATACTGGTTATATATTTGTGCTTTCGTCTTCTCTCCTCTAGTTCTTGCTATTTCATTTTGAACGGCTTCTACATATTTATATCTACCTTCTAGATCAGGTCTAACAAGTCTTCTAAAGACGTCAATCGCTTTGACTCTATCAGAATCAACCGTTAAATAAAGTTTAGTTAGATCAATTGCAGGAAGGAAATGCGTTTTCTTATCTGAATAAGTAATAGGTTGGATAAGAATTGTACCACTTAAAGCATCTGGATTATTTGCGTCAGGTTCTCTTACAAGATTCTGATAAAAGTCATTAAATATAGCAACAGATGCTACTTCAGATGCAGTAAGTTTATCAGAAGACTTTGTTATATTTCCAACTTTAATGTCAGAACGAACAATAATCTTCTTAAGTAAATCACGATGTTTTACAAATAAATTTTCTCCAAAAACACTGGATATTTCTTTAGTTGCCCATCAATTACTAAGTTCTTTAGAAACAGTATTTTCTAAAGTAATTCCACCAATAGATTTGCCTGTCCTATCTTTATTTGCCGCATCTGCAATTTCATCAATATTTGTAAAGATATCAAAAATTGCTGGTGCTAACTGATAAATAGGTAGATTATTTCCTTCACCATTCTTCAATACATTGAGATCATTAATACCATCAACAATACTTTGAAATTTGCCAGATTGTACAAATCTTTGTTGAAAGTGATAAGTATTAATTAATTCGGAATCTTCATTATAACTAAATACGGAAGCAAAGTCAGAACCTTCTTCTGCTGCAGCAAGCATTAATGCAATAGGATGAATAAATGTATTAAATAAAGTTGCAGTAACTGGAGCAGAGATTGACATTGCATCAAGGATATTCTGATAATCCGAAGGAATAAGAGTATCAAGAGTATCTTGTATTAATGAAATCATTACATCATCTCGTATTGCTTGATTATCTGGTGTCTTAATTGAGATACCATCTCCATCTTTAGTGACAGTAATGGTAAATCCATCTCCTCAACCCTTTGCGCCATCAAATTTAATTGATATAATACCATCTTTAGCAGATGTTACAATACCATGTTTTGTTTTTAGTTTTGCAAATAGTTCTGGCTTCCATTGATAAAACCATACTTTGTTTTGAAAAGTTTTCATAAGACTCATTGTCTTTATATTAACAAAAGAGTCTTCGAGGTATTGTCCGTTTATATCAAGTTGGCCATCTTCATAATTCTGACGATATGCCATATATGAATACTTTGCAGTAATAAAAAATTGATTTGCAAATGCTTGTTTAATACTAAGAGGAATCGCACTATTTTTGTTAAACACATGCTTCTTAATACCATAAAGAACTTCCTTCAAAGAATCATTAGGATTCGCGTGTGCAACATAAACATCAATTGCTTTTCCTAAATCAGCAGATAGTCCATTCTTTCTAATATCTCTATTAACGTCTTGAACATCTAACCATTGTCTATTTTCATGCATTCACTTCGCAAGTGTTGCCATCGCGATATTAAATGTAGTAAATCCAATAGGACGATTTATTTCATTTCCATTAGCATCAGCACATGTAAAATAGTCAGCAAGTAATCTAACCAAAGGAGATGTTGTTTTAGAAATATCAGAATCTTCTGAATCTGTCCAATTTTGTCTATACGTACCAGAAGGATCCCATCTATACATGTTTTTGCTTTGATAGTTTGTGTTCTCAAAAGCAGCATCCTTCTTAATAAAGGGAGCATAGTCCTTTAGGAGTTTATCAAATTGTTTTAATATAATATAATCGTCCCAAATAGCATCTGCACCTTCTATTGTAGACATTGATGCAAAATCAGAAAGAGTTCTACTAATAACAAGTGTTAGATTGTTATCACTTACAACCAATTCTGGCATATATGATTTACCAGTAAAATTCCAAAGTTTATTAAGTAATTCTACTTTATAATCATATAAAGCTTGATTTATAGAACTTGTTGTCGGTCTAAAGAAGCCTCCGGTCTTTTTATCAAATACCGTCTTAGAAATAACATCTTCAAAAAATCTTTTTGTCATATTACTAAGACGTACATAACCATTCTTTTTGTTGTAATAATAATCAGACAATTGATCAGGAGCAGTTTCCGAGTTTTTTGCTCCATTCATGTTAAAAGGGGTTTGAACCGGGGACGGTAAAATCCCCGGTTTCATATCCCAATTTTCATTAAATGTGCCACTCTCAATAGCTTCTTGTATAGCATCTGCCACAGAGCGTTCATATGTCTGATGTATACTTTCGAACACGTCTGAAAGTGCAATTGGATCGCCCTCCGCTAATTCAAGTTCAGCATATATGTTAAAATAATCATCTTTTGAATATTGTCTTAATACATCACACGCCATAATTTAGCATTTATTTTTATTGTTATTTGCTTTATAGTATTGTAATACAAGCCTTCTAGTGGCAGCATCTAATAATTTTAATTTCTCTATAATAGAATTTTTATTAATTGATGGATTAGCAATAGCATCTTTAACAGCCTGCATTGCATTTAATTTGATAGAAAGCTCATTTAATTCATTTTGAATTTCTACCTGAGCTTCCATTGTAATTCCGGCACTTAATTGTTCCTGAAGAGCATTGAATCTATTTTGTGCTGTATCAAATACACTATTAAATTCGGATTCAATAGCTTCAAATGCACTTTTAACCTCAGGTTTTAAAGGCACTACTCTATCTCCAGCAACTTTAAACGTTTCTTGTTGCGTCTTTCCATCTACCTTAAATTCCGCTGTAATTTCATTATCAAACGACCCTTCGCGTAAGAATTTAACATCAGAAATTTCTCCTGCAATAATACTCTTAAGATATTTGTAAATTGCTCTTCTAGATTTAACAGAAATACCTTCAATTTCTATATCGGATTGTTCTATTACATCAAGGTCTCCATTTTCTCAAATTCACTGTATAAGAGTGCTTTCATCAGATTCTAAATCTGCAAATTCAGCAATAGCTTCTTCGTTTGTCTTAGATATTACTTGTAAAATAGCTTCCGCCGGATTACTTCAATCAATTCCAGCATTTTCTGTGAGATCTACAATATCAGTAGCAGTAGCATCACCACTACCAATTTCATCACTATTGAATTTATCGTTACGAGAAACCCAAATAAAGGTAGATAAATCATCATCTGTATAAATGCCTAATCTATCATTATCATAGGCAAGAATTCTATACGATTTGTTTTCATCAACAGTATCATCAGTATAGCCTTGCATTCAAGAACCATTAATTACAGGGGACCTGGCAACTAACATTATTCCGTTTCCAACATCTGTCTTTCAGGATTGCGAAAAATCTGGTTTAGGGTTAAAGACTTTTGCAAAGTTATTAATAATTTCAGGATTTATGAAATTAATCACTCCAGCATATATAGCCGTAGGAGTTCGTGTAACAGAACTAATAGGAATTGTTGTAGTTGGATTAGATGGATCGTTACTTTCAACTAAAACCAAATCGGTTGGAGTATAGTACACATGAAAACTCGTTCCTACTTCATCCTGATGTTCTCCAAGATAAATACCACGGTTGATTGCCGCTTGTTTATCTTTTCTATTAAGTTTATTAGCCATCTCTTCAGATAAAGTAACATTCTTTATTCCAGAAGAAGTTTCAAAACTATAAGTGTTTTCGTTAACTCCAATTAAATATGCGTTAGAAAATTCTTGTCTTCCACTACCGTCTAATGCGATAGAAATTGTATTTCCAACAATTGTTATCTTTCCAGAAACGTCTTTAATAATGTTTTTATCAACGACTGATTTTACAGCAGGAATTGTTAGTAATGCATTTAATCCATCATTATTAAGTATATATGAAGTACCGTTAGAAAGAGTGATTGTATTGTTTCCAATATTTATTGATTCTATAGAACCTCCATCACCATCAGACGTTGTAAATTCAGAAATCCAATCAGAGTTTACTTTAGGTTTTCCATCTGTAAACTTAATTACCATTCCATTTAAGGTTGGAGGCATCACATCATCTATATTAAGCGTTGGGCCACTATCGTCGTTATTTAAAGAAAAAAAGTTTCCAATTTTGGCTTTCATTTGCTTACCGGTTTCACTTTCTGGATCAACTTTAGAGGTTGTACCAAGTACATATAAAGGGGCAATAATTTTGGTAACATCTGTATAAATATCTTGCCCGCTTAATGCCATTTTAGATTGAGCCCATCCTTCCAAACCACCTTCTCTTGGAGTAGCAGCAATATTACGATACATATTATTTTTAAATATTGTATCGTTTTGTAGGAATTCCGATAAAGCGTCTAGAACACCAGCTTCCATCTCAACAAGGCCTGTATCACCTTGAACCATCCAATGGTATATATCTGTTTCAAATGGAGAATAATATCCAACAATTTGTTCAGTTTCACTATCTGTATATAGATCAATTGGAAACACTATAACAGAACCATCTGACAAAGATGCGTCTAAATCAGATTCAACAGGGATTACAATATTTTTAATTTCATCTGCTGCAATGTTACTATTACTTATCTCAGAAAGAGTTTTAGTAATAGCTTGAACAAAATCAAATTGCGTTCCAGAGAAAAGAGTATTTATTTCTGCATTTGGATTACTTGCTACCGTTTGTCATGTAGGGTTATTACTATCCTGATATACGATATCATATCCCGTTTGGTTAGGTTTAGGAATAACCGAAAAGATGTAAGCATTACCTTCTGCATCTTTAAAATTAATGCCAAAACCCTTACGATGAATTCTTGTATCGTCATTGGATTTTTTGTCACCCAACCATTTAATGAAGTTCTGCCAGAACCGCATTCTAAAGTTTTCATTAACTCCTTCGGAATTTAAGAACCTAAATATAGCAGAACTAAGCCCATTAACAGCTTCTCTATTTAATACCTTGTACGAAGCAAGTGTTTTATAGTTTGCTGCAATATTAACTCGATCTTCAGCAGTTACCGCATTAAATTTATCAAGTATATGTTCTTCACTAAAGTAGCTATCTAATCAAGCACTATCTGAATTAGTAATATCTTCTTTGTGTCTTACCACTCTGTAAAGAATACTTACAGCTCTAAACCAATCTTGAATATTAGTTATTTGCTGAATGCCAATCATTGCAGTTTCTTGAGCAAGATTTTTGGTATCATATTCTTTATTTGTAGCAGACGTGGGCTTTCCGTTTTTCCAATTTATATTAAAAACAGCATCCCCATCTTCAAATCTAGAAGACGCTGTAGAAACAGCAAGCATCGACTTACCAGAGTTTCCTTGTAAATACCTAAATGCACCAGATGCTTTTCTACTAGCATCACTATCATCGCGATTCTTAAAGAAGTTCAAAGCCGCATTTTTAAGTTCGTCTGTATAAGTAACTACACCAACGTATTGGTTTCCGTTCTTATCGAGAACGATTCCGTCTATTTCGGATAATGCATCTACAACAGGAACAAAAACCTCACCAATTGTACTTACTGGAATGCTTCCGATTTCAATGTTAAACTCAAGATTTTCAAAGTAAGAATCATTTAATATAGAGTCAGTATAAGTAGAAATAGGAACTGCGATTTGTTGCCCACTTGTTTCAAATGTATAGAAAATGTGTCCGTTATTACATACAAAGAAGCCTCCATTTTCAAAACTTAAAGCAAGATCTGTACAGAAAGTATTTGCTGATAATCCGATTTTATTTAATTTATCTTTTAAATAATCGGTTGCAGATTGTATAAACTGAGAACGACCTCCAGCTGTTTTATTATTAAGAATTGCTCTAGCAATTATAGAAATAATACTTCTATAAGCCATCTTTGCATCAGTTCCAACGATCGTTTTTCCATTTGCTATTGAAAGAGGATGTGTTTCAAAGAAATCATTATCAAAATCTTTTAACTCTGATATAAATGTATCAAAATCAATATACCCATTCTTTCCTGCTTTCGAAGTTCTTGCCTCTAATAGCTTTTGATAATATGGGTGCCCAGATTTGCCTTCAAGTAATTTCTGAGTATAATAAGCATCACGTTCATTTTTGCTCTTTAGTTTTTCAGCGAGTTCTTCATCAATTTTTGCTGGGCCATTAAGTACCACTGTTGGTGTTACGCTTCCGGTTCCAGAACCTCCTGAACTAAATCCACTCGTACCACTCGAACCGCTAGGTGTCGGTGCAGAAGGAGCACTTGTGGTCTTTCTTGCGAAATCAGGAATGTCTTCCATAAGACTTTTACGCCAATCAGAATATTCTTTAAACAATTGAGCTCTTGTTTCAGGGTCTGATCCTAAAACAGGTTCTGATGCAGTATCGTCTGGATGAGTTCCTATATTTAAACTCTTAATAACACCTTTGTCGTCAACAATTGCACTTCCAATCTTAGCACGAGTCATCATTGTGTAAAAATCAGTAAGTGCGTCATAAGGATTCGTCTCATTGAAAGATTTATCTACAATAACGTAATCATATTCTCTACCTTGTACTTTCTTTGAATCAATAACAATTACAGAATCTCCAAAACTTGCAAGTTGATTTCTATAATTATTTGCTTTAGCTTCATCATCAACAACAATTGCCAATTGATGTTTCTTAGATGGATCTGTTTCGTTTTCAGCTAATTCTTTTACAAGAGTAAGCATTTTTTTCGAGAAATCCAAAACTTCTGAACTTCTTATTAAACGATCACCTGCAAGATTAGAATCAGCATAAATCAGACTTAATTCTGAAGCAGAACCTATTGTTTCACCAATAGCGGTTTTTACAGCATCGTTTAGTTTAGAAATTGGAATAGATGGATCAACAAAGAAATTCTTACTAACCTTTCTTAAAACGTCTTTAATGGCCTCTGTGTTTTTATATTTACCATTATTTTCAGAACGCATAGAAATGGTTAAAGAGGGGGTTCTATGATAAACAAGATCCTCAATGCCAGTTTGATCATAATCACCTTTCTTTGTTTTTATTTGAGCCTTGTTCTGAAGAACATCACCAGAACCAACAATAAAGAAGTTAAATCTATTTGCAAGCTCAAGCAAAAGCTCCATTTGAGGACGATTTACTAAACCAGATTCATCAATGTATAATATTCTAAGACCGTTTTTATCATTAAATAAAAAGTCTACGTTTTTTACATTACTGAGTTTATTATCCTTACCATCTATAATTTCACCCTCTTTGTTTCGCTTAAGCTGATAAGATGTTCCATTTGATTCATAGGCCGTATTAAAATCAAATATAACTTTACCATCCGCATCCTTAGATATTGTATCAATAATATCTTGTATAGTGGTTGGCTTAATATTATCATTACCTAATCGTAAAGCAGAATGAAGATTTTCTGCTGCAGAAAGAGTAATACTAGATGCTGTAGAAGACACACCATCGTAATATTTCTTTAAACATCTATCTAATAGATAATCAACACCTGTAGTTTTACCAGTTCCTCCAATACCGTCAATATTTAAGAATCGTTTAGCAACGCCACGACCTTTAACATAGTCCTTATTATGCTGAGAAATAGAATCTGGGAAATTAGATTGAATGTATACATGTAATGTATCAAATACATTGTTTCCATTCTTGAAGTCAACTATGTGAGCAAATGCTTCTCTTACGAGATATTCTTGACTAGATATTGGAATTAAATCTGGATTTTCACCAGTAATCGATTTCCAAAGAGAATCAAATTCCGCAGCATCAATACTAGCAAGTGTTAATAAATAAGTAACATTAGAATAAGGTGTTATTCCAATATTAGGATCATCGCTAAATACACCTGGATCTTGCCTATAAACATCTGTACCAAATTTACTGACTAAAGCTTCTATAAACTTAGGGACTTCTCCAGTACTCAGATATTTAGCAAGAATTGGCTTTAATTGTTTAGAAACTTCGGATTGGAATTGACGATATGCTTTATCCGCATCTTTAGATTTATCAAGTTTAAAATCAGAAAGATTAAATCCTGTATCTGCTCAAATCTTTTCAAAATCCAATTCAATCCCATCAAAATTAATTTTACCAATATTTTTTAAAGACTGAACGCGAAGTTTGTTCATGTTCAACATTGTATCTTGTTGAACTTTAGTTGTTTTAAGACGATTTTGTCTAGAAACTTCTAAAAGACGATTAATTCTATTTACAACATCAAGTAATTGATCATTATAAAGAGAAACTAAAGATTCATCTGTTATAGCCAATTGTTCGCCATCTCTACTAAGATTTATTTGTTCATTTGTTCCATCAACTGTACTATTGATAACCGCAGTAATCGCCCTCAAGAAAGATAGTGCTGTTTCGAGTTCTTTTTCAATAGTTTTACTTGTAATAGAATATTCTTCTGGACGAGCAAGCCTTTCCATATAAGCTTCCTGGTCTCTTAATAACTTTATAGTGTTATAAATCTTACCTCCAATGTAAATATCAAATTTTTCAAGAAGTTCTTCAATAGCATTGGCACGATTAGCACGTTCTATTTTTTGTTGTTGAACAGTAAAATCTACAAGGTTTGTTCCATCTGGAAATAGAACTTCATCAATAAAAGATTTTGCTTCAGATTCTGTTAATCCTGAATTTTCAGAAAGATATTTTATGGCGTTCTCATAAAGACTCTGCACATTATCGCTATTGCGAGCAATTGCATCAAGAATATCATTAAGTTTGCTCATTAAAATGGTTCTTTCTGAACCAACAGATAATAGTCTGTTTTTATCTTGAAGAATATTTTCAATTGCTTGTCCAAGTTGTTCGCCACTTTCTGCCAAGAATTGGTCTCGGTCTTCAGAATTAATATAGTCGCTAAAAACAGTTTCAGACGCTAGCTCTTCATCTGAAAGACTATCGAGAAAAGCATCTAATTCAGATGTGGAACTCACAAGATTATTAGATAATTGTCCAAGTCTATTGTTTAATCTTGCATTGACACTATCTGGTGTGTTGACTTTATTTTCATCTGCTATTCTCTTGGTATCTTTATCGATAATGCTTTTCATAATACCATTACGAATAAGTTTTGTATCCATAATGGCATTATCGTCTGTAAGAGACTGATTAAGAGCTTTTATAAAATTAAGTTTATCTTTAGTTGTATCATAACCTGCGATATCAGGGAAAACTTGATTTAGAGCACCTTCAAGAAGCATCATCTTTTGGTACACCGCCAATTGTTCTGGAAGTTTTGAATTATCAATTTGTTTAAAAGCTTCTGTTAAATCTGCAGCAACCCGTTTACCAACAGCATGTCCAATAGATTCAGAATATTTACCTAAAAATTCAGTAAAATAAGTAACTGGGTTTACAGCCTTCTTTGCAGCAAATTTTTTATTAATCGCCATTATATCTGGAGCAAATTTTTCAGAGAACTGAATGTGCATATCATAAATTTTGCGCATCTTATCCTTTTCAGATAAATTCAAATAAGCAGAATATTCATCTTGAATCTTTTTCTTAAGGTCGTCATCCGTTATAGATTCAAATTCAAATCCGTAAGTGTATTTAGTTCAGTTTTCGATGCCTGTTTTAGGAAAAACCTCTTGTAGATTCTTAAAAACTTCTACAGATGGATTTGGATTATCATAAAGATCAAGATAAGAACCATTTGCCATTACAGCTGCATATCCCATGTAATAACCATTACGTTCTCCATTAAGAATTTGATCTCAAGCTTTTTTCATATCAGAAAGCTCTTTTTCAAGAGTTTTAAGGTACTGATTATTTTTAAACAATTCATCTTCAATAGAACGATTGGCATCTGTAATGTTGTTGCGCTTACGAATATTATCTTTAACTTTCTTTATTTCTCCATCCTTTCTGAGTATGTCATAAGCAAGTTTATCTGCATCTTCCTTAACAGCATTTAAGAATCCCATTTCTTGAATAGTTAAAGCTTTTGCGGTATCCAAGTCCTCTAAGAAATGATAAAGTTTTACTTCTGGGTCTTCACCATCATCCCCGCGTTTTGCTTTAACAGATTCCCAAATTTTAGTAAATATTTCATTATCTGAAGTAAATAATCCATTATTAGCTAATGCACTATTTAATCTATCAAGATAGCTATTAATAACATTATAAACAAAAAGATTTTGATTATCTGATTCCGATCCTTCTCCAAATACAACAGTTTCCCTTTTACCATCAACAGATTTAATCGATTTTCCTTTAGATGAGAGATTCTTATTACCAAGTTTTCCTTTTCGATAAAGATTGTCTATACGTTCTCTAATTTCTTTATCATAGCCGTTTCTTTCATACCATGTAAGACGTTCTACTAAAGACTTTTCAAGCAAACTATCATAAGGGCCACCTTCTCAATGATTAAATCCTTCAAACACAGCACCACCAATAGCACCTCCTATAAAAGACGATACATAACGAAGCATTGCGTCTTGAAGAGAAAGTCCAAAATCAAGTTGTTTATCATCTTTTGTAACTTTTACTCCTAAAGAATCCAATCCGAGCGTAATTGCTTTAAATACATCAGTAAGTCCTTCTTCCATAGTTTCTTCTATGCCTTCATTCATGGCTCTAGAAAGATACATAGAAGCTCGCATTCCTACAGAAATTCCTGCCTTTTCACCTTCTTTAACTACAGCATTATCAAGTTGATGAATTGTTGGTCTTGCCGCTTTTGTAGATTCCATTCACTTTTTTCAAGTTGGGGCAACCTTTTCTTGAATGGCCTTATAAAGTTTAGTTCTTGCAAAACGTCTTTCTAATTCAGTCATCGGTTTGCTTGTAGATGCAGCAAATGTTTTAAAAGGTTCTATCGTTGTTTCTTTAACAAGTTGCTGCATGGTATCTCTAAGAGCAATATCTTCGTCTAATCAGGTGTTAGTAAAGAGCATATCCTTAAAGTAATTTATATTCATCAGTCCATACAAACCAGCCATATAGCCAAGAACAGCAACACCGGCAGTACGATCGTCAGCACCAGCTTCTTTAAACGTTTGATATGTATCGGTTGCAGAAGTAGCAGCCATATAACCAAGAGATAGTCTTTGTCCAATCTTAGAAGCTCCTAACATGTCCTTTGACTTTAAGAGCTTTTGCCCAACCTGTCCAATCATTCTTTGTTGAAATAACTGACCTGCTGAAGAGCTGATGATGTCTCCAAGGTTTTCCATACTAAGAAATTTGCCCATAGCCGCTCTTGATTGAGACGTTCTGAATCTATCAGTAACGTTTTCTAATCAAGTCATGTTTCGACCAAATTCATTGTCTGCGGTTCCCATTATAATGCCATCTAAACCTTTAGCAAGAACTGGTAATGTCTGACTTAGTGCAACAGATGCTCCAATCCAGCCCATTACCTCACCAACACCAGGAATAAAATAAGGAACTAATTGAAAAGCTGTTTTAGCAATAGTTCCACCAAGGCTCTTAGTGAGACCATCACTATCCATGAAGTCTATCTTATTTCAAGCAGAATCATCTCTAGTAATAGTATCCCAATAATGTAACGTTTCTTTACCATACGCTTCTTTATTTCCTATCTTTTCATAGAAAGGATCTCCATTTTTATCATATTTAAGATCGCCAGCTTTATGTAAAAGTATACCATTATCATCATATTGATCTTCATTTCATGTGCCAAGAGCCATAGCTGGCCTAAACAAACCTTTGAATAATCCACCTCTATCGTTTGGAGACCAATCTAAAATATTTCCATATTCATCTCTCGCTTTATTTGCTTGAGCTACTTCTCGAACATCAAACGTAGGAGTGCCAACTTCATATATATTACCAAGACCCATTGTTGTTCTTTGTGGATCTTTACTTCTATACATTATAGCGGAAGTATCCATTATATTGACATCTCCAAGAGAGAATATATCATATGGTGAAGACTCAATATCATCTAACAGTTTCTTAGTAAAATCTTCATTTTGATAGTCATTATATGAACGCTGAGCGCTCTCATAAAAGGCATGAAAGCGCTCTTCGTCAAATTTTCCATTTTTATCTGTAAATGTATTTATGACTTGCTTTTGAGATTTGTAATAATCTTCAGACTGTAATCCTGTATTATCTGGTGTAATACCATACCCATGTAATGCGTCTACAGACATTCCTTCGGGTGCGTTTAAATTGATAGCAACCCAATCATTTTTCTTACTACTAATCATTTCTAAACTGTCCTATTTGTGAGTTTGTAGTATAATTTGGATCATTTTCTTTAAGATATTGTAGCATTGCGTTTTCTTGAGCTCTTGCCGCAACTCTACCATAAAAATCGGTTTCTTGCGATTTAGAAACATATTCTCCAATTCCACTTAAGTTCATGGCATTAAATGCATTTTTCATAGGAATAAAAATATTCCCTCTCCAGAAATCATTTGCTTCTGATTTAGAAAAACCTTTAATTTCAACGTTTCCTTTCTTTGCTGGACGAAGGTTTCCAAATTTAACCATGTTATTATAAAAATCAGCAAGATGTTGTCCATCAGATTTATCCACCTTTTCCAATCACTTTTTATTTTCTTTGTTTAAATCAAGAGTATCATCTCCAGCATATCCACTAACAGTTAGAAATGCCATAGTATCTTTAAACGAAATAGTATTGGTCTTTTGATCATAATTCAATTCAAAAGGATTAATACCAAGCTTCCTTGCTTCCTCATTCAATTCTGTTTGAGAAATATATAAGTTGTTAGAAAGAATAGATTGAAGTTTATTAAATGCATCAAATTTATCAAAATCTGGCATAATATGCCCTCCACGATTTATATAAGGTAACATTACAGCAGTTAAATTACTACTATCATCAAATAAAATCGCTTCACGCTCTCAAGATTTAAGTAGTTTATTTCCAAATACAACATCATTTGGTTCTCCGGCAGCAAAAGCCCAACCCTCTTTCAAAAGATCAGCAAGACTCATTTTACCAACGGGTTTGTTGTCTCTATTAATAACTGCACCAAAAGAAAATGCAGGAGCAGTAAGTGCTGCCGTATCAGAAATTTTAGCGGCTCTTGGTGCAACTGAAACAATTGTTCTATCTCCACGAAGGTTACCAACCCGTTGAAGATAATTATTTTGAGTTAATTGATCTCCAGAATCAGAACTCCCGCCTTTTTTACCAGATTGTAATGGATCATATTCTGTAGCAGGCTTATCAAAGGTAGCTGAATAATCACGAGAAGTATGTTCAGATAATGCTTGAACAAGTAATTCAAATCTATCTTTACCATTAGGATCTCCACCTTCAGCTGCAGTTTTTGCTCTAAGCAACTGTTTCATGTTTTCAGGTAAAGAATTGTAAAGATAAGTTAAAGCCCTATTAACATCACGTAATTGCTCTTCTGATTTAACTTTATAAAATCCATCTGGTCCATTTTCCATCAAGAAGTGAAAACCACTTAATATTGCATCTTTATCTTTGGTTGCATATCCTTCAATAGTATCTTTTCCAAATGCTTTAATGATTTCTCTAAGATAATCTGTGATGGACTTCATTCCAACTGCATTTTGTAAATCATTTAAAGAAGAATTATCAAATGGTTGACTTTGTTCTCTATAAGAAAGTACATCCGAATTAGTTAGTGCCTGATATTTATCTGAATTTTCATAATATGTAGATGGATCAATTTTTGTAACTTCTCCTTTTTCTGTATCATAAACATACATTTGGCCTTTATCAGTTAAAGCCACTTCAGATCATGCGTACTGTTTAGTTAAGTTTTCATTAGCCTTATCGTATAATGCTTTATTAAACTTAACTTTATTTGCAAGAGACTGCACTTTAATTAAATCAGATATATCATAGTCATCATCATTTCCGCCAAATAAACTATAACTACTTAAATTTCTAGATTTATCTAGAAAACTATTTGCATATTGTAGAAATTGATCTACATCTGAAGGAATTCCATTCTCTTTTAATATATCTATAACTTCTTTCTTCATTGTTCCGGATATTTTCTCCGGAGTACTGCTAGTACTAGAACTAGCAGAAGTGGAAGTTGTCCCTTGTGCAGTTCCAGCTTGAGCAGGAAGATAAGGGGTGTACACGACACCCCCTACTTGATACTTCCTTTTAAGATACATGTATTGGTTTTATTGATAATAAAAGTTTAATTGTAGAATCATTCAATTTTTCTACAAGTTTTGTTGAATCTTTTGCATTTTGAATTAGCAATTCAGGATATGGATCTCTAGAATAAGTTACTTTAGAAGCTTTACCACCATTTGCCATCATCATTGCCCCAACACGTTTATCAATACTATTTTTTTGACTTTGAACAAAATTTTTAATTCAAGTCAATTCCATTTGAGCTTGTGGTTTAGATTGATCTTCTTGTGTAGGATATTTCTGAGTTCATTCATTCATTTTATTACGCTGAAGATTATCTAGAATCTGATAAGAGCCCTGTTGATCTTGTAAAGCATCAATAGTTTTCTTTGCTTGTAGTTTTCTATTTATCCAATCATTTCAGCTATATCTTAGACTATCACGACGTTTAGAGTCTTCTGCAATATTTGTATTCTTTTGAATTTGATCTGCTTGATTTTCTGCAACTCTATATTGTTTATTTTGATTAGCAATATCTGTACGTTTAAGAGCATTCTTATTAAGAAACTCTGCCAATCCTCCAATATATTTACCAAATTCTTGAGAATTTGCAAGATTTCCTTGTAATTCACTTTGTAATGCAGTTTGTAATTGCTGTTGTTGTTCTCCTCAATTTTCGGTAGGATCTGAAGTAACATTCTTATGGAATCGTTGTGAATTCGCCAAATTTTGATATGCATCACCAGCACCAGAATTGGTGTATCTTGGAGCATTTAACAAAAATTCGTCTATCTGAAGTCTGTCTCGGTTAAGTCAGTTATCTTCCTGTTCGTCACCAAGACGCTTTGCATCAAAATAGCCAATTGTATTTATTATAGGTGTAGGATCAAAACTATAAGATTTACCTTCTGGCGTACCTTCAAAACGAGTCTTAACATCCATTGCATTTTGTTGATCTCTTGTTTCAATTAAAGTCTTTATTGGATCACTTAGTTTACGTGAAGCATTTAAACGTACTTGGGGATCTAAAACTTCATTTAATTTTGTACTTGCCTTTGTACTTATTTGAGGTGATTCTACTCCTTTTCCGTCTCTAAAACGTTCTGCATTTACAACAGATTGTTTTGTCAGTAAATCTAGATAATCCTGATCTAATTCTGCACCATATAGAGCCTTTTTAATTTTTCCACCTTTTTTAAACATTGGCTGATTAATTCCAACTCAATAAGGATTATATGCAGTATATCTAGTTGAAACATAGGGAACAACTTGTGCAGGAGATTGTTCAGTATTATATTGTTTCATTCCACCAAATCCAATATGATCTTCTTCATATGGAGAATATATAATGCCAGATGTAGTAGGTACTATTCTAGGAAGACGCCTATATGTAGCAGGAATCGTTCTGGTTATTGTCCTAGTACGAGGTGTCATTACTACTGGAAGAGCTTTATCTGCTTCATTAATTATAATGCGTCTGTCTATAGGAATTGCAGGAACATTGTTGTTTGGAACATATATTCCATTTGGTCCTGCAGTTGTAACATTTGCTTGCGGCTCGCCTAAAACATCACGAACAGTCTTATATTGTGGTTCTCAATGTCCTTGTGGGACCATTTCAGTAACTGTCTCCGTAATTGTTTTTGAAGGATTTTTAACTCTACGTTGTCCATTAAGTATTGCAAGATAATCTTCTCTTGCTTGTTTTTTAGTAGGATCTTTACCAATTAGTTCTCAAGACCATTTTCCTTTCTTTTTCTTTGCATCCAATCCTTTTATTTTAAATACATCTTTACCAAATAAACCAAAACGTTTTCTAGTTTTTACAAATTCATCTAAATCATAATTATCAATGATTTGTTCTTTAGTAATTTCTGGTGTATTTGCAGGTCTACGTTTGTTCTGAATCCCAGCTAAAATCTCAGCTAGTTCTCCTTTATCTTTTGGATTTCCAGCTTGTATTGCATTAAATTCAGATTCAGATAATTGTATAGAGTTACCTTGTTTACCGTCTTTTAAATTAATGGTTGGATATTCAACTGAATTTTTACCTTTAACTGGTTTTTTAATTCCAGTTCTAGACATATGAACTGCTCCACCGAGAGCGTTTACTACATTTCTAACGTCACGAATGCTTCAACCTTCTCCATTTTGAATCTTTTTTCATGAATCAACTGCTGCATTACTAATACCATATACGGCAGCGGCTTTCATTATTTTATTTATTACTTTTCCAGATCGTTTGAGACTTCTAAGAACTTTAGCAGTCTTACCTAAACCACCGGCACCAATAAATGCTGTAGAATCCAATCCAATATTAAGTAAATAGTTTCCAAGATCTCCCATTTGAAAACCATCTCTCTTAACATCAGCTTTAAATCCTGCTGTAGATCCAGCAATACCAGCAATACCAGATAATGCCCCTGCACCTGGAACAAATGCGAGTCCTAAAGAAGCAGCGTCCCCAACTAAAGCACCAAGTTCTCACCAATCTTCCTTTTGCATTTTTTCGCCGTCACCAATATTTTTGAAATGTGCAGTATCTTTAATTGGTTTATCCGTTTTTATTTGAGTTACTGCAGCACCAACGTCATTTTTACTTCCAAGCATATCGCCCATTGCAGCTTTCTGTACTTTTCCTCCAGTTTTATGAAGTTGCGGTTTAGATACAACTCTTTCTTGACGTCTTATTGTTCTTGGTCTAGCAAACAATCGTTTTCTTTCAGATAATTTATCAGACTCTTTTGCTAATTGAGCCGCTTGTTCTTTAGTAAAACCAAACGATTCTCATTCTTTAGCAGTTACGGTACTATTTTCAACACCAGCGTTTCATGCACTAGCAATAGAACCTGCAATTAATCTAACAAATCTATCTCTCAACTCCGGATTATTTTGAAATACAGTCATAAATTGAGGATTTTGCGCTAATATATTAGACATTGATTTTGGAATTCTAACTGCGTTTCCTTCCATTCCCTCAACATAGTCGTTTAATTTAGATGATTCAAACAATCATTCAGCATTAGGATTATTAGGATTTATTCAAAATGCTGCTCCAGTAACTTTGCCGTCTTCGTCAACAGCGTCTCCAACAATATATCTACCATCAAATTCAGAGTTTCCAGAATCTGAAAAATAAAGTTCTCTACGATCAAATTTTGATGGTTTAACATCTTTCTTTCCTAATTTAACTAATCCTGGAACAGTTTCCATTTCTGGTGCACTTAAATCTCTATTGCCCCATTCGTCTGTTATTTGAAAATGAGGATTATAATAACCAAATTCATCAGCTAATTCTGGGTTCGCATCAACTCAACTAATCAGTTGCTGATTTCCATTTTTACCAGTTCAATTATACTCTCCAGTAACTGCGCGATAATAACGATTACCATTAGGATCAAGTCAATTGCTATAATATTTTCCATCAGGAGCATTTCATCCAACTTCATTTCCTCATAATTGCTCAATTAAGTCATTTGCAGCATTGTGTTGCATAGCAGCATTTAAGTCTCTAAATCCACCTTGTCTGCGTAATATTTTACTTAAATCTGACATTGGATCAGATGCATCAGATTGTTTATAGATTCTATTACCAAGCACAAAATGTCCATTTAGGAAATCTCATTGCCCAGTAGGATTATATTTTGCAGAATTTTGAAAAGCATCATTAAACCAATAATTACCATTTCCTCCAAATGCTCCATGAAATTCTTCCAGTGCATCATCATTTAAGTTAAAATATCCAGCATCATTTCATGTAAGATATGGGCTTCATTTATCATAGTCAAACCCTGCGTCAGTAAAACGTTTTTTATTTTTATTTGCTTCTGCATCTGTAGCAGCATTTGGATTTGCGCCTTCAACAATATTAAATGCAGCAAGAAGTTGTTTATCTTCTGGTCTTAATGTATTATTTTGAGCACGTTCTTCAATTTCCGCAATTCTCGCTTGCCATTGTTCTGGAGTAGCATAATTTCCATATATAGCTCGAATACCAGCAACTTTATCTGGTGTATACCAACTATCAAGAGAATAAGTCTTTTTAAAATCTTCTTCTGTCATTGGAAGACCCTTTGACCATTTCTCTAGACGTTGTTTAATTAAAGCGTTCTTAGCTGAATCTTTAGAATATGTTTTTGTTCCATCTTCATTGGTTATATAATCAAACCATGTTTCATTGCCAAAAATGTTATCTAATGCATCAGTTTGTGGATTGTTTCCACTTAAGCCATATCCAGCAAAACCAGATAAAAGCCGTAATGACTTTCTTCACTTATGTGCGTCATTATTAAATGTGGCATCTCAATTTTTTCTTCATTGGCTACGATTTGCATCATATTTAGATTCACCTTTCTCGTCAACTCCAGCTCACTGTCCATCCATTCCAGTAATGGTGTTTCCGACGGAATCATATACCACATTTGCACCACGTTGTAAGGCAGAGGTTAACCCTGCAAGTGGTGCAGCTGTATCTCCATAGCTAGATAAATATCCAGATAAATTCTGTATTAGTTCTGGGGTAACATCATATTTCTTTCCATCAATTGTAAGACTACCACCAGTTTGAAATTTTTTAACTTGACTCATGTAATTATTAATTAAAAACTCGGGACTGAGTGTCCCAATCCCGAGTCAAGTTTCTAAAATCTAAATGTTAGCGTACACGTCTAACAAGTTTACCACCTTTCTTAAATACCGGTTGACCTTGTTCTGCACTCATTGTTTGCTGAAGCATTTCCAAGAAAGCTTGAGCACCTTGTGCTAAAAGATTACAATCTTGAGTTTGTAAACCTTGTGCAAAAATTTGTGCAATCTGCATGAGAGGATCTTCACCACCACCCTGAGCACCAGCTTCAGGAGCCATTCCTTCTTCTACTGGAGCACCAGCTGCCATTGCATTAGGATCTTCGGCCACCATAGGACCACCAGCTTGAAATTTTCTAAACTTCATATAGTTAACTATTTTAAATTGTTTATATAAATATATCTCTTATTTTCCTATTAATCAATCGCAAATATAGTAAAATAAATTTACAAATCAAAATTTGATTAATAATAAAATACAGATTTTGTACTGTTATATATTTTTGTTAAATTTGCAAACAGAACGATTAGACAAAGAGTGTGAACGACCATATGGTACTACACTAACTACAATTATCTGAATCAGTTCTACATTTTAGTCCTCCCGTCTAACAAGATAGGAGGACTTTTTATTTATACGCTACTATTATTGTTTGTCGTTTCCAATAGCTATTAGTTTTGTAAAATTAAATACGACAGTACCCATATTATTGGGATTAATTTCTGCATTAATTCTAAAACGTATTTCGTTACTAAAAATAGCCACATTGACAGTGTAATAATCGCTACCTTTATGAACAACTACATTAGCTTCAGATGTATTAAACGTTTCAACGTCATTACATTTCCAAATTCTATAATCTCAATCACCAAGTGTAAATACAGACCTGGATTCGATTACTTTGGTTTCACCACTATTAACAATCCAATCTTCTGGATTAATGGTTATACTAAAATCAGGGACTATTTCATATTCATAAGGAAAATCACTTCCTCCTTTACCCTCAATTATTTTGTTATATATAACTTTTAAATCATTCATAATTATTCTGTATATTCTGCAGGTCTATTATCTTGTGCTTTAATTTCATTAAACACATATCTACCAAGTGATTTATAATCTTTGTCTAAATGTGAAAGATATGCACGTTTAGCCTTCTTAATAATTGTTTTAGTTGCTTTACGACTAAAAATTCTTTCTCCACCTTGGAGTGTTGCTTGAACCTGTCCATCTGAACCATAGATGTACAGGTTTTTTACTTTTATTTCTGGATGCTCGTCTTCATCGGACTCTTCCTCTTCTACTTCAGCATCGGATTCTTTATATAATGCAAGATTTGTATAAGTCCCTTGTGTTACATCTTCAGAATCATTTATTTCTATAACTCAATAAATTGGTTCAGATTCTTCTATTATTAGTTCTTCCGATAATGGTTTTCCTTTATGAACAGATATAACAACTCCGTCTTTATTTACAAAAAGAATTTTTAATCCAATAGTAGTATCTTTCATCCAAAAAGATAGATGTTCTTGTGGATTATCAGAATAATCAAATAATGCGCCTTCATCAGACTCCATATCTTCAACATTCTTTAATCCGGTTTCTTTTTGTTCTTCGGACAATAGATATAATAATTTATATGTTTTATTTCCGATTTTAACGTTTACTACATCTAAATTGGACTCAAATTGCCCACCTTCTCCAAAAGAGTTTATCTTTGGAATATCTACATTATTTGCTTGTAGATATTCAGATAACATTTCTCTTATGTCTTGCACAGAACCTTTATAAATAACAGGAGTTACATCAAATCCAGCCCAATCAGAAATATCCTTTATTAATCCTGGGTTACTGCCAAAATTAAATTGCACTTTTTCTATTGGTGTTGCAATTTGATCAAGAGTGGAATTTGCAGCAATTTCATTGATGTCGTTTTTATCCAATCCATCTCTTTTTATATTGGCTTCTGCAATTGCAGCAGTAGATCCAGCTTTATTTGATGGATTATTAGTTAAATCATATAAAATAGCCAAAGCTATATTTAAATTTGCTTTACTTGCCATCTTCCACCTCCTCTGTTATTTGTCCCATATTATCTTGCGTATTATCAATAATTTCTGTGCATAAAAGTTTTCCAGCCTCAATCATTGCTTCATCAGACCCATCTTTCATTAATTCTTCAATTTTCTGTGTTACTTCTAATCTAAGAATTAATTCAGAATGTTCTATTTCTGCAACTTGAGATAGTTCTCCCCCTTGTTCACCAGCCATTACAGGAATACCTTTTTTAGTAGCTTCTTCGAGATCTGGATTTATATCAGATAAATGATTTAATCTTGCATGTAAACTACCTTCTGGAAGAACATTTGTATCTATTCCAATAGTACCACCTTTTTGGAATTTTTCTACACTTTTCCTTTTTTCTAATATGTATCTTGCTGTATCTAAATCAATTAATTTCATTCCGTTTCTTCCAACAGCATTCATCATATAATTAGTTCCAGCATAACGATTTAAATTTTGTTGTGCTAAATCAACACCATAATTAGATGATTTTCTAAGTGCATTAGTATGTCCAATTTCATTCATTAAATCAACTTTTCTATTAGTATCATCAATGAACCTATTGATTTTATTTCTTCCAATTCCAAACAGAGTGCGTTTTCCAGATAATTTTCCTGCAGATTGTATGTCTGATGCAACACCAGTATATCCAGATTCGATTGCTTCACCTTCTTCACTAAGAGATTTAGATTCTTTGGTTTTTCCAGGAGAAAATGCAGCCATTAATAAACTATTACCAGGTAATGCGTTCATTGCATTATTTAAGAATGCTGCTCCACCAGATACTCCAGCATCTTTAGCTGCATCCTTATCAAGATCATCAATGTGAAAACCAGTAGCATCACCAATAGCATCCACAACTTTCGCAGCTGCACCAATTGCCATAGCAATAGGATTTCCAGAATTAATTGCCGCATCTGAAATACCATTACGCATTGCTAATGACTGTTCACTAACCGTATCATTCATTGATGACATTGCACTTCCAACTGCACCAATACCTTTTGCTGCATATTTTCCTGCTCCATTCATAAATGAAGAAAAATTACCACCTTGTGCAGTTTCACTTGCATCTATACCAGCAGGTTCTGAATCAGGCCTTTTAGCAAGCTGACCATTTAATCGAATCTGATCACTTAATTGTTTTTGTGCTGTTTTTTGTAAAAAACTTCTAGGATCAAGACCTGCAATCGGAGTTTTATTTCTTACACCAGCGGCACCATTTGCCGTGCTTCTTAATGGTTCTGTGTTAGGCATAACTTATATTTTCAAGTGTAGATATTGCATTAATGATTGCTAATTGATCTCCCTTATATTTAACTCTAATTTTAACTCATTTATCTCTTAACTTCGTAGAGACAAATTCATCTTTATTAGAGAATGTTTCAGCATCATAATCTTTTAATTTTTTATTAAATCTAAGTGGTTCAATATTTGTATATCAGCCATCCTCTTTATACTGAATATTTCCCAACCTTCTACCATATGTTTCAACATTTTTACAAGGTTGATTTACAATTAACGTATATTCATCTAATACCGGATCATATCCAATATCTGCATTATAGAACAATGGTGATAAATCAGGTTGAATATAATCGTCTTTAGAATAGTAATTTGTTTGATAATCATATGGAGTGTCTGTACCAATATTACCGTATATTTGTTTTGAGTTTCCATGATAGTCGTGATAAATTCTTGCTTTGTTAAACAAATAAGAATCACCAACAAATTCAAACTCTAATTCTTTAGGTTGCACATTATTTGAAATTATTACTAAATTTTCAAATATTTTGTGTATACCTTGTGGATCATTTACTACAAATTCTATTTCAAATGGATGTTGTTCTCCATATCAATTAGTGGGTTTGAAATTATAATCAATTCCAATTCTACCGTGTTTCCAAATACCAATTTCTGAAGTTTGATCTACAGATTTTATAAGAGGCAGTGTGTAAAAACGATTATTTATATTTCCAGAATGAAGTGGAATTCAATCATATCTCGTAATTCATAAATTTTGTCGTTCATTATAACAAAGATTCCAAACTTCATCTTCATGATAAAATGTAAACATTACATCGCCTTTATAATTATTATAATGGGTTTTTACATTTGTATATCCAAGATATTCTTGACGATTTAATTTTAAGTTTATACGGTCATTTAAAAACCGCTGTAATTTCATATCAGATAAGGTTTCTAATCCATTTTTATCTGTGTATCGTCATATTTTCTTAGCATCTGTATCAACTCCATAAATACCAATCGGCGTTCTTATAACAGAATCTGCTCACAAACTACCAAAATCTTGGGAAATTATAGATAATTGTTCTGGAAGTACACCGTGTCCATATATATGAATTGTTTGTTCTGTAGTGGTTTGCATTAATGCCTTTTCATTTACTGGAAGCATTGCTAAACCATGTTCAAAAACGCAGAACAAATGATTTCCTCAAGGAACTAATTTAATAATTGATCCAAATTGCTTAGTGTAATCTTGATAAGATAATCCTTGGAATGTTCTATATCCATTTGTAAAAGAATCAGTAACGTTTACATTTGAAAACATAACCCTATTAGAAAACTCATTCTTTTCATATGGAGTATTTTGATGTAAGATGTTTCTTCTTCTACTTACTGTTGCAGAATATCCATTATTTAATAATTCGGATTCTGGTACTTTCATAGATGTTGCAGTAGACGCTCCGATTAAAGGATAAAAACTTCTTGAGTTCCCCATTAATGCCATTTCATCTGTATGGAATGTGTCTTCAGAACGTAATCCAAGATTGTAGTTAGATAGACATTTATATGTCAACCAGTGTCCTAATGAAACTGTATTTACATCAGACAAGTTAATTTTATTTCATTGTGTTTTATCGTCTCCATCTCCAGTATTGTCAAAACCTTTATAATTTTCTTTTCAAGAATCTGGAGAGACAATTTTATCTGCAACAGGAACATTAGGATCAATAAAATTTCTAATAATTCTAACTGTAACGGTATTAGAAAAACAGTCTCCACGATAAATAGTATCTATTCCAAAATTGAGTTTTGTCTTATTTGTAATAACATAATATTCAGATGAATTATTACTTCTTGCAACAATTTCATTTGTATAATTAGAACTCAAATCATTAGAACGAATGCTGTATATTGTATTTGGAGTTAATTTGTCTTTTAATACTGTTGCAATATACGGACAATATAAGCCTCTAACAAAATTTAGTCTTTCCCCTTGAGATATTTTTGCATCTTCGTCTTTTACAGTATTGTTAACCGAACCAAAAGATCTAATATTTTCTGCACTACCTTGTTGTGTACTAAATCCAACGTTTTCAATTCATTTAAGCGGATTATTACTAGGAATATATGTTAATTTTGCTTTTACACTCGTTTTTTGTGGTGTTTCATATTCGTTAGATAAAAACATTAATCCATTCTGAATTAATTTACAAGCGTTACTCTTTACTAATTTAAATTCTGTTCCACATAAAGTAGATTGAGTTTCAGGATTTAACATAGCATCAACGCAAATTAACCCAGAAGAATTGTTTTGCATTTCTGTAACAGCTATTTTATTAAACAACTCTTTAGTACCAACTTGTTTTAAAACAATATTCCTAAAATAATTTGTTGTATCAAACACATGATCGTCTGGATTGACATAAACTAAATTTTTACTATCTACATAATCTTCTGCTTGTTCTCTAGCATTAGATTGTTTATCCTTTCAACTAGATGTAAAAACGCATTGATCATATCCATTTGAATCCATTGTGTATACCTTAAATCTTCATCAAGTACTTTTGATTGCTCAATTATTAGTGTATTTTTTACTTTCTCTAAAAAGATAGCATAGTTTTAAACTTTCTTCACTTGGAGTAAAAGCTTCTGTATTTTGAGAAAACTCTTTATATTGTAATGTGTTTTCTAATTGTTCTATATCTGATAAAAACCCTTGTGTAATAGACTCTCCTGAATCCAAAGTTAAAACGGGAATATAAGAATGTTTTGCAATATTTACACTAAATCCTTGGCATAAAGTTAACGGAATGCGTTTTTGTCTAACGATGAAATATCCAGATATACCCATTGAAGATAACTCTGTTTGTACATCTAAAGGAATATTAACTCAAAATGATATAGGATAAATATTACCAGTACGTAAAATATTTAAATCTGGAGTCTTAAACACACCAAAAATATTATCTTGTTTTGTTGTATTTTTTAAAAATACACCAGAATCATCCAAATTTGATACGTTTTCATCAATAACTTGCGTATGTGTTTCATCATTGTTATAATCTGAACCTTCATCATTAATTGATAATACACATCCTTTTAGATTGTATACATCGGTAGTTGTACCATCTTGATTGATATAAACTATACCAAGTCGATATAACTCGTCTGGTCAATATCCTAATTTATAATATATGTTTTGTGGATTGTAATATTCTCCACCATTATTACTTTCATATGTAGAACTATCAATATATCCAACAGTATCTGATTGAGATACACCTACATTAACTTGATAACTTAAATATTGTAATTTTGCACTGTTTGGTTGTTCAGAAGTAATATTTCCTAAAAACAACATATTTTGTTGTTGAGCCATAGCTTTAACAGAAGAAACGGTATGATATCCAATATTAAGTTCTTCTATTGATATAGGTTGTACAGATTCAACACCAGAAATAATTATTGTTTCTTCTGTAGAATCAAGTTTATATGGTTCTGTAAACGTTTTTGCTTCAACTAGTCTATAGCCTAATTGATCACAATACTCTCTAGTATAAGATAGATATATTCTAGAAAAATTAGTATCGCAATCATTTATTTTTAACGATATTAACTTATCGGTTAATTCGTCCTGTAAAGTGCCAGATATGGTATTTGGTTTTCCAACAGTACCTTTAAATACAGAAACTATCCCAGATTCACAAACAATGTCTGTTTTATTTCCGTCCTCATCTCCAAATTGTACATAAAATGTATAATTCCCACCTTTTAATTGTCCACCAGCAGCAACTTCATTTAAATCTACATTTGTAAAATTAGGCGTGTTGTTAATCAATCTACTTGTTCATTCTAGTTTAGATTCTTCATAATAATTAGTTTTTGTTCCTTGATTTCTTTTTATTCGCTTTCCCTGCCCATTTTTTAATACAGCAAAACCAGAATTAATTAGTCTTGGAACATTTTGATTATCTGTAAATATTAGATTAACAGAACCATCATATGAAGGTTGAACTTCTATAGAAACTGGATGCTTTCTATCATATCCAGATAAAGCAAGTGTTCTAAACTTTACTGAACTTTTAGATTTGATTAAATTTTTAAAAGGGCGATACTCTTGAATTAAATCAGTTGCAACCTCTTCCAATGCATCATCTGGAAGAGCTGGAAAAGAACCGATTTCAAATTCTCCAGAATTCTCGTTAATTGATATAATATATATAATGTCTCCGAACTCTGTAAGTCCAATAGGAAAAAATCCTTTTGATAGATTTATAGGTCCAATATTACCCATATCGTTCTGCAGAGAAAATTCGTTTCCATTATATGTAATAAAAGTTCCATTCAAATTATCTGTAAGAACTGTATTTGGAGTAATAACTGGATTTAAATCTTTATTTAATCCGTCGTTTCACGTATTTGTTGCTGTTTGTTTGCTCATAACTTACAGGTTCTATTGAATTGTCTTTATTTCTTTTTAATATATATTGTATATCTCTAGCCACATACTCCTTTTTATTCATTATGAATCCACAATCTTCAGGATATGCAATTTTAAAAAAATATTTTTTGGAATGATCAAGGATGGCTTCATCTAATATTTTATACATAAAAACATTATCAAGTTTAATTTTAGTTCTTCTTTTGCCAACCTTTTTCTTGAATTGAGATTGATAGTTTTTAAATTCATCTTCGTTCATTCCAAAATAATAATATCCGTCAAATTTAGTTTTATTACGATAGTATTTTATACGAAGTTTAATTTTTCATTTTAATCGTCAATACTTATAGAAAGATAGTTTGTTTTTAAACAATCTTCCAGTATACATTGTGTATTTTGGGTGTTTAAATAGTACATCACCACCATAAGCATTAACCATATAATAAGACAATAAGCCATGTTTAACAATTCTATCTATTTGTCCATATGTTAAACCTGGGAATCTCTCTTTTACTTTTTCGTAATATTTTTCACACGTAACTAACTCCATTAATAATAAATCTTTCCTTCGTTTATGTAGCTATAAAATTTATCTTTCAACTTGTTGTTTATGTAGATTGGTTTTTCTTTATCCCCACTTTTACAATTATATCTATAAAATATTTGATATCCTTTAAACATTGAATTTAAAAAATCAATTCCGGTGAATTTACCAGCAGAATATAACTTTTGAAAATCGTCTCCATCAAATACTTTTACATAAATACTTGCAGATCTATTACCTTTTAATGGTAAGCAAAAGGTTACATTATTTTCTATAATGTCCATTAAAACCAAATACATATAATAGAGAAAAACCTTACATACAAAATATGTAAGACCCTCTGATTTCCCTTCTCCTCTATAATAATCTCTTTTTATACCAAGTACTCTAAGATTCATTGTTTCAAATAAATCTTTAGGAGTAAAACAATATCCAGTTTTGTAATGCATTATAAAATTGGCTTTAGGCTTTTACCATAGGCTTTTCTATCCCATCTAACCTTAACATCAAGTATTCTATCCATATCATTTTGACTAAATTGTTCTGGAATTCTTGCAGAATTACACAATTGTAATCAATCGGCTTTAATTGTTTGGGCTAACTGAATTAGATTTCCATCTCTTTTGCGAATCCCTTCTTTGTACAAAGAAACATATGCAACATATGCAGCAACAGCTCTTAGTTCTTTATCATTTAACAAAGGTAGTCCTGTTTCATTATCTGCCAAAATACCATGATAGACAACCATCACGTGTTTGTAATTATGACTGAAGTACAACACACCATTACCTTCATCATATTTTACATACTTTCCTCTTGTTCAATAAGGATCTTCGTTTCTTTTTCAAAAATCAATATAGTTTTCAGTTCACAAAGAATCAACAAATCCTATATCAGATTGATTACTTGTCATTTGTGCATCATTAATTGGAACATGAACAGATTCGATTACATCTACATTACATGGTAAATCTAATTTGCCATCAACTACATTTCCGATATATCTATATAATCGAGTGTGCTTGTTTCCAATTAGCGATCAACCATTTAAAGCAATATCTTCAAATTCCGTTTCACTTAAAGTAATTCCATATAAGGAATCTGCCAATCCATAAGCAGCATTAAAATTATGTAAAGCCATTATCTAGGTGTTTGTGTATTAGGTAGGACCTGAGCATTAGCACCTCTATAATAACGTAATTTTTGCTCAGTTAATCTTCTTTTAATTTCATCTGATACGGAACCTAACTCCAAATAATTATGAGCGTCACAGCAGTTAAATTGTTCTAATTGTCTTGGATCTTTAAAAACACCTATAACTGAAATTATTTTAGCAAATGGTACATTAAATACCCAACCATCATACATTCCATTTTTATTTGGAGCTTTTTCTATATACACGTAAGGTTTGTCTGCACCATGTCTCTTATACTTTCTATATTTTAAAGCATCTGGACTATAGTATACATCGTATCTCTCACCTCTATCTGCACTTCCAATTCACTCTATTGCATCATATCCCAAATCATTTAATAAAACGGGAATTTCAAAATGCATTTCTGATTTACCAGAAGGAGTAATACAACATTTAGCGGGATCAGAACAATCCACTTTTACACAATTAATAGCTAACATTAAGTCATGGGGCTTTAATAGGCCTTTAAGATACCACTCTTTAATGATAGCTTCTCGCTTTTCTATGATTTCGTCTTCAAGTTGTTCTAGAGATAGATTAGGATTTGCATTCATATTGCTTAATCCTGCTTCTATATCATTTCAAATTGCAGACGCCATTTGACTTATTTCCATGACTTATATAAGTTAAAAAAGGCGAGCGAGAAAGCTCTCACTCGCCCAAACATACATTATTTATTGTAGTTCTATTTATTCACCGGATGGTGCAGTAGGAGTAATTCCAAGAGCAGTAAGAGCTGCTTCGAAATCACTAACAACATCACTCTTAACCCAATAAATGTGACGAGTGATAGCGTCTACTTTCTGACCAACACCAGAGATTCCGCCAAATCCAGGACGAGGGGAATCATAGGAGAAAGAATACATTGTGTAAAGAGCACCAGGAACGGGGGTCTCATCACCATTGAGATGAGCATAATGAGTATTGCCATAGGTAGGGAAACGATAGTTTTCAACAAGTTTCTCACCAGTTCCAAAAGGAATTACAGTAGGAGTTGTTTCATAACCATCCTCTACAAGCTCATACTTATCAAAAGTACATCCATCACAAGTTCCTTCTGTGAGTTTCTCTAGACGAGCACCAGTGAACTCAAGCCCGAACATTGTTGCAGTAAGAACTACATCTGTATTGTCTTTCTCTACGGTAACAAACTTGTTATTGTAAGGAATTGCAAGCTTAAGAGCTTCAATGAGTTCATCAGCAAAAGTAGCACCTGTCTTATGAGTAAAACCAACCATAATGGGTTTTCCAAAAGATGCCCAGTTAGGATATGCATATTCTGCAATAGCGGCTGGATCAAGAAGCTTTACGAACACAGTAAACTGTAGAACGTCACCAGCTTGAAGACTTGCAGGAGCAGTAACTGTAAGTGTAGCATACTCGCCATTATAGCCAGGAGTCTTAAAGATGACACCTTCGCCACGAGGGAAGATAAGGTCCTTACGATAGTCACCACCGCGCTCGATAACAAGATGTTTTACACCAATTGCAGCATCGTCATATGTGCCAAAACGTTTGCCATTAAAACTACCTTTGTTATCGTTAATAATAACTTCATGTGTGTAATTAAACATAATTTTCTAAATTTAAGAATTAAACTATTTTTTACTACTCTCTGTAGTTGGAATTCCACCAACAGTTTGATTAATTGCAAAATGACTTTGTAATCTTGGATCACTAGCATTTTCAAATAGTAATTTCATAAATATATTTACTATTTCATATGCAACAGCATCTGGGAATTCACAATTTAGAGTAGTATCTTCAACGCTTTGTACTTGTTCCCACGTAAGATTGATTTCTTTTGGTTTTCTAAGATAATCAACATAAACTGTAGTAGGACAATACAATTTATTTTTACCACATCGAATCTCCATAATTTTATGATCGTCTCCAACTTCACAAGGATTAGTGTAATCTGGTTCAACATATTCCGGAACATCACCACAATCCGGGGATTTTGTAGAATATAAGGTTGAAGCAGATTCACTTTCCATCGAATCCGTTATATAAAAATATGGTCTTTTATATGTTGGTTTTAAATAAGCGTTTTGTATAATTGCTGGATATTGATTTGCAGTTAATCTTCTGCACAAAGAAAATACTACGTTATTATCAGCATCGTCATCTGTTGGACATTTTTTACTATCATCATTTACACAACTCTTTTTCTTAAATAATGTAGTGCAGTTAAGAATGTGTAAATAATCAGATGGTAGTTGTACTGCATAATTTGCTTCTTCTGCTGGTTGTATAATTTTTGCCTGTTTAAACACAGGTAATTCTATACTTTTTTGTAGCCATCGCAAATCATCAGATGCTTGCTGATTTAAATCAAATCTAGCATAAGTTAAATTGATATATTGCATGATAGCCTTATTGATAAGATAATTATATTCTTCAATCAGCAATGTTGGAGCCTCTTGCTTATTCTGCTCAATTAAGGCTACATTATATAATCCAAGTTCTGTCATATAGGCTATCGTTATTTTCAAATTAATTATTTCTTAGATTTAGATGTTTCAGGTTCATCGGTTTGCTGAGTAAACTGAGGGAATGTTTCCTTTTTAATTGCTTCAAACACAGTCTTATTAGATGGTGTTTTAAAGAACATAATAACAGCATCATCTGTCATTCCCAGAATTGCATCACCATACATGTACACTCCATTCTTCTTATTAATGATTCGTCTATCTTTTGCTTCAATAAGAAGAAGTCTCAAAGCTGTATCTCCATTTGTATAAAGATCAATAATCTTATTTGGATTTTTCTCAGCTTCCTGATATAGATAATCTTCTACATCACTAGATGGAGCATATTTCATGTTCTTTCCAAGTAACTTACATTTAGTCAAACGACCATCAACAGAATCTTTTTCTACCATAGTCATTGCCTGAATGATAAGTTTCTTTCTATTTACACTTTTTTCTGATTCTTCACCAGGAACATCTACATATAGTTCTGCATTTCCATATTTTTTAGCATCACCATCAATTAGAAGAACACCATTTTCATCTCTTGCATTTCTTGCAGGAGCAAATAAATCATGATCTTTTATTGCCATCCAAGTATTGTATTGTAGCGGATCTGCAAGATTAAACGTTGTTCCATCAGTTACAATTATGTCCTTATCTTCTGGAATAAAATACGCACTATCTGGATTAGCACGTTCTGCATCAGACATAATCATTTCTGAACGTCCATCTGGGCCAATTCTAGTTGGTTTTACCCAAGGCCAATTTAGTCCATTTCTTTGCTTTGTTGGCTGAAAATGATATTCCTTTACTTTATAAACCGATCTAATTGTTATTACTTTATTTTCCATATTATTTCTCAATTATCTGAAACATCTTATCTAAAAACTAAAAAGCCCGCCCGTTAAGACGGGCTTTATATTCTCTTTCTATATTATCCTAGAAAAGCGGATTGTTTGTTTCCTCACCAATGAAGATTACACTACGGTAAGGATTGTAAAATGCGAGACCAGCATAACCCCAAACAATGATCTTGCTAGCTGCAACACGGCTAGAAACTTCGCCAGAGGAAAGACCATCCTTTCCACCAACACCAGTAATCCAGTTGTGAATGAACTGACCACCCTTGAAGGTAAGCATTTCCATAGCAGGCTTGTTAGAAATGCCATCAGCAGTAAGGTCAACCATAATACCATAGTTACGAGTAGGGAACTCAACGTCAAAGGTTCTTTCAACCTTGAAGAGGATAGAGTTACCAGCAAATTCATAAGAATGATAAGTTGCACCAAGTTCTACATAGCCATTAGCACCCTTAGAATAAAGAACTGCACCATCAGTCTTATGCTCAACGAGCCAACGATCAAGAACAGTATTGATTTCATTCCACATTCTAGTATTGCAAAGGAATAGATACTGGTTGCCAGTAGGCTTTACAGATTTTGCTACCATAGTAGCGAGAGCCTTCTGGAAGTATGCAACAGTAAGTTTGGAGAACACAAACTTAGTAGCAAAACGCTCAAGCTGTGCAATAAGACCATCAGAAGAAACAATAGGACGACCAGTTTCATCATCATAGATCTTAGGTTTTCCGTTTACATCAACATTGGATTTACCCCAAACCATAGCCATATCACGAGCTTCAATGAAGTTGTCAATAGCTTGCTGTTCAGCTTTCTTAAGTGTA